GACCCGTACCGCCCCCTATAGGCGCACCATACCTAATTTTTCTACTCCAACTCACTTTGCTTATCTTACAAATTGCTACCTACACACAGCCAAGATATGGCATCAACCATCAATAAAACTACTAAAGGAGAGTGCCACAACCATATGTCACAGGATAACTTTAGTATCAGTAAACCTCTGATAGGTACTGACTCATCATACGGAGCAGACAGAGATTATATAGATAAACAATTCAACAGTATACAACAGGGCACTGCCCCTACGTGCATTGTATGCACGAATACGGCAGGGTTTAAGTTAATACCTAAACTCACACATCTAAATACAGCGGAGATACAGGATAGAGGATATGTGTGTGAACACTGTCTTAAGCAACAGTATTTTAAACCAGAAGAGTATGGCATTAGACCCATACCTACACCCAACAACATTGGAGGTAGTCTACTATGACGAATAGAAAGAAGCTCACTATTGAAGAGCTATCCACAGAAATGCTAGAAACTAGACACCATAAGCTAGAGCGCCTAGTAAAGTGGGAACATGGGGATGAGGTTAATGAGATGCTGCTTACAGGGGTATCTCCTCATAAGGTATCTGACTGGTGTAAGGAGAGGGGCTTTAATATATCTCACCCAAAGCTATATGAATATAAAGAGATGCTACAGGAAGCCATCACAAAGCAGATTACAGTAGAGCGCATGCTAGGTATAGGGATGCCAAAGCGTAAACCTATAGTACTTAATACCATAGCTTTGCAAAATACTAAGCACATGGTAAAGAGTGAGCTAGAAGTACTAGACGGTATCATACAGATTGGTATGAACAGTTTATATACTTCTCCCACAGTTAAACTACAAGATGCTATGAAGGCTATAGAGCTAAAGCATAAATTAACTGGTGGTAATCATGGGGCACTCACTAGCTACGGTCTAGACCAACTGAGAGCAGTAGAGCAAGCTAAGTTCCAAGCTATTATAGAAGTGGTTATGAAATACTTACCAGAGGATAAACACTCTGAACTAGAGCAGGCAATACTAGATGCAGAGCGTGGCTACTATGAGAACTATGCACCAGAACTGCTAGAGGAATATGAGAAGACAGTAGACGAACAGTATGGAGATGACAAGGATACAATAGTAGTATCAGATAGCCAATTTTAAGGAGGTACTTACAGATGAATAGACCAACGGATGAACAGATAGCACATATGAATAGACGTATAGAGACTGAGGAAGCTAAGAAAGAGATGCATAAGGCTCTAGCCAAGCTAGAAGCAGATAGCATACAGAAGCTAGACAGACCTCAGCCACTAGGTAAGACACTTAATACGGATCTATATAAGTAGTACAGTTTAGAGTATGGTACAAGAATGACAAGCCATACTCTATTTTTATTTGTATTAGGAGGGATAACAATGAGTGCTATTAATGATATACAAAAGTCTATTAACCAGATTGGTATGGAAGGTGTAGTAAGGTATCTACCAAAGGGTATGAAACTCCACCCTTGTGACCTACATGGTACGTTCTTAGCTCACTATAAGGATGAGCTACCTACCTGCCCACTATGCATACAGCATAACCATGCAGCAGAGGGTACTACTGCTACAGAGGTAGAGCACTATATCAACATTAGAGACATGGTAGCCCCACCTCATAACCCACATTCGTAGGGTTTCTATGAGGGTTAGCTAGAAAATCAGTTCCAATAAGGGAAAAGAACTAGGGAAGAGATAGCGAAACCGCATCTCTTCCTTTTTTATTTTTTCTTTGGTGTCCTACGTAGGTTACATTAGTAGCTCATCAAATCCGTATAGGGTCAGCAAGTAGAGTAGGCTAGAGTAACAAAACGTCCTTGACTTCCTCGAACAGTCGTGACATAATTTGTTCAAGCGAGAGGGGCACTACAGCAGAGCACCTTCCGACTATCAGAGAATAAAGGAGACGATAATTATGGCATATCTAGTAAACGGTGAGGAAACAGTAGCAACAGTTAAGGAAGTAGGAGCAATCTTAGGAGTAAAGGTTACTAAGAAAGGTATCTTAGCTGGCGAGTACGAAGGCGTAGAGGTTATCGAGGATATAGTAGAGGAGTCTATAGAGGTAGCAGGTGCAGAGGGTATGGATGAAAATGATACCAAAGCAGTAGAGGAGCACCTAGAGGTTAAGGAAGCTATGGCTAAAGAGGAAGCTATCCAAGAGGAACAGGCAGTACTAAGCGAGCTAGAGGAAGAGCTACATACAGAAGAGGAAGTACCTGCTCCAGTAGAGGAAGAGGTAGTAGAAGAACCTACTGCTCCTGTAGTAGAAGAGCCTAAGGAAGAGGTAACAGACTGGAGAGCTATGGCTAAGAAACTAAAACAGCCAGAGCCTAAGGCTAAAGCTCCTAAGGTTAAGGAAGACCTAGCAGGTCAGGAGATTGAGTACCCTGAGGTAGGACACTTCGAATCTATCGACGATATTAAGAAGTTCTACAAACGCCTATCTATGGAGCAGATTAGTGAGTGGGCTGATATTGAAGGCTTAGAGTGGAAGCATAACGATAACCCTGGTATCAATCGTATGAGAGCGTGCATGGCTATCAGTAACCACCACTTCCCTAAGAAGTCTGGTAGCAAGAAGAAAGCTAAGTACGGTCACCTTACTACAGAAGAGCTACTAGAGATGGCTATCGATAACGATATCGAGGTAAGAGATGGTAAGGGTAACGAGAATATCCTACGCATGTACACTATCATGGCTCTAAAGCAAGCTGGTATCTTAGCATAGGTGTTGCTAGCATAGCCCCTACGGGGGCTGTAGCACTGGAACATTATATGTTACCTAGATAAAAGGAGTGGTATATATGAAATTATTGTGGACAATTACCTATACTAAAGATGGGTTACAGTTATTCTTAGAAGCCGAGAATAAGATAGAGGCTGTAAACATGATAGACTACCTTGTACATGAAGGTGTTAGTCTAGCCAGCATCACAGTATTCCCTCATTGCACTGGTCAGCCTGCTAGTGAGTTCTATGTAGAGGTTCCTGATTTAGAGCTAGGACAGTACTGTATTATGTTTACTGATGGTGACCCTATCATCGTAGATAGTGAAGGTGTACTGGTAGATAGTGATGACCCAGAGTGCCCTAACACTGTAGATGGTGTATGGAATAAGCTTCCTGGTATTGCTACAGAGTGGGCTAGTGTTAAGGAGCAGGTAGATGCAGGGGTAGACTTTGGTACTGGGTACTACAAGCTAGAGGTAGATAACCAAATCAGTGGTACTATCCAACGCATAGTAAGGGGGACTCTATAATGACTAAGGTACTTGTTAATAACACGCTTATACCTGCTGAAGTAATGGAAGAACTAGCCCTAAGGCTAACTATACAGGAGGCAGAGTGGCATAACATAGAGGGTGATATGTACCTAGCACCTGCTTCAATATCTAATGAGCATGCTACTACCATGTGGGCACACGCTGATCATATGAATGAGGTACCTGCCTTAGATGACCTACCACTCACTCTTGAGCAAGGTATTATCACACACGGTATTATGGTGTCAGTATATAAAGAACGCTATATAGACGTTACATTCTACCATGTACTGGTGGTGAGTAACTAATGCCACTAAACGTAGAGTACTTACGGAATGGACATAAGGGTAACAAGACGTACCAGTCTATGACTCGTATGAGGCAGTTTATAAAGGATATGGAACTCACTGATTACGCATTAGCCACCCTCAAGGGTAATAACCTATATGATAAGAGCGCATACAAGGTAATACAAAGAGGTAATGACTATAAGCATAGTAGTGAATATTAATACTAAGGGAGCGGATATAGATGGCTAAGAAAGAGATGTATACTAGAGAAGAAGTAATGACATGGGTAGTAGGCTTTGTACAGGAGCGTATACAAGAGATTAGACGTGGGGAGGATAGCTGTCCTATCTATATAGAGGAATGTAACACTATACTAGATGAGCTTAATGTACAAGACATGCTAACTAAGAATAGTGCTAAGCTGCTACAACAGTGCCTAGAGCACTACCATACTAAGTGGACAGAGTTCTATATGTCCCACTATGATGGGCTAGCCCTAATGAATCGTACTCATGATAGCCTATCCTACTACTATGAAGCATGGTACTACTTCTGTAGACCTGGTACCTATAACCTAGACTAATTCCGCCCCTCCTAGGGGCTATTTTTATGCCTAGACGTCTCTATGGAGGGTAGGTAGAAAACCGCTTCAAATAAAACACTCCCACTCTATAGGGTCAGCCCGTAACTAGTCTACCAGTAGCCAACGTCCTTGAGATTTTCTCCCCTCCGTGCGATAATTTTGTTACGGGGGCAGGGAACACCAGCAACCGACTACAACGAACTAGGAGGAAGATATTATGTCAATATCTAGTGTGGAAGTAAAGGAAGCCTACCCTGTAGAAGAGGGCGTAGTAAACATATTAAGACTAAGCTGTAGTAGTGAGGAGACAGATGGTGGATACCTAAAGCAGGTTATCCCTTATATCCTAGCTGGATATGAGCACGTAGTAGTAGACTGCTTACTGGATACTTGGATAGCTACTGAACCTCTAGAGCTTACTACGGGAGATAAGGCTGAGATAAAGCGTAGTATATCTCCAGGTACTTATGTTACTTTAGCGAACGGTACTAAGGTAGCAGTATATGACGCAGAGATAGAGTAGTATGTAGTCTGCTAGTGCTTACCCTAGGGTAAGCACTCTGGAGCTTACATAGAGCTACCTAGATAAAAGGAGTGGTACAATATGGGTACTAGATTAACGTCAGTAACAGTGTGTGTAGAAAGAACTATTAAGGTAGGTAAGGTGTGTCGTATCAATACTAGCTACGGTTACTTAGGGCTAGATAGTGGTGAGGTAGAGATTATGGAGATTGTACCTACATCTGAGCTACCTAAGTTTATAGACCTATACGCATGGGAGCAGTACCAAGACGACCCTAGTGATGTACAGAACTGGCAGTGGGTAGGGTTTCAGTATACAGACCCTAAGCAACGTGAGAGCGACCACTATGAGTACTTCCCAGTAGAAGAGTTTGCAGACCATATGAGTCAGCTATAGGTTGCTAGTATCTGCTCTAAAGAGCAGGTATTATGGAGTCCGTAGAAGACTACCTAGCTAAAAGGAGTGGTATATATGTTAAGTAAGAAAATGACACCAGTAGCGTATCTATATAGTGAGCGTGCTACAGCACAGGAGGTAGCAGAGTTTGTAAAGCGTGCTATGAGTATGGGGCTAACTAAGTTTGTAGAGGATGGGGAGCGCTTTAACCTATTGGCTCTACCTGAGACATACCCAGACGACTGGGTAGAAGACCTTATAAACGTAGTGATACCTACAGGAGCTATGCTACAAGAGGATGTATGGCAGGGTAAGGATATCTCTGGTAAGCGCCTGTATGAGGAGTATAGTGTATGGGAAGTTAATAAGGTAGAGCGTATGGGGGATGATAATAGAGCTATCATACGTAAGCAGAACGATAAAGATATCTACCTATTGTTCATAGACAACCCTTATGTCAGAAACCCTAGATAACCTAGCAGTAGGGAACGTCCTTGGGATTTTCCCTGCTCCGTGGTATAATTTCTTCAAGGAGCAGGGGTGCTTCTACTAGAGACTAGGAGGAGATAGTTATGTATAAATGTCAGTACTGTGAGGTATCCAGTCCTACCCTATCTTGGGATAGAGCTACTGCTGATGAGTTCTTAGGGGAAACGTATACGATGGATATGATATCCAGTATTACGAAGCAGGAGCCAGATACTATACACATATGTCCAAACTGTAAGGCTGATACTATTATTTAATAGAAGCTGGGGGCTACGACCCCTAGTATTACATATAAGGGAGAGGTTAATATGCATGAATTAGGTAACGCAGATGCACACATCACTATAGAGGTAAGCGCAGGTAGTCTATGGAATATTCACCCTACATTCGCTTATGGGTTACAGGTACTAGAGGAAGGTGAGGTATTTGTACAGGGTATCTCTAGATACAGAGAAGTACCTGCTCAGTTCCAACAGCTATTCACTGATATAGCATTCACTAACGAAAGAGATAGCGTATGGGTTCGCTATAACTATACTGATAGCCCGCAGTTCACCTACTACCTGCCTACTAAGGCATTCATAGGTTGCACTACTCACAAATAGGGATTGCTAGGTAGCCTTGTACGCAGGGCTACTCATGGAATACCTATACTCACAGATAAAAGGAGAGAGTTAATATGATAGACCTATATAACAGCCCTAGTAAGGCGGTACTGAATTGGGTAGCAGGAGAGGTGCGTAACAACCTTATAAAGACTAGTGAATGGCTAGTAAGCAAAGGTAAGGAGCCTCTACAGTGGTCGGATGAGGATATTGAATGCCTAGTAATGGACTTCCTAAATGGGGTACATGAGATGAATACAGTTAATATAGCTAGTAGATTCGAGATAGAGGAGAATTTACTATGAAGCAGGATACACTAAGAAATCTCATACAGGAAAAGGTAATAGCAGAGATAAATAAGCTCATAGAGAATGAATGGCTATACGCATCAGACTGCTCACAAGAGGATATAGATGTTATAGTAGCACTCACTCTAGAGGAGATAGCTGAGCATACCATACCCAAACGGGTAGGCTACCACCTCAATACTGGCTGGTATACAGAAGATGATAAGTACCTATGAGCTATATACACCCTATATACACAAACGTATATAGGGTTTTCTTATGCTCGTTTCTATGAGGGGTACCTACAAACTCACTTCCTATTAAAGCAATTCGGTTCGCTCATCAGAAACTCTTCCCACCATTCATCCCCTCCACCAACCTTTCTCCTACAAAAAGTTCTAACACTCACTTACTCGAATTTCTCCTGCTCCAATCTTTGAACCCTTTCACCTTTGAGAGAAATCGACTTACAGAACTGATATACAACTCACATAGGAGCAGAAAAGGACATAGAAAAACCCTAGTACCGTATGTACTAGGGTAACACACTTACTCAAACATATATACAGGGAAGCCCTTCTCACGCAGGTACTTACTCCAGTACTCTACACCGTCTACATCGGTTACCTGGAATCCTGGTACATGCTCATCTATATTCACACCCATAGGCTGAATCTCAGTAGCACTACCATATTGATTAGACCAGTATACTACTCGCCAATACCTAGCGTTGTGTATATTAGGCTCTATCTCAGCCAGATACTCACGTACCCATTCCATATCACTATCACGCATAGGTATCAACTCACCAGTTACATCGTAACCATTACTCATACTTACCACTCCTTTAGTCTAGGTAACCAATAGGTTCCATGATACCCCCTCCGTAGAGGGAGTACTAGCAACTTACTGAATCTTACCAGCTGCACGTAGTGCCATAATAGTACGCATTCTCATAATCTGCTCACTATCTGTAAACTCTACAGGTACGTCATTATCTAAGCACATTTGCATAAGAGTCTCCATAGTATAGTCTGCATATTTAGCTTTCTTCTTAGTAGATGGCTCCTTAGGATAGTGGAAGTATAGGATAGCCATACATACTCTCATTCTATGAATCTGTTCATTATCATTAGGTTTATACTCTAATCCTTCTACAGTACACCAATCCTCTAGTACCTCTACAGGAAGTTGCTTATAGAATTTTTGTAGCCATTTCTTATCGCTGAAGATACCTACCTCAGGATATCCGTTATTCTCAGTAATCCATTCCATAGCGTCTACTTTACCGTTGATGATATTCTCTTTTTTACTCATATCATATTCCTCCTAAGCCTCGGTGGGCTGGTCTAGTAGGAGTCGGTGTGACCCGCTCCCCTTGAATAAATTATATCACGGGTGGGGCAGATACTCAAGGACGTTTACTCATATAGGATGGACGGTAGCGCTAGCCCTGTTGGGCTTTCTATGAGGGTTAGCTAGAAACTCCTTTCAAATAAAGCAATCGGAGTTCGCTTATCAATTACTTTCTCCCCACCAATATACCCAACAACAACCCTTCGCTCATATATCTTTTGTATTAAATTTCTCTCTTCTCTCTCTTTCATATACAAATGATTCTGACTGATTTTGAAACGAAATTCGACACAGAACAACACACCAAACAGGATTTTTGAGCTACTAGTTTTGTACCCAAATTTCTCTCTGAAGCAGGTTTGAACCCGAAAGCCTTTGCACTCACAAAAGCCCCAAAACGGGCTAAAAGATGCCCTATACGCACAAACGCAAAAAAGGACACCTACTCACTGTAGGTGTCTATATACGCTTCTAATTGCTTGTCTACTGACGGGTGTGTCCACGTCATTGCAGTATACACTAGGTTACAGGCTAGGTAAAGGAGCGTACACGCTCCCGTTACCACTAGTACACGCTTAATCGTTCTTGCAGTCTTCAATACACTCACCTCCGTTACACTCGTCACAGATGTCCATAGGAGCATCATATGCAGGGTCATTAGGGTACATCTGGGTGAAAGGTTTATTACAGATATCGCACTTAGCAGTGCCTGGGAAGTACTGCTGACTCACAGTGCACCACCTCCTATACTCACTATACCTTTACGAGCGTATCGCATCATATAGTCCATATGCCTACGAGCACCCTCTTCACTCACTGGTCCAGTACTCTCTAGGGGTACTATACCACCCACTAACGAATCATTCACAGGCACGATAGATGCACAGAACTCATCCTCCTGTATATGGTCTAGGATAATAACCCAGATACTTTCTGTACCAGCGTACTCACGAGCGTCACTGCCTACCATACGGATATAATGCATCTCACTAGGGGAATTTTCCTCCAGTACAATCCACTCAGGGATATAAGTTTTAGTCTTCATACTTACCACTCCTTTTAACTAGGTAGCTTACAAGCTCCATGGGATACCCCCCGTAGGGGGTAGCCTAGCAACCATTAAGCTTTCTCGATATGACCTGCTGCACGTAGAGCCATGATAGTTCTCATACGCATGATTTGTTCGCTCTCAGTGTACTCTACTGCTACATCGTTGTCCAAGCACATCTGCATAAGCTGTTCCATAGTATAGTCTGCGTACTTAGCTTTCTTCTTAGCAGAAGGTTGTTTAGGGAAGTGTAGGTAAAGAATCGCCATACACATTCTCATACGGTTGATAGCCTCGCTATCCTCACAAGGTTTGAACTCTAGTCCTTCGATAGAAATCCATTCCCCTAATACAACATCATCCAGTTGCTTGTAGAACTTTTGTAAGTCTTTTTTATCCTCAAAGTGTCCTACCTCTGGGAAGCCTTTTTCCTCTACGAATTTCACTGCGTCTACCTTTTTAGTTTTAGCCATATTAATCAATCTCCTTTTATCTTATGATTTTTGTTGGTGGTGGGTGCTACCCTCTCTGGTGTAGTGCCCTCCTCCTCTTGAACTTATTTTATCACGGGTGGGGGTGAAAGTCAAGGACGTTTCGATAGGTAGAGTGGGGGTATATCCCTAGCCCTAGGCGTTTCTATGGGGGTTAGGTAGAAACTTGCTTCATATAAAGAAGAGCGAGGTATCGCTTCACCACCAGTTCCCCCACCACAACCCTTATCTTTAATATAAATATAATATAATGTTCTAATATTCTCTCTTTCTTATATATTTCCCTTTTAGTATACTAATAATACGATATATACATATTACACACTTAATATATACACAAAATACAATATACTAAAACACATACTCTCAATATACGAATAATACGATATATACGGACTATATCACAATAACACGATATCCTTGGGGCAGCATACTCTTAATATACGAATAATACGATATACACGGACTATTAATATCGAGCATTTGCGTGGCGCAGGACAGGGCTTATGCACTGCCTGATACAGCAGAGGCAGCACTATAGTGCCTAAGCGTTCCAGCAGTCCGTGGGGCAGCACTAGGACGCTAGGCGTCCCCAGAATCCTTGGGGCAGTCTTAGATAGTAATCGACGTTCGTATATCAGATACTCTCTTCACCACCAATTACCCCACCACCAACCTTTCGTACTAAATAGATATAATAACTGCTAATTCTCTATAAGGTTCATCTTTTACCTATGTTCATCTTCCTTCCTCTTTTTCTTTTTGTGCCTTCAACTCCTACAAATATCAACTGTACACATTTTGATACTGTATGTTTTCTCTCTGTTTCATCTATGGTCTCGTTTTCATCGTACGTAGTGTAGGCTTCCGCACTTAAATTTTTTATAAGAGTTTAAAGATATAAATACTTAAAAGAGACTTTAAATATACTCTTTTTTAAATTAAAAAATAAATACTTAAAAGCTTTAAATTACGTACGAAGTACGTAAAGAAAAAAGCTAGCGAGCCATAGGAACGTCCCACCTGCAAGAGACATGTTATAGGATGATGGAGCACCTTCTAACAGTTCTGTAGGAAGGAGAAGATTTGGGACTTGTTCCCTTCTTTTAGAGCAAAGGGGGTTGTGAGCATGGGAGTGTTCAGTAACGAATTAGTACAAAAATTGAGAAGCAAATACTTAGAAATCTGTAGCCATAAGGAGTTGTTGAAAGAGATAACTGGTGTATCAGAATTCAAAGAGGCTGAGAAGGCTATTAAATGGGAGCTAACTAAAGCTAAAGAGCAAATGGCTGAGTTAATGGATAAGGCTCTAAGAACTATGAAGCTAGCTGCTAATGTAGAGAGGTTGTGGGATGATTGGTACGTTGTACGTCATGTTAGACCTGGAGGTGAGACAGCTCTAGAGTTAAAGTGTCTAATACCAGGTGAAACCCTAAGACTTCGTAGAGATGGTAGGAATGATAGGGAGTTAACTAGAGCTGACTTGGATATGTATCTTCCAGCAATGGAGAATACCTTCAGTAAGCATTTGTGGCAAGATGAGGTAAAGCTAGAGGTTGCTAGACTGTACCCTATATATGCCATAGAGAAGCCTAAAGCTAAGGTAGTAGAGATGGTGAATACTGTTCCTGGGGTATTAGGGGTAGGAGACCAAGTAGTAACTAAGCCTGCTGTAGAAGAGGTAGAGATAGTAGAGCCTAAGCAAGATAATAGTGTAACAGTTCATGCTGGTGGTAGGTTCGTACAACGTAAGCTATTGCTACATGTTACATCATTAGAGAAGGCTCAAAAGCATTTCCTACAGAATGTAGCTGAAATCAAGCCAATGATTCTAGAAGCGTTCCATGCCCCTACTACAGAGCTATTGTTTGAAGATGAGGAAGGTATTGCGTACTACTTTGATGCTGATAACTTTGTTTACCTTTGGGGTAAAGCTGATGGTAGAATCATTACTTACTATGAAGAGGACTTTGGCTTTGCCAAGCATATCAACCGTAACATTGTAATACAACAGGTAGAAGAGTTGAAGAATGCCTTTGAGTATTACAAACAACTTCAGGTAGACAATGCTAATGAGCATGAGAGTGCTAAGTCATCCCTAGACTTGCTAGAAGATGAGGAAGCATTACTATTAGCTAAGTTAGAGGCTATCAAGGCTCATAAGAAAGAGATTACTGCATCTCTAGACCTATCAGACAAGACTCTTGCTAGTCATAAGAAAGAGTATGAAGCTGAACGTAACAAGCTATTCCGTAAATCTAAAACGAACTAGGAGGAGATATAATGTCAGGCTATCCATTAGAGAGTTGTAAGGATTGTATACATGAGAAGATGTGTAAGTTCATTGCGGTATTCAATGAGATGAAATCTAGTGGTGTACCAGTGGACTACGATGACCCAGAACTTTGTACCTTGTTTGAAGCTAGTGGTGGGGATGGTACTCCAACTGGAGACTTCCTATCAGGCTTGTTGAAGAACCATCCAGACGTACAGGTAATGTACATGGATGACTTCTTTAGTCAGAGTGCAAAGCAAGCTAGTGACAGTGCTGTCCGTAACCATCTCAACAAGACAGACCCAGACGTAGCTATTAAACAGATGAATGAACAACTGCTGAAGGCTATACGTGAGTATCAGGTGCAAGAGGGTGTAGACCCTGATAAGGTTAAGTTCAACCCAGAGACCCTAGAGATGGTGGGACTTGATACTCTATCTTATTATCAGGTACCAGGGTTTGGAAGCTTAGATACTGAGTATGATGATGACATGGAGCTAGGGATGTTCTGGTTGGGTCATACTGAAGAGGATGAAGAGGAAGAAGATTAATAGAATAGCTGGTATAACAGGCGTGTATCATTGATACACGTCTTTTTTGTATTTTTTCAAAGAAAGGAGGGATACCATGAAACGTCCAACACTGGTATCAAGCTTATCAGCGTCCTTCCGCAAAGCTACCTTACCTGAGAGTGTGGAGGAGTCTAAGCAAGAGCATAGAATGACAGTCAGAAACCTGATTGATACCTATTTCGAAGACTTGGCTCAAGGCAAGGTAGAAGGGATTAGGAACGCTAAAGAGTTAGCTGAGATTATTAAGCTAGACCTACTTCTTATGGGTGATGTGACTGAGCGTACTGAACAGCTTAGTGACCTAGATGAAGTTAAGATTAATAAGGTGGCTGAACTTATTGACCTTGAAGACCCTGCTATCAGTGGCTTACTTGCTGATATGATGAAGGAGCTTAACAAGGCTAATGACGATGCCGATATGTCGGTGGCTAAGAAGGGGGTGTAGACCCCCTTTATCTATTGAGGAGGGAGAAAGATGCAAATAACTAAAGCTCAACTGCAAGAGATGCTGATAAACAAGACGCCATCTCTATACGCATTAAGACATAGATTCATCAAGGGAAGCCCCCTTACATTCCATAGCACGAAGAATGCAATCAAACATAGACCTTGGCAAATAGACATCCTTAATGACCAGCATCCTGATAAGGTAGTACGTAAGTCTCGTCAGTTAGGTCTGTCAGAGATGGCTATCACAGAGTTTACATGGTTCTTGGATACACATCCAAATACTAAGGCTATGTACACGTTCCCACGTAAAGAGCAAATGGAGGATTTTAGTAATACTCGTATAACACCTATCTTCACTGAATCAGCTTACTTGAACAGTAGACTAGACCCTAAGATGAACAACGTTCGTCTTAAAAAGCTTACTAATCAGTCAGTGTTGTTCCTACGTTCAGCGTGGGGAAGCGCACTGGGTGAGGGTACCGATATTGATATGCTAGGTCTGGATGAGTATGACCGTATGAAAGATGGAGTAGAGTTAGCCTTCCGTGAGTCTATGAAGTCATCTGCATATGGTCTAATGAGACGTTGGAGTACTCCTACCATACCTGGTCGTGGGGTGGATTTACTATTCCAGAAGAGTGACCAACGCTTCTATCATCACAAGTGTGATAAGTGTGGGCATTGGCAATTCCTTACAGTAGAGGACAACATACTACAGGTCAAGGAGAATGGTATTGATATAGTAAGGGAACAGATACAGGATGGCACATTCATGTTCATCTGTAGTAAGTGCAAGCAAGCACTTAACCGTTGGCATCAAGGTGAGTATGTAGCAAAGCACCCAGATGTGCATGAGATACGTGGCTACCACATCAGTCAGTTAGATGCTGTATGGATTAATGCTGATGAGATAATGCGTAACCAATTCCAGTATAAGATTAAGCAATTGTTCTATAACTATGTTATTGGTATACCTTATGCATCTGAAGGCTTGCTTATCACTGACCAAGACATACTTGCGTGTAAGAAGTATGAAGAGCCAATAGGTTACAGGGATTATTCAAAGTATCAGAAGATTGTAGCTGGGGTAGACTGGGGTTACTTCAACTGGATGGTAGTACTAGGTCTTACTCATGACAATCGTGTAGACCTACTAGACCTGCATTGGGTAGCTGATAACCCTAACAAACCACTAGAGAGCGTTAACATCTTCACAGCCTTACTCAAGCCATTTGACCCTGACGTTATTGTTGCCGATAATGGTTTTGGGGCTGACCGTAACAGTTACTTAATGCAACAGTTCCCTGGTAGGGTATATGCGTGTGACTGGGATACGCCAAGGAACTCAATACCTCTAGTGGATGCTTGGAATGACAAAGGTAGACGTGTAAGGGTTGACAAGACTACTAAGATGAAGCGTACTCTATACAACCTGAAAGCAAGGTCAATAGGGATGTTTGGTCAGTGTGAGAAGCTGGATATGTTGACTAAGCACTTAAAGAACGTGAGAACCATAATGGAAGAGGAAGATGGAGAAGTGTATGAAAGGGTAACACGTGTAGGGGATGACCACTTGGCTTGTTCATTGACATATGCGTATATAGCTCTTGACAGAATACTTGCTCTACATGAGCCTAGCACTAATCTAGACTATGACTTCATGCCTTCTGGTGGTGGAACATTTGGATACGATAGGATGTGATGATATGGAACTGTATATAAACATAAGCAAGGGAATGCACACACTCAACACTGGGAAGTTAACACGTAAGCGTGTAATGGTTAAAGGGAAGGACGGTAAGACGTTCTTCCGTATGCAATGGGTGAATCCATGGGATGCCAGTACTGGTCATGGTATGAGGGCAATCCATAATGAAGGACACCTGAAAGAGGCAATGAGACATGGTATCAATGAGCATCCACAGTATAAGCAATCACTAGCTGCACAAGGGATTCATAGTGAGAGAGCACTGAAAGACAAGTTGCATAGCAAGCAACCAGTGTATCTACCTGAGACTAAGGAGTCTGCTGAAGGTGGACAGTTCATAGATAACCACATCAAGCATGGAGCTAACAAGTACCTAGCCTTGCATGATGGTGACTTCTTCCAGCATACTGCTATGATTAATGATGCTGGACATACTGAACTAGAAGCTGAACGTATGGGTGAGTTGAGTGAGCAATTGCCTAGCTCATTCTTACAGACGCTTGATGAAGGCTCTACACTAGACATTGGTTGGTCTGCTTTAGAGCTGAATGGTGCTGAACTGGATAGAGCCAAGGAGCTAACCAAGATGACCTATGGTGAGGACAGCCCACAGTATAATGCTGTTAAGGCTATGGAACCAGACCCAGATAAGCAAAAGCCAGAACAACCTAAGCAAGAGCCAAAGCTTGTTATTGAGCCTAAGGCTGATGATAAGCCTGCATATGGCACACCAGAGGGTTATGAGCCAGACAGATACAGTCATGATGAGAAGATTAATAACATGGCTGAGTGGCGTAGGGAAGCAACAGAGAAAGAGATGCAAGGGAAGAACAAAAAGGAAGCAATCACTCAAAGTATAGACTTTGATGAGTTGGAGAACATGGATGAGGATACAGTAGCTGACATGCTAGAAGACCAAGACAAGTATGGTGACCTACATGAGCAACATGATAAGGCAATGAAACACATGCTCAACAGTGAGCTAGATGCTGCTAAGGCTTCAGCTAAGGATGTATTTGGTGAGCTATCACCTAGTGCTATAGAGCATGTGTTTAGCTCACCTGAAGTCAAGTACACTGCTCATATTGCCCTTATACACCCTGATGTGTTTGACTTAGGCATGGGTAAATACGATGTTAACTGGTCTATGTCTATCAAGCTTAAATCAAAGGACGGATTCCATGCTGGTATCATCAACCGTACAATTGGACGTGACCATGATGGCTCACTAGTGGTGCATAATGATGCACTAGAGATAGATGAAGACTATCAGAACATAGGCATTGCAAGCAATGTGTATAACAGAAGTGAACAGATGTGGAAGCATATGTCAAAGGGCAACAAGGTTAAGATAAGTATAAATGCTAACATCACTGTAGGCTGTTATGCATGGGCTGACAAAGACAAGGGCTTTGACTTTGCTGACAGTTACGAGCTAAAGACCGCTAGGTCAGAGCTTAAGGAGTTCATAGCTAAGAACGACTGGGATGAAGAGGAAGTCATGAACGCCTGTGGCTATGACAGTGTTGATGACCTAGAGCATGCTTGGGAGTTCGCTGAACTGGATGATGGATACAGGTATGACCTGACAGCACATGACTTTGAGGATATCAAAGGTGATGCTCACTTGGGTAAGGCATTCATGCTCACCAGCAAGTCCTCATGGGAAGCTGAGAAGCATATCAACACTGATGGCAAGGCTAACCAAGAGAACATACGTGATGCTAAGGTTGATGACTATCTAGCTGACACAGGGCAAGAGGATTTGGACTATGAAGACCTAGAGGACTTAGATGATATCAGTGATGAAGAGATAGCACAGTTCGCAAGTATATGGGATAAGGAGAAGATATAGATGAGTGATAAACTAAGACAGTTCAAGAGTGTTAAGCCTGTGCATAAGCGTGAGGGCACAGAGGGATTAATCAAGACTAAGGATGGCAAGACAATAAGAGATGACAGTTGGCTACACACAAGTACAGGAGTGAAGAGGAAGAACCCAGAGGTACGGGGTGGGTAGGCACCACCCCCCTATCTCCAAACCCCCCACCCCCTAAAGTTTTCTTTTTTGGCGTAGGTAGGAGTCCCGTTTCCTTTTGGAGTCTCACACCAGCCCCAACCCGACCGCCTTACACACCACTTCTAATGTTTTCAACCCGTCATCCTCCCCTATCTCCCCCTGTTCTCCCCATATACCCCCGACACTCCCCAATAACCACCCCACCCCCATTCGTATAACCCCCACCCCCTTATTTCCCTCCTATAAAAAAGTACGTCACCTCCTTTTTCCTATAAAAGAAAACTTTTTTCCTTTGCATTCTTTTTAGTAAGGAGGGAAGAGAGCATGCATACGATTCAACCACCAGAGCACACCCTGTACATCAACGGTATGATCATTCCGATAGTTATACCTGGAGACATGAAGATTCAAGTGCGCAATAAGACAGTGTATTTCCAAGTATACCGATTGTACTTTCCAAAAGAGCTTATGGGAGTACTAACTAATCACGTATGGGCTGATGGATGCCTAGACGTAGACATGGGGTATGAGCCTTCACCCTACGCTGGTGAAGAACCTGAGAAGCACTTTTCTAGATTCGAAGGTAGGATAGCTGTTAGTAGATACACTGAGAAATGGATAGACCGAGATATGCTGGTTTTAAACAACGTATCATTCACATTACATTTATATTAGGAGGAGTTAAAATGGGAATTACTGTTACTGACAAGAGTACTCTTCACATTAATGGTGTGGAGATAGACCACGAGGGATTAAGGCTAGAAATGGCACCAAATGGAGGGGCTATCATCCATGTCAAGTCTATGACATTGCCTGAAGAAGACTGGAAACAGTTACAAGGAAGTAAGGCGAAGATAGCTGCTACACATACTAAGAAAGTGGTCACCGAGGGCAGTAGAGGAGTCTCTTCCATAGCAAACAGAGCATTCAGCGGTAAGTTAGCTTCTGTTAGCTACTACTCAAGGCACACACTAGACCACATGGATACTATAGGTGGAGTTACCCTTAGAGTAAACCCTAGTTGGGTGGTGGAGTAATGCACGTAACGCACAGTGTACTAACAATAGATGGATTGGACATTCCCCACGTAGCTGAAGAGATGCTGATAAGTGGCAAGGTATTTCACGTACAATTCTTAGGAGATGGTGGGGCTAAGGTATTTAATGACAACATAACTATCCCTACCTACATTTATGAGAGACAGGCAGAAGGATTACCCTTTAAGCTAATTCGACACTATAACTTTGGAGCTACTACAGGCACTATCACTACACAGGGGATGCTTATATGCATCCGTTGCGAGAGTAGTCACAATCCTACGGAAGGTAGCATTCATTTGAGTAAAGCTGTATTTAGAATAGAGGAGGCACTCTAATGGAAGTAACCACACTAACAATTGATGGAGTAGATATACCACATGCACAAAAGAAGGATTTAGTACTGGGCAAGCCTTTCTATATGGAAAGAGTCAATGGGGATAGCTGGGATATCTTCACTCACTACATCACCCTGCCTGCTGATATCTATGATAGGCTAAAGGACAAATTACATCTTGCCCTTATACACCAGACACATGAGGGTAGTCAGACCCATACTTTACACCAAGGCTTTACGGAATACTGTGCTGCTACGTCAGTGGAACGTGATGGAGATAAGGTTCATTTACGACAAGCACGATTCCGTATTGTGCCTTATCTAAGACCTTGGCAAAAAACTTATTTGGAGATGAATATATAATGGCTAATCAGGAGGTAGACTTATCTTGTATAAACGAGTTCCGAAGAGAGGTACAAATAGCACCAGAATTCCAGTTGCTTATAGCTGGGGTGCAGACTAAGTGCCAGATAGAACCACAAATACTGTATATCTACAATAGGGGAAGTCAGTTGAGAGTAAAGAGACTTATTATCCCCAACCCAGTAATGGATACATTTATGGTACCTGAGATAGTCAGTTTCAAGCTTACTCGTGAAGACACTGGCTATACTCTAGAAGGTGACTGTTGTTTAGATGCTTGCGTAGAGGGTTATGCTAGTGAACACTACAGAGCCTTAGAGGATGTAGTACTATCAATCAGACTCAAATGATACGAGGGAGAGGACTTTTGGTCTTCTCCTTCTTTTAATGTGAAGACGTTGAGAAGGAGGAATTGAGATGAGACCATATATTAAGTGTAATGCTTGTGGACTAGCTGTTGATACGATGCGTGAGTTCGATGAACAAGTTAAGAGAAAAGAATGGTATATTGCTGGTGATGGTTGGACATGGGAATGGTATCACAATTGTGACAAATACAAAGAAAATAAGGCTAAGGAGGAAAAATAATGAGTAAGTATAAGGGTGCACACCCTTGCCTGTATTGGCACTTAAAACCAGGGTATTTCATGTTCTGCACTACTGGTGAAAGAAAGTGGGTTAAACTGTTTGGGATACCCTTAATTAAGTTAAGAAAGTGGGAGATGTTCGAGGTACTGGATGTGTCGGATAGACGTGATGGCATGATAACAGTACATGTTAAAGGTACTGAATCTGGTACAGAAATGAAGTTTACTCGTCGTAGTACAGCAGAGACAAGCTATTATGTAGTAGAGAGCACGGAAATCATTAAGAAAGGTGTGATTGATGTATGAAGAAGACATTGTTGCTAATAGGTTGTGTAATGGTATTGGGGGCTTGTGACCCACCTAAACCTCCTGAGTATAAGGAGACCCCACAAGGATTTAAACCCATTGGTCAGTATGAGGAATCTCCATACAGAACAATTAAGTTAGAAGACAAGGAAACAACTTGCAGATACTTAATAACTGATGATGGTTATATTACTCCTGACTTAGTACAACCTACTAAGTGCAAAGGATTGATGAAAGGTGAGTAGGATTATGATGCCATTCTTTGGTAGCTTTGACAATGGTGAGGACAGAGAGCCTAGTAAACCGAGGGAGGTTAGGAACATGACAGAGAAGGAGTTTAGAGTAGCTGTATTGAAAGGTCTTGTGGCAATCGAATATGCAGTCCGTACCCAAAGAAGACACTACTGGGCTAGTGACATGGAGTGGGCAGTAAGCAAGGCACAGTCTATGGTAGAGGAGGAAGAAAGTGAATAATATACTAACTATAGGTTCCATAACAATAATTCTGTTCTGCGTACTAATTGTCGTCACTCTGCTATGTTATGACGGGTATAAGTGGATTAAAGCTAAAAGAAGGAGGAAGAAGCATGAAAAAAGCCGTAAAGGTGTTAGAAGCCCTAATGTATGGTAATATCGATGTAAAGATGGATGGTATGGATTTAGTCTACTCTAGAGAGCATGAAGGTATATTCTTCAAAGGTGAGAAGTTTGAACATGGACAACCAGTAGAGCAAGGTAAAGGTACTCCAGTGCTACTAAATGCCGACTTTGACCTTAACTATTTCATTCGTAAGTGTGAAGAGATGCCTGACCATGAGATACTAGGCATCGTCGGCAGTCTAGCACTGACTAAGCAAGTCCATAAGAAAAGAAAGCCTAGAGAAGGTGTCCAACTAGGAAGTGAATATGGTTGGTGGAACAACAAAGAAGACGATATTTATAATAGGATGGTGGATAAAGATGAAGAAGATTCTAATAACTAGTGTTGCTTGTATTGCTCTGTTATCTGGGTGCACTGAAGATTCTACAAAGGAAGCTAGAGAAAGCGGATTATATGTTCAGACTATGAAGGATGGATACTTCATTGTAGATGAAAGAACAGGGTGCTTAATGGGTTCTAAAAGTCCTAATGTAAGCTCTGGTTCATTCAACGTTTTAGGTCTTGATGGTAAGCCTGTAGGATGTAAACAGGCTGGGGGCATGACTGTAGAAGAGTACTTTGCCCTAGAAAGGAAGTACTAGTATGAAAGGTGAAAAAGTTCTATCCGTTCTGGGTATAACCCTAGTATTACTAGGTTTGATTAGTGCTTGTGTCTCCTGTTACTATGCTGGGAAGTCAGCAGGTAACATAGAGATATATGAGGAACTATCGGAAAGGGGATTGATTAAGGAATGAGAGTAGTAATGGTTCTCCTTGGACTCTTCTTAATAATATTTGGAATGTGGGCTGCAATTGATTCTGCATATGAAAAAGGATACAACGATGGCAGGGCACATATGTTCAATGTTCTTGGTGAACATTATCACTTTGTGGAAAAGAAATAGGAGGGATAGAGAATGAAGGGTAAAACAGCTTTCTGGTCTGGCTTTTTAGGTGCTTTCTTTTGTGTAACTGTGAGCTTGGGAACATGGTCAGTGTTAGACTCTCTATATGATAAGGGTTACGACAAAGGCGTTAAGGTGGGCATTGAGCAAGGTAAGAAGGATGCTATGAAAGACATCGAACTTAGCTACGATATGTGTGTTAAGAAGAAAGGAGAATAACATGAAGATTGGACAAGTAATATTTGCCTTAATGCTAACTGCCTGCATAGGCATGACATACTTCACAGATGACATGGCAGTTATAACTTTAGTTATCATTATTAACTGTATCTTCGCTCTGTATGTGCTGAAGAATGAGGATTTAGCCTACCCTTCCACATTCCTGACAACAGTTGGTATACTGGTTGGGTTGCTGGGAATGTGTTTAGCAGCTATACTTGGGAACTACTACCTCATGATTCTTGCACTACCTTGGAGCGGTATGATGGTGGTTGGATTTATATTAGTACTAAAAAGATAGGAGTGGATGGTAATGAGAACAATGCCAATGGAATTGGTTACTGTAGATGGAGAGTTACTGAACAAGCATAGTGATGGAGAAAGACGTCACAGGTCTACAAGGGATAATAACAAGCACTATGATTGGAGTAATCCCTTAGCCTTCGTACCAAGAGAAGGTGAGCTATTAACTTATAAGAAATTTAGTCGAGAAGGAACTGGAGAGGAAAAGACCTATCGAGTTGTTCGGGTAATATATCATACTGAGGAAGATTATAACAATTCTTATAAGGGTTGGGTTGAGATTCGAGTTAGCGAGGTGACAGGAGCATGAAGCCATTTCTAAGTGAGAAGTTTCATGTAGACTCAAATAATGCTTTCCAGATGATAGGCATTACCCTAAAGTTTTCATCCCATATGGAAGCACAATACTATTATGACACAAACCCAAAGCCCCCTGTGCAGGTGGACAGTTTAGAGGGATTCATCAAGGTACAGCAGCATAGTAAGAATATTGATGAATCTTACCGACTATTCGGTGAAGCTAGGCGTTACCGTTCTGCATTAACTACTCATGATGTAGGCATTCGTGAACTGCCTATGGAATTGCAGGAGAAATTAGTAAATACATGGGCTGAAGTGGAAAAGTATCTACGTTCTAAGACAGAAAGGGTGGATGGGTAATGTTAATAGCTAGACTAACACTGTTATTTACCATTCTTGGTATGATGGGTGGGGCTATCTACCTATTCACCCAAGGAGGGTGGGGTTACTGCTTTGGGTCTATCCTAATGGTAGTAGCTGCATACTTTGCAGAGGATTTCTACAACGATGAGAGCAAGAAGCCAGTCATGGTTACTGTAGATGCTAAGAATAACTGGACACCTACAAAAGGAGATGAGACAAAATGGAAGTAAGAATTCCACCTAAAGATAAGAGTATACCATTGCCAGAAAGGGTTGGGTCTGTTATAGTAGACAATGACACTGACAGAGTATATATGTTAGCAATTAACCCTGCTGATATGAACACCCCCTACCTTATGGGGCTAGACGGGGAAGGTTACTCTACTGTGGAGAGGATAGATTCAGAACCTTGCACTATGGTTACTTATGGGGACATTGAGAATAGTCTTAGTACTGGCAATTTCACTGTGTATACAACGAAAAACTACATGTTAGACTTAGTAGAAAGAAATCCCTCCTAGGAGGGCTTTTTCTTTTGTATGAGACTTTAACCATACAGGAGAAATTAATAATTGTTGGACGATATCAATTAGGGAGTGGATAATATGAAAGTAGTTGCACCTGAAGAGTCTATAGTGTCTTTGATTCCTGCTGGTAGTATCATCATAGATAATGGAGGAAATTCTTATCTTGTAATTGAGCGTATGGCTGAAGAAGTTGGAGAACATGATAGAGTCATATTACAAAGCTTCAATGGTCAGTCCAGACATGAGATTGCTAAGAATTCTCCATACCCTGTGACTGGTGAAGAGGTGGCAGGAGCTGTAGGTAATATCTTCCGAGTCTTCACACCTGAAGAGTATTTCGTACAGTTAGTTAAGAACTAGACCCCTAGTGGGTCTTTTTCTCTGATATGAGCTGTCCATTGAGGATATGAATTTTATACTTGATTACGAAAAGGGAGGTATTCTCATGCCAAAACCATATCCTGGTTCTAAGTATATTCCTGGTTTAGGAAAGAGTGTCAAAATCATGGGTAACGAGATTGATGTACCGAGTGTGAAAACCGCTTTAGGTTTAGGTGGCACACCTGCTAAAATCTTACCTACTGACATTGACATGGCTAAGTTGTTAGTCGAGCTAGACAAGACTTATCAACGAAAAGCGTAACCGCTTAAAAAGACTACTCTTAAGAGTAGTCTTTTTTATTTTTAAGTATAAAAGAGAAAAGTTTTAAAAGATTAATTATTTAATTTTGAAAATTAAAAGGGGGTATTTTTAATATGAAAGATATTAAAGAAATTAAAAGACCTACTGTTAATGATATTAGAGAAGCAAATGGTATGAAACGTATTGATTTAGGTGATGTAATCCTGGTTGAATCTTATGCAGACCACATGAGGAATTTAGACTCAAAGCTACCAGAGAGAAGAAATTAATCTCTCTGGTTTTTTCATTTTGAAAACTCAAAGGAGGGATTTAGATGAATACAAACTATCCATTTAATGACAGTGCAGACAGAGTATGGGGTTGTATCAACTACAAGAACTACAACCATGGAGTATGGATTATTACTATTGAGTACAAAGAATTAGAGGAGTCGAAGGGCAACCGATTAACAGTAACCCTAGGAACTAAAGCAGAAACAATTAACTACATCGCCAGCCTATCTGTACCAGTTGAAAGCCCTGCAACTATAACAAGTATTGTTCATATTCAGAACAATGGTGCTATCTTCCGTTATGCACTTACTATTGATTCTGAAACGAACACATTTGGTTTACTAGAGACAACTAGACTATCTTGTGCAACAACGACAGTACGACCTACTGCACCAAGGAATCCGAATAAGAACGACTAGGAGAGAAAGAACGATGGACAAACTAATCATAGCACTAATCGGACTAGTAGCCTTTCTATCAGGAATACTAATGTCTTACTTTGATACAGGTGTGGCAAGAGCAATCGGCATAGTGATTGTAGCTTGCTGCCTGTTTCTTTTTTGTATAACCTTACTATATGGGTGGGAGAAGCGTGAAAGAAAATGAGATGTATAAATACGTAAAAGAATTGCTTGAAGGCATTGGCTACGATGTTTATGCCGAGGTGGAAGTTAATAGTTGGGGTGGAAGTGGCAGGGCTGATGTAATCGGTTACAACAAACCTGCTGTATCAATAGTGGAGATGAAGACATCTCTATCCATGGACTTGATTGAGCAAGCATATAAGTGGAAGAGTTTTGGTCATTACATCTATATTGCCATACCTAGACGTAAGAAAGCTATACCCACATTTGTGTGGAATTTACTTTCCAGTATGGGAATTGGCATCATAGAGGTAAGTGACCGTGGGTGGAGGAAAGCAGACATAGTGCTGAAAGCTAAGTTCAACCGACCTTATAAGAATACTAAATGGGATGAAGTATTGAAACCTGAACACCAGACGTGGCTAGAAGGTGGCTCAAGTGGTGGGGGGTACGTGACCAACTACAAACTGACTATAGATAGGGTGAAGAGGTATCTAAAGTCGAAAGGTGGCTGGGTGTCCATGAACGAACTGCTAGACCATTGCGAAACGCACTACTCTAACCCTAAGAACTCCCTAGCAAAGGCTCTTAGGGAGTTTGAATCGAATTGGTGTGAGACTAAGGTAATTAACCGTAGGGTACACTTTAAGCACAAGGAGGGTAAATGATGGAGACATTTGGTACACTAAAGTGGACTGACATCGAAATACCTCAACAGGATATACCAGAACCTTACTTATCTCTTAAAAAGCACTTACTGGATGTTGTGTGGGATGAGACACAACCTATTGGAAGTAAGGAGAAAGCATCAAAGCAATTACAAGAGTTAGATAAGCAAATCTTAATGTACTTACTAACTCAACCGCTACGAATTGTAATAAAGAAGGAGGAATAACAATGGCTGGACTTACAGTAACACTAGACCCTAAGGAACTAAAGGAAATCATCATTAAGCATCTAAAAGAGGAATATCCTGGCATGGCTGTTAAGGACATTGACTTTGAGGTAGACAAGCAGCTAGAAGGATACGGGATGCAAGAACATTATGTAACTAGATTCAATGGTGCTACTTGTAGCATGAGAAAGGATAGTAAGCGATGAGTGGTCACATATATGAGGATGGGTATGTAAATCCCTATCAGAGAGGCTCTGAAAAGAAGATAATATACACTATAGAGAATGGGTGCTGGATTAATACCAGTCACCATAAGAATAAGAAGGGATACGCTGATATAAAGCGTGATGGTTATCGAACTAAGTTACATCGGTACATTTTTGAACATCACAATGGCATCAAGCTATCAAGTGAGGACATAATAATGCACACCTGTGATAACCCTGCCTGCATTAATCCTGAACATCTCGTTAGGGGTACCATTGATGAGAACAACAAGGACAAGACCAAGAAGGGTAGACAGACTAAGGGAGAAAGCATCCATACCGCAACACTAACAGAAGAAGATGTACGTAATATATTAAAAGACCCAAGGTCTGGCAATCAGTTGGCTAAGGAATATGGAGTACACCGTTCCACTATAAACAGTATAAGAAGAGGGGAGACTTGGAAGCATGTTACCTTATTATAAAGGATGGACTAAAGATATGTCTGTGGAGGATACTAAGGACTTGGCTTATTGGGAAAGAAATATGATGGCTCTACACTTTGCAACTTATGCAAACATGGCTTACTCACAATACAGGGACTACCTGAAGATGGTAGGAAGTAAGGCTGACGCCCCTGATAGATTACCTTGTGGTTGGTATAATCATACTATCGGAGAAGGGTGGTCTAGAGCTATCAGCCTATTCGATGGTAGAATGACGTTCCATGTACCTGACGACTTTGATTTAGGAAACCTGCCCCAAATTGAGCCTAATTGGGATGGACATAGCACCGAGGATAAATGGCTGAGAGTTATGAGGAAATGCGGTTGTGAGTTACCTGACTTAGAGAAATAGACACCAAGGGGAAGAGTTTCGACTCTTCCTCTTTTATTTTTGTGAAGACGTTGAGAGGGAGGAATCAGTAGTGAGCAGACTGAAATTGAGTAAATTTGGTGCAGGATTTTTAAGTGGGGTTATTATAACGGATACTGAAACTAACAAGAATGTAGAGCTTATGGCAATGCAACTGAAAGCTCTAATCAGAAACCCAGAAAGCGGTACTTTCCCACATGGTGGGTATGATCAAGAGGGTGACGTTATCACTGTATACCACGATGATGACAGAGAGAAACACGAAGTATCATTCACCCTAGAAGAGCTAAATGAAACTTTAGAGGGGGCTATTGCAAATGGCTAAGATTGATGTTAGATTTATAAGAGGCAATAACCATACTGTTGAGGTTAGCACTAACTTTGGGGACTTTCCTGTTATAAAACTACAACATGAGTATGATGAAATACGCAGAGCAGGATTCACTAAACCAAACAGAGAGCTTGGATACAAAATATCTGAGGTAGCTGATATACTGATATCAATGCTTAATCTATACAATGACTTTGGTAATTTAAATGCTGTCTCATTCAATAACTTGATAGATGCGTTCAGACCCTTCTTACACAGCCATATGACACATGAAGCCATACTTGAAAGACTATTGGAGATTAGAAGCCCGAAAGGATGGTTAGACGCATGAGAAAGATACTAGTAGCAGTTGGCTTGTCTGCACTCCTGCTTGCAGGGTGTACCAGCATGGATGAAAATGCAGAGCAGATAGTTACTAAAGACAACAAGAAATCGTATCCTTCTGGGTATGACATTCTCAGTGTTACTAAACTGGATGATAATGTATCTGTAGTAGAAATAAAGCACAAGGATACAGGTGAACGCTTCACTATAGTGGAGTCAGGTGTTTATGGAGGAGTAGCCACTTCTATCACAAGAATGGGGGAATCTAAATGAAGAAGAAATTAGCTATTATTGGAGTAATCGGATTGTCTATGGTGTCACTAGTGGCGTGTGGAGAGCCACAGGCTAAAGAGCCTACTGATTTTAAATATATTGGTAAGTATTACGATGACGAGCATGGAACTGCTACTGAGGTAGTAGAATTAGAGCACAAACCTACAGGTTGTAGATTTGCAGTAGTTGATGATGGTCTTACTCAAATTCTACAGGCAGATGGAAAGCCTTACTGTCCAAAGGGGGCTAAATAATGATAATACTAGGAGATAAATGTATATGGGTTCACCCAGAATTACTTTGTTGCATAAGTGATGGAGACAACACGGATGAGCTGACAGTTATAGAAGATTTAGGGTGGCAGGTTGAACACAAGATGCAGAGTAAGGAGATTGTCTTTAAGCATGATGAGACAGACAGGTACTACCTGTACGTTTCTTATAGAGAAGGCAATGACTTCAAGGGATGGGAATCAGTAGACTACATGGACACCACTGACTCTGAAGGACGTGTCAAGTGTTCTGAAGTAGTACAGGAGCAAGTTATCTCTTACCAATGGAAGGAGGTGAAATAAATGAACGCACATACTGAGAATGGTGTATATGAGATCACTAAGGTTATAGCTGAGTCTAAGGAAAAGAAGAATAAGTAGTATTAAAGGAGGGGATTATCCCCTCCTTTTTTATTTTCACTTATCCTCCAATATTTTATAGTTAGACGTAGTAATGAGACAAGTTCCTCATGAATAATAAAAGAAGGAGGTCTTTCAGGTGAGTAGAAGAAAATGCTACATTAGAATAGATGCTAAGCCTAAAGATTCCAAAAAAGATAAGGAAAAAGATAAGTTAGTACATGAGCTAGGTTTAGAGAACTTCAAGAATGACCTACGCCCAGAGGTATGGAAGAGCAACGAGCCAGAACTAATTATTAAATCTGATGCAGAGTACATAGAAGAGTACTTTGACTTAGAGAAAATAATCCATGAAGAAGAGGTAGCTAAGGCAGGACGTGTTCATCTTCCTAGGGGTGCTAGACGCCATGCGTACAAGGTGCATTCAGGTCATGGACTGATTTACATTCCAGTCAATCGTTTGAAGCAGGTGTATCAAACTCACCTAGCACTTAATAGGAGAAAAATCGCTCAAAACAAAGTTTCAATGCGAATGGGTAAGCCACTTCAACCAATCGAAATCGGATATAATTATGATGTTCACGATGGGCACCATAGATGGGAAGCTTCTAAAGAGCTAGGATACACACATGTTCCTTGTAAAGTAGTAGGGGATGACCCAAACAAGTTAAGAGACGCAAAAGAGAAGTATCGTGCTGTATGGAAGTCTGTAGACCTAGTGATTGAGGGCAGACCACAATACAATAAGGTAGCTCTAGTACTTGACATCAACAAAGCCACTCTTAATAGAGGAAAACTAGTTAAGAGACGTGTAATGGTTAAGGGTAAGGATGGAAAGGTCTTCTACCGTATGCAATGGATTGACCCTAACGATGAGAAGGCTGAAGTACACCAAAAAGTACCTGACCAAGAGAATCACACGACATACAAGCACGACGATAAGACAGTAAAGGAAATAGAGAAACGTCAACACAATCGTTTCCCAGTAGTACAACATGAAGTAAAGCACTTCAAGAATAAGGAACATAATTACTCTACTGATAAGGAAGCCTATAATGAAGCCAAGGAGAAGTATCACAGAGGTGAGAAGTTACAGCCTGTTAAGGTCAACCATAAAGGGGAGATACTTGAAGGACACCACCTTGTAGACCTAGCTAGAGAGTTAGGACTAACTCATGCTCCTGCAATTGTACTAGGTAATCCTAAATTGAAGAAAGAGTATGAGGATGCATTAAAAGAGGACGTAATGACTGAAGTTACTGACGAGGAAGGTAATAAGAAGGAAGTATCTGCCTCTGGTAAGGGTGTATCATCCGATGGTACTCAACGTGGTCAGCATATGGTTGTTGACGTTCCTGTAGAGTATGTAGATGATATGGAACACTTCAAGCGTTATGTTAATAAGATGTATACTAAATCATACATTATGGATTGTGCAGAAAAGGCTGGCATTAAGTGGAACGATAAGAAAGCAGATGGTACATTACTGACTGATGAAAAGATTCTATGGACTAGGGTTTTCAATGCTATCTCTGAGCATATATCTAAGGGTGAGAAGTTTGAAGTACCTCATGATGATAAGGACTCTAGTGCGAAGATGAAACAGATTAAGAAGGATGATGACCACAAGTTCTTCCTTATGTTCTGTAACAAGTTTGACTTTGACAGGGAGAAGATTAAGGACTGGTGTAGAGACCATGACCTATTATGGAAAGAGAACCATAAAGACCCTGACATTGATTGGAAAAACTGTGCTATGGCTATCAAGAAAGAATTATCTAAAGGTAAGATGTTGAATGGTGTACGTACAAGACGTAAACACCTCATGGAGGAAGCAAATACTATTGTAACAGATGCAATTCGTGAACAGGTTAAGGCACTTGGTAAAAAATATGGTAAGACTGCCTTAGAAGAACAAGCACTGAAGCAAGGTATTGAGATAGACCTTTTAGATAAGAAAGGCAATGTAGTAGAGCACCCAGCTATCAGATGGATGAGGGTAGCAACTGCTATTCAGAAACACCTTGCTAAGGGTAACAAGTTTAAGATGACTAATGACGACTTTGGTACAGAGGGAAGAATTCAATCTGAAGAGTTTGATTATGGTGACAACGTTACTCTGACACCACATGAGCGTGTGGGTATTGATAGAGCCAAGCTTAACAGTAAGAAGTTTGAGCAACGTGCCAAGAAGTGGGCTACCAAGTCCCTAGCTCTTGACCACGGTATTGACCCTAATAATACAGCTATGGTGGATGAAGTATATGATGCCTTTGTAGAAGGTGCTCGTAACTCTAAGCTAATGATACACTTTGACCCTACAGAAATGTTAGACAGTGGTACATCAATGCTAGAGGAAATGATGTCCTCTGGTAAGCTAAAGAACGATTTCCAACTAGACAGAGGGTATGACAAGGAGCATAGAGAGGTTATTGAACGTGATATCTACGGTGATGACTTTGACGGTGCAGAAGACCATGAGCGCCCAGTATACGGTGTGCTTGACATATTCAATCAAGGCTTGAGTCTAGGACAACATGGTGGAGCAGCCTTAGTAATGAAGGAAGATGTTAAGAAGCGTTCATCTGGTACACCAAGTGACTCTAACTCCATACCTTATGGTAAAGAGGGTAAACTAGTACACTCTGCTGAAGACCCCCACCACCTGGTAATACACCGTTGGTTTGGGCGTTGGAAAGAGCCTAAGAACGCTGATGGTAAGCGTAGACGTGCCATGAACTCTGTTATTGAGGGTAGTACATTCAATGACGATAAAGAGTACTTTGAAGCACAGGTACTTGGGGGAGTGGATTTGGCTAAGGACGTAGACCATGTTCTAGTACCTGAACACTGGCAAAATGACCCAGAATGGCAAGACCACCACGAGCTTATGAAAATGTTTGCAGAGTCACAGGGTATAGGATTAAGATATGAATGAGGTGAACTAAATGAAGATGGTAGTAGAAGGTATCAAACTAACCAAAGACCATAAAGATGATAAGATTCTCTATCATAAGAATGGTAAGTACTACGTTAGAAGAGCAGTAGATGGTTTTACCAAGGGTGAGGCTATTCGACAACATGTATCCTCTTACTTTACTAAGTGGGGTTTTAGAAAGGTGGAGGGAGTAGCAGAGTTTGATAATGCAGAAGATATACAAGAGAATATTGATAGATTCGAGCCTGCTAAAGGTTATATAGCCAAGTATGCAGGGTCGGTACTTCCGAGGGGTTGATTTCCAAACCCCTCCTTTTTTTATGGTTGAAAAGGGAGTTCCCCCAATTGGCACTCTCTAATAATGTTGAGGAAGGAAGTGTATAGTATGTTTGCTGTTGGAGGTATTGTTGCTGAATACAAGTATAACAACGAAGACCTATTCACAGAACTAGAGAGTGCTAAGACAAAGGAAGAGATTGATGATATCAGGGGTAAGATTTATCTAAACAACCTAAGAATGGTACATACAGTACTGAATAGAGCCTTTCCACAAGGCACTAAAAAGATGTGTGCCACTCATAGGATCACCCCACAGGACTTCTTTAGTGAAGTTAGCTTTGGCTTACTGAAAGCTATAAATACTTTTGATTCTTCTAAAGGGTTTAAGTTTGCCACTTATGCAGTGAGATGTATGGAGAATGAGTTAAACCAGTACCTTAGAAAGATAACTAGGCGAGTTCTAGCATGTCTAGATGAGACTGGATTAGATGACTCTGAAGAGGATAACGACAAGACTCTAGGAGATATAATGGTGGTAGAGGAAAAAGGTTATGATGCTTTTATGGATAGGGAAGAGTTTGAGTTACTTATCCCTAAGCTTAAACCTCATTTCCGAACTAGAGTCCGAGCAAACATACTCAATCTATACATTAAGTCACTTAGAGAGGACGAGCCTTTAACCCAGTATGAAATAGCAGACAGACTAGGGGTATCCCAACCTTCAGTAAACAAAACTATGAAACTTATACACAAGATTGCTAACGATATTAGGAGGGAATTAGATGAAAGCGAACTACAGCGACAGACTAATTGATAATAAAATGATATTGACAACACTAACAAAGGTGGAAGACACTTCTCGTTCTACAGTGTATGTGACTTCTAATCCAGAGTTACACGTGATTGTATTCTATAATCAGACTGCTTTAGCTGATTATATCAAGCAGAATGTTGATGGTCTATTTGGTATCCGTCTAATTAAGGAAGGCAAGAAGTATTGTAGCTATAACGTTGCTTTAGAGTCTGGAGAAGAAATCATAGGCAGAACTATTGCAGAAGCATTCAATATCATGAATAAGGACAATGAAGAACCTGTGATTATGTACACGGATGATGTGACAGGCTTGCCTATAATAGAATGACCCCAATCCCCCTAGATTTTTATAACTAGGGGGATTTTTAATTAAAACGAGGTGATAGTATGAAAGGTATTAATCATTACAGAGTTCTATCAAATGCCTATGGTAGAAAAGAGCTACTGGAGATGGGTAAGAATAATGGTCTTAGTTGGCAGGAAGATAATGGGCGTGAAGGTGTCAACTGGTTACGATTTAGTAGAGCTTTAGTGAATCATCTGGATGCGGGTAAGCACTTTGACACTGACAGTACAGATACAGAGTCTCTACAATCAATGATGGATCAATATACGCAGTTGAGAGATATGCATAAGCAGACAATGATTCCCCATGTAAGAGCTGGGTTATCCAAGTTATACTCCCAAGGAGCAGACACTAGCAAAGACCCGATGGAATACCTCCCTCAAGTATATGACCACCTAGATGCTAATGGTGGACACGTATGGGCTGAAAAAGTAAGAACGCTGAATAGTTTGAATAGCCAGATTAAGGGCATATCTGAAAAACTCTCTACGAGACAAGTTTAGGTTGGCAATGTGCCAACCTTAATTTTTTGCACTTTTAAGTGAGACGATTTGACAAAAGGACAAGCCCGTGACAAAATGAGAGTGTGATTTTCATTTCCGAGAAAACAAGGGAGGAATACAAGATGGCTAGAACAGGATTAGAGAGATTTCAAGCTAGGCAAGGTAAGGCGAAAGGTGATGAGAAGGCTATACATGAGGCTTCTATGAAAAAGCAGATGACTGCTGATATGTACGATGAGCTTAAAGATGAGGGTAATATTGAGGAAGCAGCTATGGTAGTAAGCCGAGATGGCATGAAGCTACTAGGGCAAATGCTTACTAATTCAATAGATAGTTCCATGGAAAGAGTACTTGACCGTAAGCTGGACGAGAAGCTAGGTCAGTTGTTATCAGGTCTTAGCAAGGGTATACAGGAAGCTATGGTAGCAATGCAAGATGTCGCAGTAGCCAAAGCAGAGTCTAAGATAGAAGAAGCGGTTACTAAAGCTAGTGAGCAAATAGTGGCAGAAATTAACCTATCAGAGACTCCATCTATTGATAAAACAATAGAGAAAGTTAAGAAGAACATGGGAATTGACTTAGGTGGTAAGGTAGACAAGCCTAACCTAGGAAAGTTAGAAGATATAGCAGCACCTTCACAACATGCTAGAAAGCTACCTGTAACAGAGTCTATTATTACGCCTATGAAGGAACGTATAGCCACCAAGAAAGCACAACTAGATACAGTTCCTACCAAAGGTGCTAAACCAGAGCAACCTAAAACCAAACTAATGAGAGATATGCCTAGACATCTTCCAGATACAGCTCCTAAAGAGCCTTTCAAGTGGGGTGTAGTACCAACAGAGAAGCGTGCTACTCTTTATACATTGCGCTCTAATAAGGCTACATTCTTAGAGTACTGTCCTATTATTATGGAATATCTAGAGTCACACAAAAATCAGCCAGTAGCATTTAAGGATATTAACGAGTATTCTATAGAGAAATATAATATATCCTATGGAACAAAAGCTACTAAGTTCATGGACTTTGTAATGCTAAAAGACAGTAGAGTTGCACGACACTCCTACGGTCACTACATTTTGAAGTAAAAGCGGAGAAGACTTTTCGCAAGGGGGCTTTTTTTAAAGCGAACAGGGCGAGGGAGTTAACATTACTCGACTGGGACACGACAAGGTAGGAAGCCTACCTTCCCCTTGCTAAGGGTTCAGGATTTGTGTTAAAAACTATAACTCAAGTATATTCTAACCTGAGCCTTTAGCAAGGGGTGGATAGTCCCCCACCTCTTTCCCTAATAGGATATTCCCCATATTCTATCCCATACCTTTGTTGGTGGGAGGAACGTTACCCTCCTACCACTCTTTTTATCATGGTTCCTTAGCTCAATTGGTTAGAGCACACGGCTCATAACCGTGCGGTTGTAGGTTCGATTCCTACAGGAATCATCGGGAAACCTAGCATATAAGAGGTATAGACTTTCGGGGGCTAGGCGGTGTACTTGATGGTTCAGAGTACACATTATATAGAACTTAACGCTTTTACATAGAAGTTGTAGTTATCCACGGAAAATCTAACAAAGTTAGTGGGGTTAGACAGTGTACATGAGTAGGATTTAGGGTACACAGTTGGAAATGTGACAGTGGTAGATGCATTAGTGTCATGGGGTCACACAGTACGCATGAAGGGGTTTAGGGCGTATATACTAAACGAGCATATGTTCGTTGTCTTTTTGACAATACTGTTTGTTTTCGTGAGTATTGTTCTACTGAAAGTATGTATAGTGTGGAAAGCTTACATACACCCGATAGTGGGTGTGGAAAGCCCACTATCATCTTTACCCCATATTTCAAAGGTAAGAATACCCTAGCTACGGCTAGGGAGGTGCAGATTCGAAATCTGTTGGGGTAGTAAGGTATTAGTACATAGTCTACTATGGTATACTTACCCTCTGGAGCGTTGTACAATACGAGTGTGCAGGGGTGACCACACTTCCCCACGTCAGGGCTAACAGGCGTACCCTTATCTCTGGTCAGTAGATTAATAAAACTGACCTTCACCTCACTTGTGACTCTACTTCTCTCTAAAGTGGTGGCTATAATGAGGTCACTGTAGAGTCCAATATGGCTCTGTAGCTCAATGGTAGAGCATCTGCCAGTAGGTTATACCGAAAGCGGATGGTTGTAGGTTCGACTCCTATCAGGGCAGTTGTGCGGGAGCACATATCTATTGTTAGTGGGAGTAACAATAGGTGATTATCTCTATAGTAGTGAACTGAGGACGCTACTACAGGGAGGTAGGCATTGCGAGTGCCTACCATATCATGGGAGGACTGTCTGATTCAAATGAGTCCGATAGTGATGGTTATAAGGGGGTTCGAGTCCCCCACCTCCATACCATTATGAAGGTGAACTGGAAATTGGAGACTGGTCGGTAAAACCAGAGACCGTAGGGTCAATTCCCTACCACCTTCTCCTATCATGGGCATTAGCCCACCGTCTACTATCCCATTAAATATGACACGTTTGTCTCATTGTAACATCCAGTGGAGAGTGTGGCAACTCTCTACATCCCTGGGGGTATAGTTTTAACTGGCTAAAACCGTGGTCTCCAACACCACTATTCTAGGTTCGAATCCTAGTGCCCTCGTATCTGCTAAGGCAGAGAACAACATGTAAGAGTGTTGTATACTAACTATACTATGTGTGGTTAGAAAGTCAAATTTTGCTTTATTGGTAGCGGAAACTACCAATAAACCCCGCTAAAGGTAGGAAAGGTACCCTACACGCTAGTGCTTCTAACACTAGTTACCAGAGATGCAGGATACACCGACCTGCTTAGTGGAAGTCACTTCGCCAGTTTATGCTGGCACTATCACATATCATAAGATATGGTTTGTAAATTTTATTGCACGGAGTTACCTCTAATTTCTCCGAGTGCCAACACTAGGTAGAGCAGACTACCGAATATAAAAAGCAGACCACTCTATCAAGCCAGATTGGTAGTGTTCATAGGGGGCACATGGTGGTCTTAAACAGGGGTAAAGGCAGACTGGTGAGTCCGATACCCTTGGAATCCCTATTATTACATAATATTTTCCCCAAGGCTCTGCTAGATGACGGTTTCGAGTCCGAATGTTAGTAATGGGAGTAGCTACCCACAGAACGCATAAAATGGCAGCCTTCTAGTATTCCCCCAGATTAGGGTTCGATTCCCTGCTGTACCAATCTAGTACTGGTCTAGCTAACCAAGGAACGAGGTATAGTATCTTGGAGAAGTCTTGGGGAAGGTATTATGTGTCTTCCCACATATTAACTTCACATTCACAGACATGGGACTACATCCCCATATTTGTGTCCTGATAACTCAACTTTTGATATAAACCTGTCAACTGCGGTAGGTCGAAGCACCTATCACTACGAGCAAACCCTAAGACATTCGGTCTTAGGGTTTTTCTTATGATAAGGGGAAAACTTACATCACCCCGACTTTCTTTTATTAAAGGAGTGGTGATAGATGAAGCACTGGGAACATACAGAAGTGGTAGATACACCAACGTACAAGGAGTTCTTACAGTTTGGTACTCCTATTGTACCTAAGGTTCAACTGCCCTTCAATACAGCGGTTTACGTAGTTTGTGATGGTGGCTCTAAAGTGTTAGAAGGTATTTACGACAAGACTGTTGATGGTATCCGACCACTTAAAGACACAAAAGCACCAAACCGTGACCTAAGACTGTATAAAGATGCAATCCAATCAGAACATATCACAGTACTAGCGGTGGATGGATTAATGGGAACAGGTAAGACATCTACCATTGTTGAGGCATTGATTAAGAAGCATCTAAGTAATGTTCATGTACCAGACCACTTGCTTGCTAGTGGAAACTGGAAACCAGACCCAGATGTGCATAAGATACTAATCTCCAAGCCTGCTGTAAACGCTGGTGAAGAGGAATACGGTTTCTTACCTGGGGATATTAATGAGAAGATGATTCCTACTCTTCGTAACTACACCCAATATTTTGATAGAAATCATCAAGCAGGTTTTAATAACCTTAATACAGCTGGGTATGTTGAAGTATTACCTCTAGGATTTGTCCGAGGTATGGATGCAATGAATACTGACTTAGTAGTCGATGAATGTCAGAATACTAAAGAGTTAGTAACAATCGTATCTAGAAGGTCAGAGAATTCTAGAATATTTTTAATAGGAGATACTTCTCCATTCCAAATAGACCTTAAAGGAAATGCCCCGACTAAGAATGGTCTCAGTGATATCATTGACCTCTTACAGGGAGCACCATACTTCCAGTATATTGAGATGAAATCCCTAGAGAACATCGTCAGAAGTTACGAGGTGCGGGATTTAGTCAGAAGACTATTTAAGAAGCATGGTACTAATCCTCAAGAGTGGCTTTCTTAGGTATTTCTAAGGTACACAAGGTGGAGTATACTGTTGCTCCACCTTATATTAATGTAAGGAGGGCTAGACATGGCTATGACAAAGGTTCAGCTAATCACAGGTATTGTTTATACTGAAGAGCCAGTTAGTACACTGCGTTCACACCTACAAGGTGGAGTTAAGACAGGAACATTCATAGGGTACACTGATGAGCAGAAGACAGAGAAAGTAATTGTAGCTGTTCATGCAATGGAATATATTTTTGTTAAGTAAAGGTCTCTACACGGAGACCTTTTCTTATGCAGGAGAGAGGTTTTGAGAATCTCTTTCTTTTAAGTAAAAATCAGAAGGAATGGAGAGATTCACATGACTTGTGAACGTGTAGCACCAAAGACCATTACCCTAGTACCTGAAGCATACAATAATCCTAGAATACTAAGAGGGACTTGGATTTACTCTCATCCCACTAAACCAATGCCTTCCCTCCCATTTGTCTATAGATTTAAAGAGTTCATAGCACAAGCTAGACAGTGTGGAGATAATTCACAGGTGGTATTTGATGCAATCACTAATTATCCTACTTTAACTAATAAAGTCAATTTAACCCTAGAACAAGTGGCTGAGAATATGATGTCTGTGAGAAGAATGAACTACATGGACGGTTCTCTAACACTAAAGGCTACTGAAGAGAACTACTTAGCAGCAGCTAAGGAAGTAATAGATTCTCACTTTGCAGGACTACAATATAAGTACATCAGAGAGGGAACAGTAGTAGGATTGAAAATAAATACTTCTAGTAAAGGCATTTATGCTATGGCTTGTGAAGTTAACAGCTACCTAAATGAAGTGGTGCTTAGAGGTGGAACTCTAAGCTCAGCCAGTGTATATAGAGTTATGAGTATTCTAAATAAGAACTTTAAGTTATTACAGGAGGAATTGGAATGATTACACTTTTAGTGGTTTGTATAGGATTATTTTTAGGTACAGGGGCAATACTGGGTGCTACAATTATCCAGTGGAAACAGGATGACAAGTTCATTGTGCATCTAACATCAGTTTGTATATTCTTCATAATCTTTTGGTTATCTCTTGGAGGAATCATACAAACCATAGTATATCTAATCACAGGGAGGTTTATATAATGGCTTATACACTACTTAAATGGAATGGACAATACGGTGGAGATGCTAAGTTTGTAGCACGAGATGACGATTCAGGTAAACAGAGTATGTTTACACCAGGACGTGCACAAGACGTAGTTTGGACTAACAGTGACTTAGCTAACGCACCAGAGATGGCTAAGTGGGAAGACTTTGGTGACGAAACGGTAGAGAATTTAGAAGATGTAGCATTTTAATTATGTAAGCCCTTACAATAGTAAGGGCTTATTTTTATTTAAAGAGAAGTCGGGAGGTGGGTTAAATTGGAACTAATAATAGATGTATCTAAGGCAAGGGTACTTAATACAGGTAAACTAGTCAAGCGTGCAGTACAAGTAAAAGGACAAGGTGGACGTACATTCACTCGTATGCAGTGGATTAATCCTGATAAAGGTAAACCAGTAATGGAGACTTCACATGAAGGACATGAAGACCCTCATACATCTAGGGTAAACAGTATGAACCCTGAACAGAAGCATTCTATGGTTAATCACTTTGTATCCAATCATAGGGATGAAGCGAATGACCTAGCAATGGCTACTGGACAACGTAGAGCACCTCATGTAGCAGAACATCAGGTTACCCAGCACCTAATGGATCATGCACACAAGATACCACATGAATATGTAAAAGACCACTTAGATAGCAAAGAAGCAAAGCCTAGTCTAAATGTGGTGGGAAGTGACTTACCTGAGAAGGAAGTTAACAAGCGTATGGGTAAAGAAGGTAGCTTGGACTTGAACAAGCTTACTACTGGGGCTTCAATGTATGATGATTCTATCTTCAAAGAGGACACTGAGTATGCTCAAGAGGATGGGCTTAACCCAGAGAAGGAATTTAAGCACATCTTTAAGGATGTCACTAAATCAGGTATAGAAGATGTATTCTCTGACCCTAAGGGTGAATGGACAGCATCCCTATCTGGCTATGACCTATTCGAGGATGAGGGTAATGTAAACTGTGGTATAAACATGTCCCTTTACGATAAAGACGGTGAGAAGATGGGACACATCATACGTTCAGCTCACTATGATGAAGAGGGCACTTTGCAGGTACACAATGATGAGATGTATTTAGAATCCCAATATCACGGTAAAGGAGTTGCCAACACTGTATACAACAGAAGTGAACAGTTGTGGAAACATCTATCAGGAGGACATAAGGTAGGTATTAACTTAACTGCTAACATTAGTATCGGTGCCTATGCATGGGCTAAGAAAGGATTCGACTTTTCAGATGACAAGCAATTGAGAGTAGCTAAAGCAGAGTTAGAAGGATTCTGTAAGGAAAATAAAATAGACCTGTCTGATGTACTAAAGAAGAGTGGATATGAAGGTATAGATGACCTTCAACACTCTTGGCAGTTCGCTACACTTCAAAATGGTAAGTCTTACAACCTTGAAAGTGTTATAGACCCTCAATACAAGAATGATGTAAAGGGTAGAGAAGGACACTTTGGTAAGGCTTTCATGCTTGGAGGATTAGGGTATTGGTATGGTAAGAAAACACTAAATGATGACCATTCTTCAGAAAAAGTAGGTGAAATACATGGCAGAAGAGCTAAAGAGAACAGCTAAGAAAGTACCTCACTATAAGCACGGTAGAGAAGGTAGAAGTAGTCAAGGGGATGCTTGGATGCACCCAGAGGTGTTTGACGACAACTATGAGCGCAAAACGAATTCTGACATAAGACGTTATACAAGTTCTTTGTCGAAATCGAATCGTTTGGTTGTTGACATTAGCAAGGCAGAAGTACCGAAAACTGGTAGGACTTTGAATAGGGGAAAACTCGTCAAGAGAGCGGTACAGGTAAAAGGTAAAGATGGAAGAACCTTTACTCGTATGCAATGGGTAGACCCAAATGATGACCACCAAATACAGTCCCACCCACTACATCAAGAGCCTTCACTGGAAGGTACAAAGCCTACTTCCTCTAAAGACCCTAGTGAGATGTCTCGTGAAGAGTACGTAGACCATCATGTTCGTAAGAAGATGTCCAAAGAAGAGAAGTATGATATGCTGGACAAACATGGTATTGAGTGGAAGCGAAATAACCATGAAGCTATTGACCATAAGAATGCTGTAATGGCTCTAAAACAGCATCTATTGAAGAATCCTCACCTTATTGGTGCACACAATAATAAGGAAGAAAAGGATATTGAGAAGCCATTGACAGGTACAGATAATGAGAATGAGTTCTGGAATATGTGGGATAAGGCTGACAGAGAGGGTTCATATGAGCTTATGCGTAAGCTAGGTATCATTGATAAGGATGAGCAAGACCCTAGATTCGACCCTAATGTAAAGGAAAACATGAAGCCTATTAAACACTTATTGAACGTTACTCGTTTGAAGAAGTACCTAAAAGAAAATAGACACATCATGACTAACCCTGAGTATCTGCCTACTAAAGATACAAATGCAACTAAGGTTAAGAAAAAGGAGTTAGAAGATAAGAAACAAGGTATAAAGCCATCCCCTGCACAAGCAGGTGGTAGCGATGTCCACACTATCTTATCCAATATGCCAAGGGAACAGTTATACAAGCTAATGAAGGATGCTGGTATTGCTGATGAAGACCCACTTATCACAGGAGATAAGATGGCAGGGGTTAAGCATCATCTTAATATGATTAAGTTCAAGAAGCATCTAGAACAGCACCCTGAAATATTAACTCACAATCCTGATGGTTCTCTTACAGAAGGTGAGAAGGAACGTATTGCCTCCCTACCTGAGGAAGCTAAAGAACGTGACCGTATTAAGAGCTTTGTATCTGATATGTCTCAAGAAGACGTAGAGGAGGCACTAGACAAATATGCTGACCATGATGCAGTTAAGAACAGAACTACTTCTGACCATGAAGGTATTAACAATATGCACGCAAAAGGCGCTCTAGTAAAAGTGTTCTCTGAAGATAAGGAGAGAATGAAGCCTTATCAGAAAGAAGTAGATGCTGATAGACTGATGAAGATGCGTATTGGTAATAAGGTTATGGGTAAATTCTTACGTCATGCTTTTGGCTTTAAGGGTATGGGAGACCTAAAAAGACCTGAAGATGATGAGTTCCGTACTACAGAGTGGCAATGGCATGGTAACGGTGGTAGTGGCTCTGCTATGATGGAGAAGAATGATAATGGAGAAGCAGTACTAACCGTTATCGACTATGGGGAAGATGGTCAAGGGTGGAACGAATCTCAAGTCCCTCTACAACAGGTTAAAGACTTTGTAGATGATTTGAGAAAAGGGAACGAACAGAAGAAGAAAGTTGAGGCGAAAGAGGTTCCCCTACAGAAGAAGCCAGCAGACCAGATAGAAAAAGCCCTAAACGAGAATTTTGAAAAGAACTACACTCCAGAGGTCGGGGAGGTCATGCAGTCCCACTTCACTAAGCTATGGAACAATTCAAACCGTTCAGGTAAGATTAGTGACATAGTGAAGAAGTCTATGAATATGACTAAGGGTACTATGAGAAGCCTACTTAAAGAGTGGAATGTTCCAGTCTCTCCTACAGGGGACATTATAAAGACTAATGACCCTAACTTTAAGGCTATGGTATTCAAGGATGAGATTCAGGATAAGAAGTCTAAGAGTGCTATGGATTACCTTAAAGCAGCAGACATAGGGGTAGACCGTAAAGCTACACCAGATGCTCCCTATGACCCTTATGTACTACACGAATCAGCTAAGAACTGGACAGAAGGAGAGAAAGCACAAGCACGTAAGGAGCTATTAAAGAATGCTATTCATGTTAAGACTGGTATTACACATGAAGACCATGACAAGCGTATAGCCAAACTTACAGACCATCTCCATTCATCCACAACTCATATACCGTTTGACTTGATGAGTCATCTATTAGCCAACGGTATGAAAGTTAAGTTCTCTGATATAGATGCACATGGTAATGCTCATACAGGGGCTAACTATAATGGTAAGGACAACGCTATTTACCTAGATTCCCAGTACTATCATGATAAGTCTGTGTTCAAAGACCACCCACATGACCACATACCAGAGAAGACAGAACATCCTACTATCAAGGGTGCTAAGTACGGACACTGGAGTATAGGTGAGAATATGGTGCATGAATCTGCCCACGCTATTGACAGATTCCTAAGTGGTGGAGACTCCTATTTAAACTGGGATAAAGGGCATGGAACTACTTATGCTAGTGACCATTTAAATACTGTTCCTGAACATTATAAGAAGAAAGTTGAACAGTCTAACCCTGATAAGGAGATTAGATACAGCAAGGAAGGAAAGTATTTTTATGTTTTAGATGAGTGGATGTCCAACTATGAAGGGCGTGTCTATGGGGAGTACCAGAAACTCAACCCTGATTATGTTCACTCTGACCATGATACAGGCAAGATGTACGATAAGAAGTTCCAAGGCGTTGAGGGTATGCATGGTACTGAACACTGGGCTGAATCAGTAGCAGGCTACGGTAATGCTATTCATTCTTACCAACGTTGGAAAGACATGAATCCAGGTAAGAAAGATACCTCTATGGATGACTGGGCTGAACAAATGCATAAGCAATACTCACAAAAGGGCTTTGGTACTGCTAACAGTGAAGGTCAAAACTATAAGGTGGGTACAAGCACTAAACCAATGGAGTCTTATGGTTGGCAATACCACACAATGAAGCAACACTATCCAGAGCTATTTGGTGCAATGCAGTCCATCTTTAATAGACCCGACTTCTTAGGACAGAAGGGGCAGAGCCGAACAGAGTCAATTCAACATGGAACTTCAGCTAAAAAATCTCTAGGCTTATTCGTTGATTTGGGAGGGAGCAAGGCATGAAGGTAGTTATTCACAAAGACGGAAAATTGGGTACGGTAAAATATAGCAAAGATGGTCAAGCTATGGTGAGTCACCCTGATGCTAAAGTTAGGAAGGCTGTAAAGGACTACTTAGACACTGAACGAGAGTTTACAGTAGCAAACCCTAATACAGACCCTGATGTAGTTGGTTCTAGGAGGAAGCTTTATGCTTCCCCTAAAGCCAATGAAGATACAATGTCTATGGCTTTGTGTGAGATGTTTCACCATACTGGAGTACATGTGGACTGGTCTGGTCAGATGTCTAAGGATTTCCTAGGACAGAAGGACAAGAACAGTAAAGCAGACAAGCCTATTGAGAAATCAATAGTAGACGATTTCAATATTATAAACTAGGAGGATTATCATGAACGATGACACTTTGCTAGTAATATCCCCTAAGCTTATGGACATTCAGAAAGGTAAGAGTGACCGTAATGGGCTAGTACAACAGGTACTCACTTATGTACGGGATGGCAGAACTATAACTCGTAAACAGTGGGTACGTAGTGAGTTTGCAGACCACGCTAAGAAGAATGAGGAAGAAAAGAAAGATGTACTATTACGTGAGCAGGAAAGGGAAAGACGTAAGGAAGCTAAGAAGAATCAGGAACAAGCTGAGAAAGTAGCTACACAAGATAAACGTGCACGTAAGAAGAAGATAAAAGAGAAAGAGAAAATGGAAGGTCATTCTGAGGGTACTAAGCATGTTATTCATGTAGGGGAGTACGCTAAGAAGATACAGGAACAGAAGAAGAAGCGTATGCAGGATGAAAAGGATAAGAAACAGAAGCAACAAGGAGATAAGAAGAAGGATAACAAGAAGAAGGATAAGCATGGCTCATTTGGACAGGCTAAGCAGACCAGAGAAGATAATAAGGCAAGTGACAATATGTCTCTTGGTAAGTAGCGTACACGTAAGTGTATGCTATTTTTATTTTCTTTCTGAATTTTATTCTAAGAGAATAATGTGTATACCCCTTTTAATTTATGGTAGGAGGTGCTAGTAATGGGGCTTTGGAGCGCACTAGGTAATTTACTAAGCGTAAATATACCTGAATACTCTGACTCTTCTGTGGACTTATCAAAGTCTATGAGTCAGCAAGAAGACATAATGAAATCTGAAAGAGCACGTGACCCTAAGTTTATTATAGAAGATCCATTATCGTTAGTAACCCAGCTAGGGTTCAAGGATAAGCCATCGTCATTAACATTCGATACATTGAAGAAGATGGCAGTACGAAATTCAGTGGTTGCTTCTATTATTACAACACGGGTTAACCAAGTGGCTAGTTTTTCCCAACCAGCTAGACTTACTAAAGATGGGGTAGGGTTTGAGATAACTCTACGTGACCCTAAAGCAACACCTACAGATGAAGAAATGAGTATGATTCTATCCTTAGAGTCATTCTTAGAAAACTGTGGTTTCTCGTATGACCCTAGCAGAGATAACTTTGATACATTGTTACGTAAGCTGACTAGGGACTCCCTAACTTATGACCAACTTAACTTTGAGGTAGTACCTGACAGACGAGGACTACCAGCAGAGGTATATGCAGTAGATGCTTCTACCATTAGGGCAGCAGAGATGGATGACCCTACACCAGAGACAGGAGTTACATTTGCTGACTTTAAAGGTAATAGCCAGTCTACCAAGTTTGTACAGATAATGAATGGCTCTATTATAGCTGAGTTCACAGGGTTAGAACTAGCATTTGCTGTACGTAATCCTAGAACTGATATCAATGTTCAGCCCTATGGTCATTCTGAACTAGAGATTCTTATACACCAGATAACTGCACACCTATGGGCAGAAGAATATAACTCTAAGTACTTCTCTCAAGGAGGTACTACAAAAGGTATCTTAAATATCAAAGGTCAGAATATCAGTAAGGAACAGTTAGACGCTTTCCGTAGACAGTGGACTGCCCAAATTGCTGGTATGACTGGTGCATGGAAGACTCCTGTAGTATCTGTTGATGGACTAGAATACGTTAACGTATCTCAATCTAACAGAGAGATGGAGTACGAGATGTGGATGAACTATCTTATCAACATCTGTTGTGCAGTATACCAAATTGACCCTGCTGAGATAAACTTCCCTAACCGTGGTGGTGCAGGCGGCTCTGGTGGAGGATTAGGTGAGGGTGGTATTGAAGACCGCCTTAAAAACTCTAAGGATAAGGGATTAAGACCAATGTTAAGCTTTATAGCTAACGTAATTAATCGCTATATTATCCGTAGATTCTCTAACAAGTTTATATTCAACTTTGTAGGGCTTGATAAAGAGTCTGAGAAATCTAGACTTGAGGTACAGGACAAACAGGTACGCTCATTCAAGACTATCAACGAGTTACGTAAACAACGTGGTATGGAGCCTATTGAAAATGGTGATGTTATCCTAGACCCAACGTTTATAAACTACGTAATGCAAAAGGAAATGGCACAAGAGGCAGAGCAACAAGGTGACCCTAATGACCCTAACGCAGGAGCAGGAGAAGAGCCACCAGAGGAGCAAAGTCCAGAGGAGATACAGCAGGCACAAGAGGATGACCAAATACATCAGTCTATAGACCAACAGTATACTCAACAATAGTATATGTGTTATAAGGTCTATAACTGATTTTATACTTTAGATACAAGGGGGTGAAGAGATGGCAGATTTATTTAAGTTTAGCGTAAATGCAGATGCAGATATACAGAAGTCTTCAGAAGAGGGCAAACGCATTATCAGAGGTTATGCTTCTACTGAAGATGAGGATAGACAGGGTGAGTCTATGGTTCAAAAGGGCTTAGACATATCCGACTTCCTAAATCATGGCTATTTCAACTATGACCACGACAACAGTATAATCATGGGTTACCCTTACCCAACATGTAGAGTGGATGACAGAGGATTATACGTTGAGGGTGAGTTATTCAAGGGAATACCACAGGCAGATAGGCTTTGGGAGTTAGCTATAGCTCTTAAGAAGTCTAACGCTCCTAGGAAAGTAGGTTTCTCTGTTGAGGGTAAGGTTTTAGAGCGTGATGGAAGTCGTATCCTAAAGGCTAAAATTTATAATGTAGCAATTACAACCAACCCAGTTAATACCCATACCTCATGGGAAGCGGTTGTTAAGTCTTTCAATGCACCATCTCATATGAATATAGATGAGGTAGAGAAAGCCTTATCCGCAGGTTATGAAACTAACCCAGAGGATATGGAGGGTGGAGAGACGTTTCGTAAGGAAAGCCTAGACAAGGACTTAAAGAACTTGTCGTATGTGATAGATAATGATGAGAAGAAGAAAATTCTTAAAGAGAAACTTGCTAAGAAGTCATTAACTACACGAGAAACAATTGTATACTTACAGTTAACTAAAGGCTACTCTAGAGCAGAAGCTGAAGACTTCATTAAGAAAGCTATAAACTAAGGAGGTATATAGAATGGCTAACGTAAATAAGCTAGATGAGACTATCACTAAGTCATTAGATGATTTAGAAGCAATGGCTGAGAAGGTAAAGAAAAGTACTGCTGAGAATGAAGAAGCATTATCTAAAGGCTTAGATAATGAAGATGTAGCACCTGAAGAGGTATCAGAAGATGCTCCTGAACAGGGTAATGAAGAAGCACCTGAAGAAGGCGCACCAGAGGGTGGAGATGAGCCACAAGAAGACGGTGACGTAGACGCTGATACAGAAGCTGAAGAAGATGCTAACGAAGATGAGCCTGTAGAGAAATCATTAGAAGATACACTAAAGTCTAATGATGGAGTTCGTAAGGCACTAGAAGTTAGTGAATTCTTAGATGAGTTAGTTAAAGGATTATCAACAGTATTAACTGGTCATTCTGACGAGTTACAGAAGTCTATTGATAGCACTAATAAATCTAATGAGATCATTGCTAAGTCTATGATTGGTATTGTTAAATCTCACCAAACAATTCTAGACAGCCAAACATCTCTATCTAAGTCTATTAATGACTTAGCACAACGCATGATGAAAGTAGAAACTACTCCAGTAGTGCGTAAGTCAGTACCATCTGCACAGACAAAAGTTATACAAAAGTCATTCGAAGCTTCTAATGGAGATGCACCTAAGCAAGAAGAGGGTATTTCTAAGTCAATGGCTATTGGTAAATTAATGAGTGCAGTACAAGGTGGTCAAGGCGACTTGTCTATGGATGTACTAGCGTTAGAGTCAGGTGCTAATATTAGTGACCTATCAGCTAACGCTAAATTACTATTAGGTTCTAACAATTAATCGGAGGTGCAAAGCACATGTTTCCTAACTTAGAAAACCAAGGCGGTCAAGGTTTCGGTACAGCAACACAGGCAGATGTGGATGCTCTTAATAAAGCCTTATCAGCAGGTCATGAGGTCAACCCTCTTGAGCTACAAGGCGGTGGAGCGTTCCGAGTTGAGTCACTTGAGAATAGCTTAAAAGTTCTTACTTACGGTGACCAACATATTAAATTCTGGAAGAAGATTCCTAAACAGACTGCATACTCTACTGTAGAGCAATACGGTCAGTTACTAGACTACGGACGTAACCAAGGAGCGTTCGTGGGTGAGGGTATGTTACCGGATACTAACGACTCTACTTACGCACGTAAGGCAGCATTCGTTAAGTTCTTAGGTACTACTCGTGAAGTTACACATCCAATGACATTAGTAAATAGTGCATTTGGTAACGTTGTAGCTCGACAAAACCAAGACGGTATCCTTTGGATGCTTAAACAGGTTGAGCAATCTTTATTCTGGGGTAACTCTAAGTTAAAGCCAGGTGGAGAAGAAGGTCGTGAGTGGGATGGTTTAGTTAACCTTATCGACAAGGAAAACACTATCGACTTAAAAGGTAACTACTTAGAAGAGCATCACATGAACTGGGGCGCTCAAATGATCATTCAGAACTACGGTACTCCAACTGATATGTTCTTACCATTCGAAGTTATGGCACAGTTCTCTCAAGAGTTCTTCCCTAAAGAGCGTGTGTTAATGCCAACACAACAAGGCTACCAAGCTGGTGTGGTTGTTAACAAATTCATGACTCACGGTGGGGAAGTAGAGTTCAGCCCTGATATCTTCTTAACAAAAACTAAGCCTTTAAGCATGAACGCTTCTAGCTATAAAGCTCCAGCTACTGGTACTTTAGCAGCAGTTATTGATGCTTCAGGTACTACTGGTGACTTTGCTAAACAAGGCGGAGGTACTTACAAGTATGCTATTACATTAAACAACGACCACGGTGAGTCTATCCCATCTAACGTTGTATCTGTAACACTTACTGGTGCAGACCTTGCTAAAGGTGTTAAGTTAACTATCACTAACCCTGCTTCTACTGCATTCCCAGTTGATTACATTCGTGTATATCGTTCTGAGAAAGATGGCAACCAATTATATGAGGTTGACAAATTTGCAGTAACGTCTCAAGGTAGTGCAGCTACTACTGTTCGCACTGATAACGGTGAAACAATCGCTAACACGTACACTTCATTCATGGGTGAGATGTCTCCAGAGATTATCGGCTTTAAACAGCTAGCTCCTATGATGAAGATGGATTTAGCTACGCTTGGTCCAGTTATTCGTTGGATGATTTTAATGTACGGTGTACCTGTACTTTATGCTCCGAAGAAATGGATGAAGTATACTAATATTAAAGCTGACGTACCAGGCTTTATTGGTGCTTAATATAAATAGATGATCCTATAGGGGGGAGTGGACTTAGTTCACTCCCTTTTATCATGCCCTACGATACATTGATTATATTATTATAAACTATTAGGAGGTATTTGCTATGCCAAAAGTACAAAACATTATGTTAAAGGGTCAAGAGGCAGTACTATCTACAGAAACAGTGGTATTCGATGAACACGGTATTGGAGAGATTAAGTCAGAGGAAGTATTTAACGGTGTCCTTGAGTTAAAGAACTTCTTTGCAGTAGAGGAAGCTAAAGAAGAGATTAAGGAAGAAATTAAAGAAGAGCCTAAGGAAGTAGAGAAAGAAGAGGAAAAGCCTAAGGCAAAGACGGCTTCTAAAACTACTGCTAAGAAATAATAGGAGGGGTAATCATGGATTTATATGTCAATTATGAAGACATAAATGCCCAGTTCCTAGTAGAGAACTACCTGTTTGGGGTTCCATTAGAAGACTTATATGGTAACAAAATGGGTGAGGGCTTGCTAGACCATTATATCAAGTCTGCAATACTCTATACACAACGTATGTTACAAGTCATCATTGAGCCACAAGAGATAGAGGATGAGGTGCACGATTACTACCAAAATGACTTCATGAGTTGGGGATTCTTACAACTACACAAGAGACCCCTAGTAGAAGTACACAAGTTACAAATGAACTTTGGTAGCTATAATGCAGCGGAAATACCTAAGGATTGGATACGGCAATATGATATACCTGGACAAATACAGCTCTTCCCTACACAGGGAAGTGCAGGCAGTATGATCATAGCACAGAATGGTTCATTCCTACCTCTAGCTTTAGGACAATACTCTAGTGCTCCTGGTATCTGGAGAGTTAGCTATAAAGCTGGTATGGAAAGAATTCCTCATGACTTAGTAGAGTATATCATGAAGCGTGCTTCTATTGGTATCCTTCAAGTATGGGGTGACTTAATCATCGGTGCGGGTATCGCCAACCAGACTATCAGTATTGACGGTCTATCTCAATCTATTGGTACTACACAGTCTCCAGAGTTCTCTGGTGCTGGTGCTCGTATTAAAAACTATTCAGATGACATGAAAGACCTAGAGAAACGCCTAAAGGATACTTATTTAGGTATTAGTATGGGTCTTCTATAGGAGGTAAGTAGGATGACACAACCGTATAACTACAACCTCCCTACTGGTAACCAAGTTCGGGCTGACTTAAAGCCCGAACTATTTGATTCTGCTATACTACAAAAAGGTTACACTGTCATATGGGAACAAGGCATGTTCTGTCCTTGTATTGATATGAGGTCTGGTCAACCTGACTACGCTTGCCCTGAATGTGGGGGTAAAGGTTATGCTTACTTTGGTGCAAAGGAAACTAAAGCATTGGTAACTAGTATCAGTGGTAATAAAGACCAAGACCACGTAGGTCTCAATGAACAGGGTTCAGCTTACCTTACTCCTTTAAGTACAGACATGGTAGGGTTTAGGGATAAATTCACTTTTGTAGACTTTGATATTAAATTCTCTGAAGTAATAGCTAGAAGTGAGACTGCACTTGATAGACTAGATTATCAGGCTCTAAAAGTAATCATGGTTAAGTCCCTACACAAGGAGTTTACAGAAGGCTTTGATTATCTAGTGACTAACGATGGTAAGGATATTGAGTGGATTAATCCTTCAGCATTACAGCCTAAAGAAAGATACTCAATCCTTTATACTACTAAGCCAGTGTATATTGCTATCGGTCCAATACATGATCTTAGGGGCACTTACACGATGGCTAAAGGTGGAGGGGTGGAGAGCTTTGTTAGACTTCCTTCACAATTCCATATCAAGAGGGAGGATTTACTAGATGAAACTTTCAGTGCAGGTTGATATGGCTAGTCTAGAAGACCTCGTAAAGGATACGAAACGTGGAGTAGAATGGGGTAACGGAGAAGACCAATTCTATATACAGAATCCACAGTTTAAACAGGAGGAGAAAGAGGTATCTAGACCAGTAATGAAAGCTAAGGTTGAAGATGCTACTCCTAAGAAAGTTAAACTTAAATGGGGGAGGTTATAGACTTGATTCCGTTAATCGAGGATTACATCATTGAAAACATAGAAAACAAGTTAGACCTGCTTAAAAAGAATCCTTCCGCTATCAGTCGAATTGTGAAGCTAGATAAGGCAAGGCTGGATATGATAAGCAAATATCTAACTAAGAAAGAAATTCTTCTAAAGAAAGGCTACCCTAGAACACCTGCTGAATTACCTTGTATAGCTATCATGCTATCCACAGAGGATGAGACAGAAGAGGGTTTAGGAGACATGGGGTACAGTGGAGATGACCAATCGTTCCTTACAGTAGGTTTACCTTGTAAGTATGGAACAGTAGGTTATGAAATTCAACTGACTAAGCCGAATGTACAAAAGGTTCACAATATACGTCATAATGATACTGGGATGACTATCGAACAGTATGATGTTGACTATGCAAAGTCTAAAATTATTATTCATGATGAGGGCTTTGTAGAAGAAGGTGACATCTTTACTATTGAGTTTAGCTACACTAGTGGTGCACAAGAGACAGTACGAACGATGTTTGAAGCTGAGTATAGGATAGAAGTCTGGACAGAGAATGGAGACTTGACCGTAGACTTATACCACTTAGTTAAGTGGGCAATGTTATCAGGCAGGGACTTCCTCATAGATGAGAAAGACATCTACAGACAAAAGCTATCAGGTGGAGATTTTGAACCAGTACGTAGCTTTGAACCAGCGTTTGTATACAGAAGAGCATTAACCTTCTGGTGTCAATTTAGTGTAGACCCTATCAAAGATATACTCGATGATGACCTTCATGTAGTTACAGAAGTCCATGTGAATCAAGAGTATTATAATAGGGAGGATTCCTAATGGCTACTAAAAAGGAAGATACAAAAGTAGTACCTGTCGAGGAGATTCCTAGCTCTCGTATTCATTTCCGTGAGTTCATTCAGTTGCACACAAACCTAGACGCTGTAACAAGCTCAGGATTTAAGTCTACTTGTGGCTCTACGGAATGGATGTATTTAGAAGAGTGGCAGGAATGTTTAGACAAGTACAAATCAATATAAGAGAGGTGTTTTAAATGGCTTACGAAAACTCTGGTATTACGTTTAACGGACGTAGAATTATCCATCCAGGTGCTTATGATCGCATAGACACTAGTGCTATGACAGCCTCTACTCCTGGTAGCTTAAACAGACCTATCTTAATAGGTACTGCTGATGCTGGTGAAGCAGGTAAGGTAATGTGGTGGACAGACCCAAGTAAGGCTAGAGCATACTTTAAGAGTGGTGACCTACCTACTGCGGTTGAACTAGCGTTCTCTCCTCTACCAGAAGGTGGTGGCGGTGCATCTATCGTTGGTACGTTACTAGTTAACCCAACAGTTGCAGCTACTAAAGATGTAGGTGGAGGTAAGTGGACTGCTAAGGAGTTCGGTGCTATAGGTAACGAAATCCAAGTTAAGATGGAAGATGGTACTCTTGCAGGTACAAAGAAAGTTTCTGTATACCGCTTTAGTACTAATGACGTTGAATCTTGGGATAACATCGGTGCTATCTTAGAAGTAAACTATACAGGGTCTAAGGCTTATGCTGAGATTGCTGTAGCTTCTGGTGTTGTGACTACTAAGACTGGTGCTGATTCAGCTACAGCTACTGTAGACTTAACTGTTGATGGTAAGCTTCCACAGTACAGCACAGTAGATGCTTTAGTATCTTACATCAATAGCATGTCTGGATACTCTGCTCGTATCATCAATATGGCTGATGCGAAAATGCCTGTAACTGCTTTAGATACAGTGACAGCAGTAGCTATCAAGAATGCTCCTAAAACGTTACTGTCTGCTAAGATAGGTATTGAGACACGTGTAAACGTATCATCCCTATTAGTGAATGTATCTATCACGGGTACTCCAGCAAACTTCCCTTGGACGTACTTAGCAGGAGGACAAAAAGGTACTACACCTGCTTCATGGTCACCTCACTTTAGTACGCTACGTAAGGAGTTCTTCGACTTACTTTGTGTCCTATCCTCTGAGAGTGCTATCCATGCAGAGGCAGCAGCACACGTGCAAGTAATGGAAACACGTAGACAGAAGCAGTACTTATTCTTCGGTGGTGCAGGGGATGACCCACAAGCTCCAGAGGATAAGACTAAAGCTAAACAACGTGCATCTGCAATGAACTACCGTAGAGCGGTACTTTGCTACCCAGCAATTTACCATCCAATCGTAGAGAGTGGTAAGAAATTGTTACCAGGATATATGACTGCTGCTATGGTATGTGGACGTGTAGCTGGAGTACCAACTTCAGAGCCTATCACGTTCGACTTCTTCAATATATCTGGTTTAGGGGTAGACTTGGTAGCAGGTGACCCAGATATTGATGAATTAATCGCTTCAGGCGTATGTGTAATGGAACGAGTTCAGAATGGTGGAATTCGCCTAGCACAAGGTGTAACAACGTATCTTGGACCAGTACGTACACCTAACGTAGAGATCAGTACAGGACGTACAGCAGATGAAGTTTCTGACCGTGTTACAAACAGATTAGAAGACACATTTGTAGGCTCTAGCTCTGCAATTGCTACTAACTCTTCTGTAACTACAGAAGCTACTAACGTCTTAGACGAATGTACACGTGAGAAGTTAATTCTTGGATACCGTAACATTCGAGTACGATTCGAAGGTACTGCTGTATATGTTGATTATGAAGCTGCTATCACAGAGCCAATCAACTTTATCCTAGTTACATCTCACTTTGTCCCATCTAGTACGTTTAATAACCTAGTAGAGGGACAACAAATCTAAGGAGGTGACTACCTATGGGAATGGTAGATAAACAGACGGTACACGCTGGTCATACCATAAACATCCGTATCAGGGGTGAAATCGTTGGTAGGATTCAGGGCTTAGACGGTGAGCGTGATTTCGGTACAGAAGGTGTATACGAAATCGGTTCAATGATGCCACAAGAACACGTACACAATAAGTATACTGGTTCTGTAACATGTGAGCGATTCTTCGTACGTAAGAAAGACCTTGCACGTATCGGAATGGCTTCTGTGGGTGAAGAGGTACTGAAGAAAGATGTTATCACTATCGAGGTAGTAGATAAGTACACTAAAGAGATTGTTCGTTCTTACCACGGATGCTCTATTGGTAACTATCGTGAGAACTTCCGAGTTAATGCTATCGCAGGTGAAAACGCTAGCTTCCAATACCTATATGCAAGCTAATAATACCAACAATAGTGGGAGCAGGAGTATAACTTACATACTCCTGCTCCTATTTTTATTATGAATTAAAACTCAAGGAGGTATTACTATGTCAGAGAATATTAAAACTGTTACACTTAACACGTTACAGGACATTAACCAAGGGGATGCACGTACTCATACTTTTAAAGCAGACTTCACAGATGTAGACCCAGAATTCGTAGGTATGTTCACAGTACATCACCCTAATATGATGGATGAATTAGCTATTGGACGTCTATATGCAAGCTTAAAAGGTGGGTTGGAAGTAGACCAGTTCACAGACAATATTGCTACAGTTGTCTCTACACTAGATGTAGTGTTAGATAAGAAACCTGAATGGTTCCACGTTGGTAACTCAAAGGTAGACTATCCTATGTGGGAAGTTATCTACTTAGAGTACAGAAACTGGGTGGAATCCTTTCGTAAGCCAGATAAAAAAGATAACAATGAAGGAGATAGCAAAGACAAGCCAAGCGAGGTTCGAGTGGTGGGTACAGACCAAATTTAATGTTCTGTCTACAGACCCTAGATATAAAGCCTTGACAACCGAGCAATTTGACCTTATGTATCATCACTACCTTCTAGATAACCCAGAGGAAGAGGATGTAGTTAAGGCTGCTAATGACCCTGACTATAAGGAAGATGAGCCTGAACACTATGAAGACCCAGACTTCAAACATGCATGGGATAACATGGATGATGATGAGGTTGTACAGGATACTACAGGTAAGAAAGAAGAGGACGAATTTGAGGAGGTGTAGTAGATGGCTAGAAATCGGACAGATGCTGATATTAAGTTTAGGGCTGATACTACAGATGCCCTCTCTGACATAAAGCAACTGGAAAGCAAGGTAGCCAAGCTAAAGGACTTAGCTAACCAGGGTGAGCACTCTCAGGGAGGGCTACTCTCCTACAGACAAGTCTCTATGTACAGAAAAATCCTAGGTGAAACTGAACAACTCTATGATAAGCACTATAAACGCTTGGAACGTATGGAAGCGGATTATGGACGTAAGGTAGAGGAAAATCAGAAGAAGATTAAGAAGTATCAGGAACAACTTAGGAATGCTCAAGGGGGCAATAAGTGGGGCGATGTAGCAAGCCCTAGAGTACAGCAGTTCTATCAGTCTAGGCTAGATCAAGCTACTGCTGATAGAGACAAAATTAAATCTGGTTCTAATGAAGCTGAAATGCAACGCCTACGTTCAGTTATAGACCAGATGAATCCCTCTATACAACAACGTAATGATAACCGTGACCGTATAGATAGAATGCATGAACGTGACCCTGTAACCGAGCGTATGCTCTACGGGGTTACCTCTGCTGTACAGTCAGCAGGTATTATTGCTAGTATAGGTCAGATGTTCAATTATGGTAACCGATACGCTGATATACTGAGACCACAGGAACTACAGGCTTCTCAAATGGGGCAGAAAATTGGCTACGGTGAAGGTGGCAATGATGAAACCCTCCGTGAGAGAGCAGTAAATGTAGGCTTGAAGAATCAGTATAAAACAGGGGAAACTCTACAAACACAGTCCATATTGGCTGCTGGTGGTAGGACTAATCTAGACAAGCTAGATGCAGATACTGAATCAGCACAAGCATTTGGACGTAATACGGGTACTAACCCTGACCAACTTGCTAATATGGGTAGTATGCTCCAACGTATGGGAGCTATGGATGAGGGGCAAATGAAACGCTTATCAGACTTGATAGGTGGTGCTGTATCTAAAACCAAGATGAGTGGTCGAGAAGAGGAAATGATGAGAGCAACTACTTCTCTAGCACAATCAGTGAGTAGAGGGCTACCAGAATTTAAGGATGACCAGTTCAAGAACATGTTATCTGCACAAGTCATGTTAGGTCAGCTATCTCCAGAGCTTAAAGGTGAGCGTGGCTCTAAGTTACTAGGAACTATGGATGCAGGTTTCAAGGAGGGTAACCATACCTTAGACGTATTAATGCGTAATGGTAACTCTGATTTCTTAGGAGTAGAGGGTACTTGGAAAATGAAACTGCAACAAGAAGAGGGTATATCAAACCCTAAAAACATCACTGACCTAGTAAAAGGCTTGAAAGCTACCTATGGTAAGGATGTATTGAAGACTAGTCAAGGTCAAGCAGTAGCAGGTATGTCCCTATCTCAAGGTCTTGGAGTATCTAAGAAAGAGAGTCAGAAACTTATTGAATCTGGCTTCCTAGAGAAGATGGAGCAAGGGAAAATGCCTACTTCTAAGGAACTTGAAGATGCAGGTATGAAAGACTTAGCGAAAAAGGCAAAAGCATGGAATAACGCTGAATCTAAGAACTGGACAGGGAATGAAGCAGGGTATGAGCGAACTGGTACTGAAACTGGGGGTAATATTTGGTCAGGTATCTCTAGCTATGCTGGGCAGGCTTTTAACTCTCTTAATCCTTGGGTAGCATTCGGTGGTATGTCTGCTATGGCTCTTGGTGGCTCATACATGATGGGTAAGTATGGTAGAATGGGCTTATCCAGAGGTTTATCTAACCTTAGACCTAACATAGGTCAACAACGTGGAGCACTACCCCCTAGAGGTGGTAACTTCATGGGTAATGTTAAGAACACTGCTGGTAACCTTTGGAACTCTACTAAGTCTGGTGCAGGCTCTCTATGGAACTCTGCTAAGAGTGGTGGCTCTAAGGCTTGGAACTGGGGTAAAGGTCTCTTTAAAGGCGGTGGTGGAGGTACTCCTCCTAGTGGTGGTGCTCCTGCTGGTGGTGGCTTCTGGAATGGAGCAAAGAGCCTAGGAGGAAAGGTACTTGGTCCACTAGCTACTGTAGGTAGTATGACATGGGCTGCTGACTTAGGGGATGACGCAGGGGACTGGTTATTCGGACACGACAAAGGACAGCTAAAGCCTAAGCCTATGCTAGATCCATTTGGTAAGGATGAGTATTACAAAGAGGAAAAACGTAACGCCTTTGTACGTGGTTGGAATTGGCTTACTGGTGATGAGGAAGAAGATAAGAAGAAGGAAGAGGCTAAGAAAAAAGAGGTTAAAAAGAAAGAAGCCGAACCTCTACCTAAAACTGAAAAAGACACTGCCAAGCCAATACCAGAAGCTAAGAAGGATGAGGGAACCGATAGCACTAAGAAAGAGCTAGAGGTGGACAGTATTAAAGTTAAGGATAAGTCTGTACAGGAGTACCTAACCAAGGAGAAGGACGGAGTATCTAAGTCTACTCCTGGCTCTAAGTCATCCTCTAAAGATGACGTAGACACTAACATCAAGTTAGTTAAAATAGAGCACACTGTTAGGGTTGAGTGGACAGGCAACAACTTATCTCCAGACAATGAATACAAGGTTTCAGGTAGTATCTCTAACTACTTCTCTACTGCAACTGATATCCTCATGGGTAAAGGCGGTAATGGAGGGGCAACTGCATTTGGAGGTATGAATCTATCCAGAGACCAGAGCCGAGAATAGGGAGGTTATATCATGGTAGTTCAACGATATAAACCTAATGCCGAGGTCACTTTCTTTACTGAAGAGGGTCAGCTAGTAGCAAGGGGTGTAGCTGACCCTAATAGTAAGGTAGACAATGACATTGTGGCGGTCTACACTAATAGAGATATAGGGGAAGATGCTCCTGTATTCAATATAACCCTCACTAACCGAAAGCCTTGGCATAGGTGGATTACTGCAAATGATATGTTAATTATCAAAATGTGCAGACCACCTGAAGCCTTGGCTGAAGTTATGTTTGGACTAGTAGACTTTGCAGGCAAGACTGTAGACGCTAACAACGATGCGCCGTCTCGTACTATTTCAGTAAAGGGCAGAGGGTTTGCTAAAGCATTCATACAGTTTGATATTGGTATCGTGCCTGAAGCACAGTTCAATATTGAAAAGCTAGGTTGGGTTCAGACTCTTGGTATTACACTAGACCAAGCAACCCCAGACCAGCTAGCAAAAGCAGCATACGATAAGATAGCCAAGCCTTTCATAAACTACAAGTGGAAAGGCTCTAAAGCTTTATTCGACATACTGAAAACTAAGTTTAGTGCAAGAAAAGATATGAAATTACTAGACACGTCTGGTTTAATGGCATGGCAAGGTAGTTTGCTAGGTATGTACAATGCTATAGCAGAAAAGCCTTTCCATGAGATATTCTACGAGGTAGAGAATGGCTCCCCTACTATGGTTATTAGAGAGACTCCTTTCAATAAGGACAAGTGGGATAAGTTGCCTTCTGTAGAAATTGGAGACCAAGACGTAGTGACGGACGATACAGGCAGAGGAGACCTAGAGACTTACACAATGTTCTCTGTAAGTGCCAAGACGTTAATGGCTCCAGATGATATGTTTAAGACCTTTGGGGTTCGTCCATACTGGTATCCACCATATAAGAATAAATATGGTATCAGACGCTTGACAGTAGAGACTTCTTATCTAGCAGTAAATGGTACCCCTACTGGAGGAGGAACGGGTACAGGTGGTACAGGTGTAGGTGCTGGAGGTACTACAGGTGCTCCCCTTAATCCTGACCCTCCAGGTGTGGGCGGTAATACAGGAGGTAACAACGGAGGTACTGGTACTAACCCAACCAATCCAACTACTCCTACTGACCCTAGCCAACCAAATGCTGGTAACGGTAGCCAAACTACTACAAACCAAGATGGTTCTACGGGTACAACACCTGCTAATGGTAACGGTACTGGTTCTGTTGACTTGATGAAAGGTCTTATGGAAGACCTATATAATTGGAATATTCTTAATAACCATTTCTATAGTGGAAATCTCGTTGTAAAAGGCAGTAACAAATACAAGGTGGGAACAAGACTTGTATATAAATCGGTAGAAGACAATTCCACTATTGAATATTACATTAAGTCAGTCACCCAGAATTTCAATACCTTTGGTGCATGGGTTACAACTCTAGGGGTGATTAGAGGGTGTGAACCATCTAAACGCTTTAGCCCACCAGTAGGCAAGTTCGAACAGTACGAAGGTCATGGCTTCTTAGGTGACAACAGTACTATTGCAGAGCAAAAAGCTAGTGGCGGTTTACCTAACCTCAATGACCTGTGGAGTCAGATATTTGGAGGTATGTTCGGTGGAGGCGGTCTACTAGGGGGCTTAATACCTGGACTAGGTGGTGGATTAGGAGTAGGTATAGATGGTAGTGCTGCACAGAAGGTAGTAGCAGGTGCCCAGAGTATCCTACAAAATGGTATCAATGGTGTGAGAGTTCGCTATACGTTCGGTGGAGGTAACCCTGCATCAGGTGCTCTAGACTGTTCATCCTTCACTCAATACGTTTACAAGACTTATGCAGGTATAGATATTGGCAGGGTTACTGGGGAACAGGTTAAGAAAGGTACTGAAGTATCTAAGCAAAATCTACAACCAGGTGACTTAGTATTCTTCAAGAATACTTACAATAGTGGATACATCTATGGGGTTTCTCACGTAGGTATTTATGTAGGTAATGGTAACTTTATTGAGAACTCTAGTTCTAAGTCAGTTACCCTAACTGCTTTAAGTAATTCCTATGCTACTGCCCACTGGCTGATGGGAAGGCGTGTACTAGCAGCCTCCACTGGTGGAGGAGGTACAGGCGGTGGTGCTGGAGGTGCAGGTAATGGTCAAGTATCTGCTGGTGCTGGTGGTACTAAGTTCATAGCGACTGTGTATAGTTCACCAAACATTGACAATTACTCACCAAACACTACTACTGCTGTAGGTGCTCCTACTGTAGAAGGTGTTACTATAGCAGTTGACCCTAAAGTCATACCACTACACAGTCAGGTACAGATTACTTGTCCTTCCTATCCAGCAGTCAATGGTACCTATACTGCACAGGATACAGGTAGTGCAATCAAAGGTAACCGTATTGATATCTACTGGGAAGGTAGACCACCTAGGAATGCGGAAGCAGTTAAGAAGGCTATGAATAACTTCGGTAAGAAGGAAGTCTTTGTTAAGGTACTAAGATACGGGAAAGGGTGATTGCTATGCAATTTCAACCACATCTTGGTAGGGAATTTAAAGATAACTACAAGCCACAGGACAGACTTAACTTCATGTCCTTGGCTAAGGTTATCAAAGTCCACCATAAGCACCATACAGCAGATGTGCAGTTGATTAAAACTAATGACACCATACGTTCCAGTGAAGAATCTGAAGGTAAGTATAGTGCTAAGATACTTACTCAAGGTGCTCACTTTGATGATACAACAATAGGAACATCTGGTGTCATGTACCCTATCCAAGAAGGTCAGCTAGTAGTAGTTGCCTTCTTGGATGGAGTATACACACAACCAATTATTATTGGTAGTACTCACAATAACAAAATGGATGAGTTTAATATTCTTCCTAATAGATACCCTCTAAGACCTGACAGTTCTCTAGAGGATATGAGGGAAGCACTAAAGTACCTCAATGTACATCCATCTCAATTCTACACAATGATAGATGGTATAGGTTCTGTGGAGATGTCCCACCCTTCTAAGACTTTTCTAAAGATTGACCCAGACTTATACAGTGAGATATCGGATGAGCATGGAGGGTTTGACCACCAACATTTAACAGAGCGTGACCCTATGACGTATAGACCTCGTTCTGCTAAGACAGAGAATACTGCATACCCTGTTAAAACGCTCTTCAACTACAGAACTAGCTTTGAGGATACTGACACTACTTGGACTAAGTTCTTCCTTAATAGCGACGGAATGCTTAGGGTGACTAGAGATACCAACGATGAAGCTATAACTTACCAAGAGTTAGGTGCACGTGGGGAGTACAAAGTTCGTAGACAATTAGATAGCTCTAAGCATGGTGAGGGTAAAGACTTTGTAGAGCTAGTCATCGAAGAAACAGGTAGAACCATTATTAAGAGGTCTGTAGATGGCAATGAGTCTATGATAGAGATAAGCGAGCTAGGAGACATAGCACTAGAGAATTCTACAGACACCTATGTCAGAGTAACCGTTGATGGGGATATTAATTTACGAGCAGATGGAGAACTAAATATAACAACCCAGAACGGTAAAGCTTTTCCAGTATTGGTTTCTAGCGAAGAACCGCCAAACCCAAAGGACGGGTTAATTTGGTTAGACACAAGCATTCCAACGGAGGTGCCTAAGCCATGAATGCACAAAACGATGGAAAGAACAAACTTAGACGTATGGAATTCATCTTCAATGGTCAATCCTTTAAACTAGCATTAAACCCAGAGGAATACGACCAGTCTCAACCTAGCAGGGTGGCTATTACCCAAACTAAAGGTGGGGCTTGGGTAGATGACTGGGGTGCTGGTATTGCTAATATCAGCATGAAAGGTACTACTGGTTGGAAGAATGGTACAGGAGACCCTACTAGTGGTTTCAAGAAGTTTAGAGAGTTACAAGCAATGGTAGAAGCTTACTACACTAAACTACCTCCTGGCTCTACTATACCAGCAGATAAGGAAATGATATTCCATAACTACACAGATGAACAGCACTACGTAGTAATACCTAAGGTTTTCAGGCTATTTAGGTCTGTAGCTAGACCATTGCTTTATCAATACCAGCTTGAGCTAATATGTCAACGTGATGCTAGTGCTCCTGCTAGTCAAGGTAGATCCGTTGAAATACGACAGGGAAGGGTGCAGTGATGATATGTATGCTAATCCATCAGAAGACTATATCTCTGCTAATATGAATTCTAAGGCTCTTAACTACCTGTTAGACACTATGTGTAACATTAGCGCTGTATTGGGAGATACGGATGGTAAGGTAACTATAACTACAGCTACAGATATTACCAAGTCTTTAGATATAGCTGGTACTGGGGCAGTCCTGTCCAACACTGAAGTTATACAGGACGCTCCTTCTTCATATCTAATTGAAGAGTATTATACTCCAGAGGTAGTTTATGAATCCTATCTTACTTATATAGGGATGAGGTCAGGAGACCCATACTATGTACTGAGTATAACTGATAGTAGAGAGGTAACAAGCCCTCTTCTAACTCTAACTAGAGAGCCTCATGTACCTGCTTACCTTACTATCAGAAGCCTTTACTTGGAAGCCTTCAGCCTGTACAAGAATGCTATAGAGCTAAAGACTCTAGACTCTTCACACGCAGATAAGGTCATAACCAATTGTAGGGTGCTTGCTTCATTCTTAGCTACTAAAGACAAAGTGAACTATGACCTGTTAGAAGTACTAAAGACCTTAAAAATGTCCCTAATGTTCCTTAAACACTACGCTTACTTACTACCTGAACAGGAGGGATACTAATGAAATATCGTAAGTATTTGGTCAAGCACAGTGACACAATACAAATGATAGCCCAGAATGAGCTAGGAGACGCTGCTAAATGGACTGAACTAGCTCTTTTGAATGACTTGGCTTACCCATTCATTGATACCCTCTCTAGTAAAGGTGTGGTAGCTCCTGGGGATTATCTATTAATCCCTATGGGTGAGGGTATGGAATCTGACCCTAGCTTAGTGTATGGTCAAGACCTTTTGCTAACCACTGACAAGTTCAGTCTAACAAATGGTACGAACGGTGACCTTATAGCTCAAGATGGAGACTTTGCTATAATAGATGGAGTACAAACCCTTAAACAGGACTTATTCCACAGACTGCTTACACCTCTAGGCACTCTCCCTTATCATCCTAATTACGGTAGTAACATGCCAATGTTAGTAGGTACTGTCAGAACAGATGAGTGGCGAGTTAAGATGAGTATAGAGGTAGCAAGGACATTCAAGAGCGATGCTAGAGTACTAGATGTTGCCAACATTAAAGTAGAGCCTATTGACAATGGTGTTATCATTGAATGCGACATCATCACAGATGTAGGGGAAACTAGAATACATGGCATTATATAGGAGGTGTGACAGATGAAAATAAAGACTATGAAAGAGATAGTGTCTGACATGGCAGGTTATATGGTGACTGTTGGTAGTAAGATTACTAACTTCAATCCAGGCTCTATAGTAAGGACTCTGTTTGAAGCGGTAGCTACAGAGATAGAGCAATTATACTTCAAAATGAAGAAAGGTCATGCTGAAGCTATAGAAGGCTCTCTGTATACTAGCTTTGGTTTCAGTAAGACACCTGCTGTTAAGTCTACTGGTTTGTTAACCCTAGAGTTTAAAGCGCCTTTAAGCCTAGTATTTACAATCAGTAAAGGACACACATTCTATACAGTTCCAGTAAAGGGAAAGGTTATCTACTTTGAATGCTTAGAGGATAAGACTGTTCCTATAGGTGAAACCTCTGTAGATGTCAAAGTTCAGTGTACAGAAGCAGGGGAGGTTGGTAACGTACCACCTCTATCTATCCGTAGTGTAATGTCTCCGTTGCCAATGGTAGAGCGTATGTACAACTTATCACCTTTCCATACAGGCTTACCTGAAGAGACTACTGAACAACGTAAGAAGCGCTTCAGTAACTTCATTGGTACTTTACAGAGAGGTACGGTTGAGTCCATAAAGTATGGGGTGTCTCAAATACCTGACGTTGCTGGGGTTAATGTGAAAGAGGATGTAGGTCTTATCTATATCTACGTTCATGATGCACAAGGTCAGTTACCTGCTCCGCTACAAGCACAAGTAGAGAATCTCCTACCTAATTACAAGTGTGGAGGAATCAAACCTATTGTATCAAAGGTTAATATCAAGACGGTAGACATTGACATCAAGGTTACTATTGAGAATGGGTTTGATAAAGGCACATATGCTCTAATCATCTACAACTCTGTTAGTACCTTCTTAGAAAAGTATACGGTGGGCAAACCTTTACTAAGAGCTGAGTTAGTGAGGTTCATAATGAACTTAGACTACAATGCTATAATGAACGTTAATCTTAGTATTGACAAGGACGTTATAGCAGTAGAGAACGAATTAGTAAGACCTGGTAAGCTTACTATAAATATAGAGTAGGAGTGGTTTACATGGCATTCATTAGTAAACTAGCTTCCTTCTTTAATAGAAAGTCTAAAGGGGAGTTAGGCAACCTAGCAGGTGCTTGGCAGAAATCCCTTGATAAGGCTGAATCAGACCTAACAGAGCTAGAACTCCAATATATTATAGACACTGCTACTGGTGAGTGGCTAGAAGAATGGGGTTCTTGGTTCGAGGTTAGTAGGAAGCTCAATGAAACAGATGAAAAGTATAGAGTCCGAATTAAGCTGAAAATGACCAGAGCCAAGAGTACTATCCCAGCACTAGTAGCAGCGGTTAAAGAGGCAATGGGAGAGGATACAATTGTAGTGCCTTATGAGACCTATAAGGACTTGTTTATACACAATATGTCCCCCCTAAGCGGAACACACAAGTTACAAGACGCTGAGTACACTAGGCTTGCAGTAGTAGTACTGAAGATAAATAAGCAACTTACTCCAGAAGCTGACCTATTGGTTCGTAGTGTTAAAGGTGCAGGTATAAGACTTATAATTGAATACGTGCCTAATCTACAGCCACAACCTTAATCATACCCTGTACCGCAATATGCGGGCAGGGATATTTTATTAGAAATTAGAATAGTAGAACTGAACGAAAAGGAGATGAAAACCATATGATTAATAAAGACGCTCCTTACTACGATGACTTTGACCCAACCAAGAAGTACAGTAAGATTTCCTTTGTACCAGGTAGGGTAGCCCAAGCACGTGAGTTTACTCAAATGCAGACAATCATGTATGAGTATCTTAAACGAGTGTCAGATACACTGTACAGAGACGGTTCTGTAGTGTCTGGGATGGGTTGGACTCTGACTAGTAACACAATAAAGATTGAAGCAGGTAAGGTATATCTTAAAGGTGTGGTTCATCTGTTCGATGCCCAAGAGATACCTATTACTAAAAAAGGTAAGGAAATTGTAGGTGTTAAGCTGAAAGAAGAGATAATTACTGAAGCTAATGACATCTCCCTTACAGACCCAGCCCTTAATATGGGTAACTATGGACAACCAGGTGCTCATAGGGTTAAGTCTAGTGTTGAGCTTAAAATCAATGACCCTGATGCCTCTCCTATCTATGAGTTTAATGAAGGAGAGCTACAGTTAGAAATGGCAAGACCTCAATTCGATAGCGGATTGATGGATATGTTAGCTAAACGCACTAAAGACACTAACGGTAACTATCGAGTGGTTGGACTAGATTTAAGTGCTGAAGAGCACGATGCCAACAATATGAGGGTTATAGTAGAGGCTGGTACAGCATATATAATGGGTTATGAAGTTATTAAGGTGACCCCTGTTAAGAAGATTATACCTAAGGCTTTAGATACTCGTGTTGTGCAGAATGAACCACAGATATACTTAGGAAACCAAGACAAGTACCCATTGAATAACGCTCCTGCTAAACGCATAGACCGTGTATCAGGTGAGGTACAGATTACAGAAACCGTTACAAGGGGTGCTACTATTAATGGTATGGACTCACTAAGTAAGACTCCTGTAGCTGATATAGTATCTATCACTGGTTATACTAAGGGAGCAGACTATCAATTATCTGCTGATAAGGTAGACTGGGGTGTTGGTGGCGTAGGTGCTCTTGAGCCTGCTACTGGTTCTACGTATTCTGTAACATATAAGTATAGAAAGAACTTTGTCGACAATACAGATTACAAGCTCACTACTATCACTGATGGATGGGGTGTAACAAAAGATTACATCCAGTGGCTTGCAGGGGATAAGCCTGTTAATAATACACAGGTCAACCTTGACTACCAGTTCTACTTACCACGTGCTGACTTAGTGTCTATTGACCGTTATGGTAACGTAATAGTAACTCAAGGTCAGAGTGATGTAGAATCGAACGTAGTAGCTCCACAACCATCTAGTGATGAACAGCTAGTCCTTGGTGCGGTTTATATAAATCCTGGACCAAATAATAAGACTGCTAAGACTAAATTCAATGCCATAACAAGAATGGAAATGGGAGAGATTCAACGTCTAGCTAGACGTGTTGATGACTTGGAGTATAACCAAGCAATAACAGCCCTTGACCGTGACGCAATGGCAGGAGAACTACCTTCAGACTTAAAAGGTATCTTCTCTGATAGCTTTAGGTCTGTTACACGTGGTGACTTATCTCATCCAAACTTCAATATTATGTACTCGTTAGAAGATGGGGTAATTATGTTACCTACGGATACAACTAAGGACATCAAGCCAAATATTAATATGGACTTGTCTAATGTTAAGTCATTTGGTCGTTTAATAGGTGCTCCTATGAATGAGGTTGTGGGCATTGAGCAGCCATATGCTACTCAATCAATGTTAGTCAACCCTTATCTATCATTTAACGTATTCTCTAGCTTGAAGCTTACACCTGCTTCAGATAACTGGGTGGATGAGAGCTATATCAAGATTGAGAACACTGAATACAGTGTACGTAACTTCTATCGTTGGTGGGGACACCCAGAAGCAGTACCTTGGGTACAAGACCTGTTAGACCTTAAGATGGATGATGGAAGAACAGTAGGAGACTGGAGACCACCTTGGACACCAGGTGAAACAGTGGATACTTCACCTAGAACAACCGTATCTAAGGTTGAGAAGTCTCGTAGTATATTAGAAGATGCTATTACTGTCATGAGACAGATTGACATAGAAATCTTCTGTGAGAACTTACAACCTTCAGCAGATAACCTAGAGCTAACGTTCGATGGTGTTCGTGTATCACTTACTCCTGTCAAGGGTAGTGTGTCAGGTGCTAATCCTGGTACTGTTAGAGCTAATAGTTCTGGTCAAGTGTGGGCTAAGTTTAGAATACCTGCTGGTGTTAAGACTGGTACTCGTGAAGTTATGTTACGAAACAGTACTAACTCTGCGGTGGCTTCATTCACATCTATTGGTACTAAAAGAACAGTTACAGATACTATTCTAACTAAACGTATTACCCTAGTGCCTGTCGATCCACTAGCACAGACATTTGAGTTCGATAGAGACACTTTAATGACCTCTGTAGGGGTTTACTTCTCTGCCAAGCATGACACAAAACCTTGTACGGTACAGATTCGTAACGTAGTCAATGGTTATCCAAGTAACGTTATCTATGCTGAGAAGGTTCTACAACCTTCAGATATTAAGACTAGCTCTAACGCTATTTTGGAAACTAAGATTACATTTGATGACCCTGTTATGTGTCAAGCTAACATCCAGTACTGTATAGTGGTTCTGTCAGACAATGACAAACACTCTATGTGGGTGTGTGATTTAGGTCAGAAGGACGTTACTACTGGAGTACAAGTTACTCAACAGCCATACCTGATTGGTATGTTATTCAGCTCTAAGAACGCTAAGACATGGACTGCTCACCAGTCTATGAACATGAAGTTCAAGGTATATAAAGCTGAATTCCAACCTACAGGAGTAATTGAGTTTGACCCTATCTCTAACTTAGGAGCAGACCGTCTAGTACTTCTTGCAGATTACCTAGTACCTGCTAATACAGGCTGTATCTGGGAGGTTAGTTTGGATGATGGGATGTACGTTCCACTAGCCAACTATGAGCCACATGACTTATCACAGATTGTTAGTAAGGTTAAGCTGAAAGCTACCTTCAAGTCTGAAAAGAATATGTCTCCATTAATGTCTAAGGATAGTTTCACCTTAGTAGGATTCATGTCAGGTAAGACAGGTTCATACCTAGGACGTACAGTAGAGATGCCTCAAATCTACACTACTGTTAAACAAACTTATGATGCTCACTTACCTGCTGGGTGTACAGTAACTCCACAGTTCAGTTATGACGATGGAGCTACTTGGATTACACCTCCTCTAGTAAGTAGTCAACAGGTATCTTCTGATTATATTAGATATAACCATGAGGTAGCTGTACCAGCAAATAAGAATGCTAAGAAGTTCAAAGCACGCTTAAATCTATCCACACCTAATGCGGTAATTAGACCTACGGCTAGAAGGTTCATTAATATTATGAAGTAATGAGTTTGGGCAGGTATATTATACCTGTCCATTCTTTATGCACTTTTAAATTTACAGAAAGGGGATGTTGGTATGCCAGAAATGAAGGTACTGGAGAGTGGGGGTATAGTATTCGTCCCTACGGCAGAGGAACAAAAGGTAGCAGATATGAAGATACAAGCACAGAAAGACCTAGAAGAAGCTCAAATAATAAAGACCCAAGCCCAACAAGAGCTATTCGAGGTCAGGCAAATGAAGGAAGAAATAGAGGTGATACACAGAAGAGCAGAGAAAGTATTACAAGACTTGAAGGAGATGAGACGAAATGGCTAGTATGAAGGTCAGATTAGGCGGTAAGTGGGTAACTGTAGCAGGTGGCGGAGTATCTCAAGAAGACCTGCAACACGTAGTAAATGAAGCTAATGACTATGCCAACAAGTTAAAGGAACAAATAGATGACGACATCAAGGCTATGGGTGACACTATTGAAGGTTTAGAGACTAATATTGAGGGTGCTTTCTCTGATGGCATTATTACTAAGACTGAAGCAAGACGTATTCAGTCTTATATAAACACTTTAGAGACTAACAAGGCACGTTTTGATAAAGAGTATAAGAGTCTTATTGAGAATGAATTCATGAACGCTAATGATAAGCAGGGCTTAATCAGTGCTAAGACTAGTCATGATGAGAAGTTTGACCTGCTTATCAAAGCTATTAATGATGCTATTGCAGATGGAAAAGCAACTGTAGAAGAGGCTACGCACGTTAATACTAGCTTTGCTAACTACAACAATGCAGCTGCTGTACTTACTTCTGCTATCTATGAAGCAATTGATGATATTGCAACTAATAAAACAGGAGTGGCTCTAGAAGAAGCTAAGACATTTGCTAGTCAAGCAGCAGAGGGTGTTAAGACTATACTAAACGCTGAAGTAGATGGTGTTAAGAAGTCTGTAACTGACCTAGATACAGAAATCAAAGGTGCATTCCGTGATGGTATTATACAGGAGAATGAGTTATCTTCTATCAAGACTTATTTAAACACCCTTGATACGTCTAAGCAAGGCTTAGATAAAAGATATGACTCTACGTATAACAATGTTGACCTACCTGCACAGAACAAGACTAATCTCGTTACTGTTAAGATAGATTATGACCGCTCTTACAATGACCTAATCAATACTATCAACGATGCCATTCTTGACCAATTAGGTACTCCAGAAGAGCAAGAGCTTATCAATACAAAGTTTAAAGACTACAACCAAAAACTTGCGCTATTGACAACTCAATTGGAACTTGCAATTGAAGCAATTTCTAAGACTAAATCTACTAGAGCAGAAAAGAACGCAAAAGACTATTCTGACCAAATCAAAGGTGAGATGGCAGATGAGATTCAAGGGGTAGAAGATGCTACCACTGCATTGAAGACAGAAGTTCATACTACTTTTAAAGATGGAATCATAGATGCAAGTGAGGCACAGAAAATTAAGTCTTATATAAACTTATTGGATAACAATAAGAAAGCCTTAATTGAGAGATACAATGAACTAGTTAATAACGGATTTATCTCTCCAATAGCTAAAACAACTCTTATCTCTAAGAAGACCTTATTTGATACTAAATATGGTCTACTTATCAGTGAGATTAACAATGCTATAGCTGATGGTCAAACTACTGTAGGTGAGTCTCAAGCAGTAGATACTGCCTTCAATACGTATAATGACTCTGTTAAAGAGTTTACAAACGCTATGGAGAAAGCAGCAGATAGCATAGCACAAGGTAAAGCAAATGCAGCAGAGTTTAATGCTGGACAGTATGCAGATGAGGCTAGCAATCGTCTAGATGTAATTAAAGTACGTTACATCAAGAATACTATCACTGGCAACTCTGTAAATGCTTACAAACACTGGACTGAAATTAAGGCTGTCAGCAAAGGTGTAAACGTTGCCACTACAGGTACAGTTACAGGTAGTACTGGTGTTACAAACCTTGGAGTTGTTAACAACGATAAGGTAGATGACCAGTTTGCAGAAGACCGTACAACAGGAGAGTCTTGGGTACAGATTGACTTAGGCACTGTTAAAGAGGATATAGACTATATCCAATTATGGCACTTCTACTCTGATGCTAGAACCTATAATGGCAATAAGTTAGAAGTATCTGCTGATGGTCAGAAATGGTACACTATGTTTAGTAGTGACAAGTCAGGTACGTACAAGGAGTCTGCTGATGGGTTTATTATACCTGTCAATGCTGGACGTATCTATAATCACACAATCCAACGTATCTCTAATACTGAGACTCAAATTACTAACATCAATGGTGAATTACAGTCTAGAGTAAAGAATACAGAGTTTGAACAAGGTATTAAAGAATCTAAGGAACATGCAGATGCAGTAGCACAAGCAGTACGTAATGAACTATCTAACTTCTCTAACCTTATCACTACTCGTATTGATGGCATTGAAGACCAAGTGGATGGTAACATCACTACGTGGTTCTTAACAGGAGCACCTACCCTATCTAACGCACCAGCAGTAGACTGGAATACAGACGTATTAAAGGATACTCACTTAGGAGACCTTTACTATGACTCTGCTACAGGCTATTGCTACCGATTCCTAAAGAACGGTCTTATCTATGCTTGGGCTAAGATAACTGACTCTGATGTTACAGAAGCTATACAAAAAGCAGCTAAGGCACAAGATACAGCAGATGGTAAGAGACGAGTATTCGTTGTTCAACCTATCCCTCCATATGATGTGGGTGATTTATGGGCACAGGGTTCTGCTGGAGACCTAATGCGTTGTAGTGTTGCTAAGGCTGAAGGTGCACTGTATAATGCTGGAGACTGGAGTAAAGCTTCTAAATACGTTGATCAAAAGGCAGTAAACGATACATTAAACCCATTCGTTACTAGACTTGAGACTGCTGAGTCTTCTGTTACACAGAATGCTAGGGAAATCTCGGAACGTGTTAAAATAGATACCTACACCCAAGAGATTACAAATATCAATACTAACATTGGTAACATTGACTCTGCACAAAAAGGAACTGCTGATAAGTTAGACAAACTAGCTATAGGTGGACGTAACTTACTGAAGAACAGTGGTAACTTTGTTACTATAGAGAACTGGACATCTGCAAATACAGCTACTGCAACTGTAATGCTGGACAAGGATGACCTTAAAATCAGCAAAGTTGGTCTTACATCTAATGTTCATATTATTAATCCTAGTCTACAGAGAATCACAGATTGGGATGTTAACAAAGACTATGTTGTTACTATTAGAGCTAAAGGTTCTGTCGGCTTTGACCTTAGCTTAGGTCTTCATAATAGTGGAGCTACTGTTACAACCCTTCCTATGACTTCTGTAGGCACTGTTACTACTGAGTTTAAGGAATTCTCCTTAGTATTCAAACCTAAAGTTAACGGAATTGTAGACTTCCGAATTGGTACTACTGCGATGCCTAATGGCTCCTCTTTATGGATTGACTGGGTTAAAGTTGAAGAAGGTAATAAGGCTACTGCTTGGTCACCTGCACCAGAGGACTTAACTGACTATGCAGACGTTGCAGTAGGTAAGATACTAGACTCTTCATTCGAGAAAGGTCTACGCTTCTGGAGTGGATACAACGCTACTATTGATGTGGGAGCACCATTACAAAGCAGTGTAGTTTATGGAACTTCTTCTGATAGTCTTACTGGTAGAACAGCTATGTCAATAAGCAATGCTGAAGGTTGGATATTCTCTGCTAATGCTATTCCAGTTGATACAAGCCGAGTATATCGAGTACGCTTCCGTATTAAGAAGACTAAGGATGTAACTGGTGGTGGGACTAACGTATATGCTGGTGTTGCAACCTACGATAAGAATGGTAATCTACAGACTACATCTCCTGGTAACCACAGATACTGTGCGGTAGCAGGCAAGCCTTTAAAAGTGGCAGATGGATGGCAGTTATACGAAGGGTATATTACTGGTGAAGGGAATGCAACACATAATCAGTTTAGACCAGGTACTGCTTATGTAAAGCCTATGTTTGTAGTGGATTACCAAGCTGGTGTGGGTGGTACTAACATCATAGACTTAGTTGACTTTGAAGACGTTACTTCCCAGATTAAAGCACAGGACTACTCTGAAACTAAGATAGGTGAAGCTAAGGTTGCACAAGAAGAGTACGCTAGAGCACAGGCAGAGGCAGCTAAGATAGTAGCTAACGCCTATGCAGATGGTATTGTGGATGCTGAAGAGCAACGTGCAATAGACGATGCCAATGCAAAGCTAGCTCAAGCTAAGGCACACGCAGAACAAAAGGCAAAAGAGGCACAGGATGCAGCACAGGGCTATGTAGATGGCATTGAGATAGGTGGTACTAACCTACTCAAAAACTCTGGGTTTAAGGATGGCTTCAACTACTGGACAGCAAGTACCAACGTTACTATAGACCCTACTAGAGAGTTTGAGGGTTATCCTACTGTCCTCAGTAACCAGTCCTCCCTTAGTACAGATAGTTGGAGAGGTATTAGCTCTGCACCTCAGTTCTATCCATGTAAGCCAGGTGATAAGTTTATAGGTAGCGTATACTCTTACACAGACAATCTAGCAGGTCTAGATAAGGGGGCTTTTGTCCTTGTAGACTTCTATGATGTTAATAATACTAGGATAGCTGGATGGCTGGTAACTTCTATTATACCTACTAAAGTCGGGGAATGGCAGAGATTTACAGTTAAAGGTGTGGCTCCAGCAGGAGCAGTAAACACTCGTATCTATGCTTATGTCTCTCGTAATGGTAAATTGTGGATGTCTAAACCTCAATTAGAAAAAGGGGATAAGGCTACTGCATGGGGGCTTGCTCCAGAGGATGCTATTGAAGGCATAGGCAAAATTAAGTTTGGGGGTAGAAACTTACTGTCCAACTCTGCATTTGCTACCCTTGATGGATGGAGAAACTGGGGTGTTGCAACAGGTACTAGAGCGTTAGTTACTAACCTTGATTTACCAGGCTTAGCTACTGGATTCTCTATTACTACTACGACTACTGGGGAGTTTGGTTATGCAACTGACCTTGTAAAACTTATTAAAGGAGAAACTTATACACTGTCTGCATGGGCTAAGATAACTTCTGCTAAGGGTACTGTAAAAGTTCAAGAGGGAGATGCCATACTTAAATGGACTAGTACCTCTACTAGCGAAGTAGGAAAATGGGTGAAAATATCCCATACATTCACCGCTAAAGGTGATACAACATCCATCTATGTAGGTCAGGAGAGTACGAGTGACCCATGTTCTGCCTTATTCACTGGTCTGAAGTTAGAAGCAGGTACTGGGGCTACAGACTGGACACCTGCTACAGAAGACGTAAACAAGCTTATATCTGATGTGGACAAAAAGGCTCAAACTGTTACTGGTAGAGTTGATGATATGTCAGCCGATGGCAAACTAACTTCTCTAGAGAAGCAAGATGCTAAGAAGGATTGGGATATCATTTCTGGAGAGTACAGTAACTTCTATACTCAAGCTGATGCTTTTGGTATAACTTCCCAAAAGGCTACTTACAAGACTAGATATGATGAGCTGAATGCTTATCTTACTCCTTTGTTTGCTAAAATGAATGAGACATCTGATATAGTAAGAACTGACTATAGACTGAAGTTCAAGAATTACTTTGAAGCTAAGTCTGCATTAGCAAAAGCTATATCCGATGCATCTAAGTCTCAGATTGACAGCATTTCTGTAGGAGGGCGTAACCTTGTTCTAGGTACAGCAATACCTAAGTTGATGGTAGGGAACAACACCTCTAACCAGACTACTAACATCTATAATTTTGCTGGGGGCAACTCTCAAAAGATTATAGATAAGGAATTCTCTGTCTCCTTTGATTGGGTAATAGAAGGTACTTCTGGCGGTACAATGTACATGCAAGGTAGCAACCCTTATCCTCTTATTGCAGATAAGATTACGTTCTCTTCTACCAATACTAGAGGAACATATACTGCAACTAGAACAGTATCAGGTAATGCATTCGCATCTGTTAATATGCGCTTAGATGGTGTTCCTGTGGGAGCTAAGGTAACTATATCCAACTTCAAGATTGAGTTAGGTAACAGAATCACAGACTGGACTCCTGCACCAGAGGATATAGATCAGTTAATTAGTGACTTAGACACTAAGGCATCTAATCTACAGACTAGTGTAAACGATATGTCTGATGACAATAAACTTACTCCTAGTGAAAAGTCTTTATTAAAAAAGGACTGGGATTCTATCGTTGGTGAGTACCCTACAATCTCTGCACAAGCAGATGCATTTGGGGCTACGGCAGAGAAATCTGCATACGCTACAGCGTACACTAACCTTAAAAATCTTATAGAAGCACCCCTTACAGATGTCACTACGACATCTCCTGTTAATGGAGCTGATATGAGAAATAAGTTCAAGGACTATGTAGATAGAAAGTCTAAGTTATTGAGAGTTCTGTCCGATTCAGCCAAGTCTCAAATAGATGGAATCAGTGTTGGTGGACGTAACTTAATCTCTGGTACTACATTCAAGAATGCTGATGGGTGGGTAGGTTGGAGTGCTAGCAAATATGAGCAGGTATCTGTACGCCATGACTCGTTTAATAACTTTGACTTCTTAACATTTGAGACTAAGAATTCTAGTGGTGCCCAAATACCAGTACCAGTAGGTACAAAACTGGGTCTGAGAGGTAGTGGACGCACATTCCCTGTTAAGAAGGACATGGACTACACATTATCTATGATTGTAGCAACTAGTGAACTTAATAACACTTTAGATTACATCTATTTAATGTACAGTGATGGTACAGGGGTTAATCAAAGACTATCAGATATCAAAGTGGATAGTTTCCCTAAATACTACCCTATAGCTTCAGGGTCTGGCACATACTTCTATAAGGTATCTATTACCTTTAAACCTACTAAAGATGATGCTAATGCTCACCTTCTCATAGCAGGAACACTGTTCAGAGAGATGACAGGCTCTAACGGATATGCTTGGGTTCGTGTAGCCCATCTTAAAGTAGAAGAGGGGAATAGACCTACTGCTTGGACACCATCCTTTGAGGATATCTTTGGTGACATTAAGACAGCAGATGACAAGGCACAAGCGGTACAGAACTCTGTTAACGATATGTCTGCGGATAATAAGATAACTGCCTTAGAGAAGCATCAAGCTAGTAAGGACTGGGAAGGTGTTAAAGCAGAGTACCCTATAATAGCAGCACAGGCAGATGCCTTTGGTAAGACTACGGAGAAGACTGCTTATACAACTGCTTATAATGCACTGAAAAACTATATCGAACCAATTTTAGTTAAGCTAAATGAGACTTCGGATATAGATGGTGCTAACTATAGGGGACTGTGGAGAAATTACTCGGATACTAAGTCTAAGCTAGGAAGAGCTGTCACTGATGGCTCTAAGGACGCTATAGACAACATATCAGTCGGTGGCAGAAACTTACTCTTAGGTTCTCAACAGGACTTCAACACTACAGACTATCTTATCAAGCAGTATACCTTATCTGAAAACTGGGTGACGGGTCAAGAGTATACTTTCATGATTAAGGGTACTGTTCCAGCAGGTCAGAAGTTTGGTATATGGATGAATGGTGGCTCTAATAACGTAGGATATGCTACAACTGCCTATGCTAACGGAGTAACTTATGTTACATTCAAAGCCATAGCTACTACATCGGGTAATGAAAAAGTAATTAACTTGTATAACTTCCCAAGCAACACTACAGCTTCCACAGTAGATTGGGTTGCATTATACAAAGGTAACAAGCCTATGGACTGGACTCCTGCACCTGAAGATGTACAGAGCAACATTGATAACATCACTGTGGGTAGCCGTAACTACTTAGGCAATGGTGACTTCAGTACTGCTATAGCGGATGACCCTAACACTGCATACTACGCTAAAGGGGATATACTAGACATTGTAGACATTACTAATGAGGCACCACCTCATAAGAAGGCTCTACATGGTAAGAATACTGCTGCCAAGAACAATGGTCAGTCTCAGATACCTATCTTTATAGGTGGGTCTGCTAATGACCTATTTGGTAAAGAAGTTACAGTTAGCCTCTGGATTAAGTATCAAAACGTAGTCAAAGGGGTAAACGTTTGGAATGCTTTACGTGCTGGTGAGTTATATGTTCAGTACAAGAAAGCAGATGGCACTTCTGTTGACCAGTACTATGCAGTAGTAAACCAAGTTGTAGGCACTAACATGACTTGGCAGAAGTTATCAGCTACCTTCAAGTTAAACTTTGGAGGAGCTACTGGTATCAACTTCATCCGCTTTAAGACTCTGTTAGAGGGTTGTGTGGGAGAATTCTGGGTTACTGGTCAGAAGGTAGAGATTGGTAATAAGGTTACCGACTGGACACCAATGCCAGAGGAAATAAGCAATGTTATCTCTACTGTTACAACCCGTGTGGGTACTGTTGAGGCTACTACTAAAAACCTAGGGGATTCCATCACGAACAAGGTTTGGTTGACTGACGTATACACTAAGCAAGAGATACTGTCTAAACTTGCTGAGGGTGATATTTATATCCGAGGTACTGGTTTAAACCACGGTGGAAACCGAATACTGAAGGTAAATGGGGCTACTAAGTATGACACTAATGCTTCTCGTGGTCTACGTCTAACAACTCTAAGCAGGGCTAACCTTGCAGTGGTTGAGGATATAAACTATGATGTTTACGGTAGTGATGCACAACAGATAGCCTTAGCTGACAAGTTGAAATCTTTAGGTAATAACGTACTAGTAGTATTGACTTCAGCTGATGCAACGAACGTTAAGAAGTCTACGGGCTTAGTTGATGCCATAGCTAACTGTGGGGGTTCTGGTTCAGAGGTCACTTACCGTACCCCATTCGCCTTCATTGGTATGAATGGTTTAGGCACTGGTTCTGGTATAGAGGTTAAAACAGGACAGGATGCTACTAAAGACCCTGTGGCTGAAATCTATACTAAAGTGGCATCTGGTATCCCTCAAGGCTTCAACACTAGTTCTAAGGTATTAAATGAGACGGTAACTAACATCACTACTCGTGTAGAAACTGCTGAATCGGCTATCACTCAGCATGCTAAGGACATAGAGCTAAAGGTAAATGTTAATGGAGTTATAGCTGCTATCAACCTCTCCCCTGAAGCTGGAAAAGGGGTACTCATCAAAGGTGAGAACATCATGCTTGATGGTATTGTTAAGGCTAGACACCTTGCAGTGACGGACTTAGCTAATATAGTTGGGAACAGTGACTTCAGGGACGGTTTGAATGGGTACTCTGGTGGTTCGTTGATTGCTAAAGCCAATGCAGATAGGGCTAATGAAGTGCCTACGAACTATGTTCTAGAGCACAGTGGTAGGGACGTTTACTACGGTGATATGTTCCCTATCAATAAAGAGGAAGTATTCTCTTGTTCTGTGACTGCTAAACAGACGGTAGGTAACTCTCTACTTTCTATAGGTCTTGCATGGTATGCAGTTAACTCTGCTGGTGTTACTACTCAGACTAACTGGGGTAAAGCTACTACGTTCCCTAATGACACTGATATCCCTAACACTCCTTGGAAGACCCGACAAGGTCTAGTGACTGCTCCTAGTTGGGCAACTCACGCTAAGGTGTGGATGCAGATAGAGCAGAATACCCCATATGCAACTAAGTGGCAGTTAACTCTACCTACAATTAGACGTACTGGTTTACTAACATTCGACCAAGCAAAAGGGGGTACTCTTGAGTTAGGTGAGGGTGGACGTGGCGTACTCCGAGTATATGCAACGGTCAACGGTAACCAAGATACAGTAGGTCAGATTGATGAGAACGGTGCTAGCTTCACTAAAGTTAGGACTAACCTTCTAGATGTTTCCGGCAGGATTACTGCACCTAATATGGTGTCTAGTAACCAAGGATGGATGGAACTGTTTGTAGACCCAGCCAATAATGGTAACTACACCCCTGATGGGACTCAAGCTAGACCCTACAAGACTATGAGGGATGCTATAAGCAGCCTACCTAAGTATCTTGAAGGGGATGTAGAAATAAAACTACAGAGTGATGTGTATGAGGAATGGGTAGACATCAAAGGCTTTGTAGGAGGTGGAGGAGTAGGTGGCACCAACGGTATTTTCATTAGAGCAGGTACTAATGGAAGAAAAACTATCTGGGGTGGTATAAGATGCTGGTTCAATAGCTGTCACATCTATATACAAGAGACTAACGTTAGTAACAGTAGAGATCAGTCTAATGGGGTTATAGAGGCTTATAGTTGTTCTAAAGTATCTGCATGGAACTGCAACTTCACTGGCAACAATAAAGCTAGAGCTTGTATTTACAGTGATAACAGTACTGTGATTGTAAACGGATGTGAGATGTATGACGCTTGGGACATGATTAGATGTGTAAGGGGTTATGTATGTGTCCTAGATTGTCGTGGTGGTAACTGTTACTGCGTGCTTTCTAGTACTGCTGGAACTATACAAGGTGGAGGAACTAGACCTGGATTCTATGCAGGAGGTACAGAACGTTATACAGACCAAGGCGGTTGGATAAGTGGTTCTTGGACAGAGAATACTGGTTCTTGGGTTAAACCAACACCACCTGTTACTATACAGGAGGCTACTATTGACTCAGTTAGCTCTAAGTCTTGGCGTGAAAACTATGGTGGTCAGTGGTATCGCGATGAGGTTCTACAAGGTACATGGGATGGATGGGGTAACTATAGAGGAATGTGGTTCTTTGGCAATAAACTAGATTTCCTTAAAGGCAAGACTATCCTTGATATGACTATTAACATAGGACGTACTAACGGTGGGGGCTATAGTTCTGCACAACAAGTTAGTATCCGTAATCACAATGAAGCTAGTCAACCGTCAGGTATGCCATATCTAGGCAGCCCTATCACAGGTAACTACTTTGCATGGGGTGAACGTAAGTCAATTAACGTTAAGGCACTTGCAGGTAACTTCTCTTCAGGTAACGCTAGAGGTTTTGGTATCTACACGGACTCTGCCTCTCCTTATATGATATTCGATGGTTGGGCACAGGTTTGGGTTAAGTATCAATAAGTTGATTTTTATAATGGAGGGGTTAATACAACCCTCCATTTACATATAGGAAGGAGTGGTGACAATGAAAGTACTAATTTACACTACAGTTAATGGTGAAGTAGTTAAGGGTATGAGGTTAGAGGGTCTTCAAAACATTAGAGTATCTGATGATGAAAAGAACATCTACCACTCTACAGGTTCGGCAGAGGGTCTTAGCGGTAGCTTACTTATTCTTCCAGACGATGTAGACTTTGACTCTTCTTTCTTAGACTTGAAGCGTAGAGCTTATTCTATATCTATGTTTAAGGGAGACAATCCTATGGATAGTTTCAAGCAGATGATAGATATGGTTCAGATGATGAGTGGCTTCCAATCACAACAGACTATGGAAATAGACGCTAAAACAGAAGTTCTGCAAGGTGTCTGTGACTATGTTATATCTTCTGTAGAAGGAATGCAAACAACTATCGACTTGCAAGCTAAAAGGATTGAGGCGCTAGAAAAGGCTCTTCCTATCACAACAGTAAAAGGGGTGTAAGCAATGGCTGAATTAACAAATAATACTAATAATACTACTACTAGTATTGGAGGAAGCTTAGTTGGGGATGAATGGTATCCTTACTATGAGCCAGGTTGGACTGCTAAAGACCAATTATGGTGTTGTAACTTAGTAAACCGCTATAAGGTGCCTATCACAGTTATAACTCCATTATATCGTTACCTTATCGAACAAGGTAAGTGTAACACTTTTGAAGTTGAGTACCAACGCTATAAAGAGTTCCTAGCAGAGCATGGTATTGACCCAATGAATCCTAGATAACTCTTACAAAACAGACGGACACCTCTACATAGGGGTGTCCTTTGTTTTTTACAATTTTATTAGTGTACACTTTCTATGGAGGGGTAAATATGTATCTTGACTATCAAGTTAGGAGAAAGGAGGGCACAATGGGACACTATGTAATGAAAGCATTCGAGGGTTTCGAATGGAAAATCCTAGCGAGCGTTTTTGGAACGGTTGTTGCATATATAGAGGGATTCTATACAGAGTTAATCTGGTCATTCTTAGCACTTTTTACACTAGACCTTATTACTGGCATAATGAAATCTAAACGGAATGGTATCCCTATTAGTAGTAAAAGGCTAAGAGACTCGGTTAGTAAGCTAGGAGCTTACATTATTCTCATTACAGCCCTAATCATAGCTAGTAAGATGGAAACACAGTTCGTTCCAGTAGTGACACTAGCTTATTACTATTTTATTTTTACAGAGTTTAAGTCTATTATTGAAAATGTAGAGGAAATGGGTCTTAAAGTACCTGGCTTTTTAAAGTCTAAGGTAGATGAACAGATACCACAAGACTCTACAGAGGAAGAAAAAGAAAGGGGAGATAAATAATGGTAGCATGGAGAGACGACTTTATTCGTATCAATCAGTATTCTAGACCAGGTTCTAGTCTTACAGCTGTACGTAAGATTATCTTACATTACACTGCTAACCCAGGTGCTAGTGCTGCTAACCATCAACGTTATTTCAATAACCTAACTGACCGTTACGCATCTGCACATTTATTCGTGGATAAGATTGAGGCAATCTGTATTATCCCATTAAACGAGGTAACTTACCAAGCTAATGATGGATCATACAGAGGAGTAGAAGCATTAAAGCCTAATGCTAACTTCTTATCAGTTGGTGTGGAAATGTGCCAAGAGCCTGATGGTAGCTTCCACCCTGATACAGTTACACGTTCCGTAAATGTTTGTGCAGACTTATGCCGTAAGTTCGGTTTATCTGCTTCTGACATTGTGCGACACTACGATGTAACGCATAAGTACTGTCCTGGTCCATATGTAGATAATGCAGCATTATTTACTGCTTTCAAGAATCGTGTATCTGATGTATTAGGTGGCGGTTCTGGTGGAAACACTGGTGGGGGTACAACTGCACCTCCTACTGGCGGTGGAAGTAATGGTATCGGTACAGCTTACATTACAGGCACTAACGTAAACTTACGTAGTGGTCCAGGTACTGGCTATTCTATACTACGTCAGCTAAATGCTGGTGAAAGCTATATAGTTTGGGCAGAGGTTAATGGATGGCTAAACTTAGGTGGCGACCAATGGGTTAAGAACGATTCTTCATTCTTACGTTTCGAGCGTACTAGTGGAGGTTCTACAGGTGGTTCTACTGGGGGTTCTGGTTCTACTAACGCTGGTAAACGAGTAGTATCAAAAGTAGATGGCTTAAACTTCTACAGCCGACCTACATGGGATAAAACTTATGTTGTTGGTCAATGTAATGCAGGTGAGGGCTTCACTATTGTTACTAAGGTGCCAGTAGATGACGCTTACCAGTACAAGGTGCAGAACTCCAAAGGTGCGACTTACTATATCACTGCTAGCTCCACTTATGTGGAAGTTAGATAGGAGGGCTTTAAATGAATTTGTTAGACTTAGTAACTCAAATTGGTGCTGAGGTAGTCACTATACTAGTGGGTGCCTTACTAGCACTAGTACTAGATCAAGGTAGACGTCTATTGAAACGTGCTAAGCAGAAGGATGAGCTTGGTATCATCGACTCTATCACAAACCAAGTGGTTGAATATGCAGAAGCAGAGCTAAAAGGTAAGAAGGGTATTGAGAAACGTGACTGGGCGGTTGACCAAGCCTTGCATATCTTAGCAACTAAAGGCATACACTTGAGCCAAGAAGAAGTTATTGCAGGAATTGAGAATGGTGTACGGAAATTGAAAGCCAAGGATGACCTTTCAATAGACGGTTTAAGCCAGCGATAATCTAGCAAAAAACCCTTGAATTAGACGATTCAAGGGTTTTTCTATGTCCGAAATTTGGAGGAAATTCACCTAGAACATTACTAGCAACCTATTCTTCCCAATGTCACCGCTATGTCTCTATATGAAAAACCTCTGAAGAAAAAAGAAATGAGGAAAGAAGGTGAAAAGTCTATTCGGGGTGGTTATTTTAAATAGGAAATAATTTTGGAGGTGTTACATATGGCGATTATCGAAATAGGTAATTTACAATCGGTTGTCATTGATGCAAGTACAAAAGCTCTAAAGTTGGTGGATAGTACACTCTCGGTAGAAACACCAGGCTACCAGTTCACTCCATTGTATAGAAATGGGACATGGGATGGACAGACAAGGTTCTTCAGCATGAAGACTAAGAAATTTCCTAGCGGTTTATTATCCAAAGTTGTGTGGGCGTTGGAAAAAGCAGGTGAAACGGTAGACGTAGTTGACAAACGAAAACAGATAGACGTTTCCTTACCAAGTGAAATCCAGCTAAGAGATGAGAAGATTGGTCACATTACTTTACGTGATTATCAGTATGATGCTGTACAATCTGCACTTAAAGCTACTAGAGGGATAGTGAACATTGCAACTAATGGGGGTAAGACAGAGGTAGCAGCAGGCATCATCAAGTGTATCCTACCTAGTCTAAAGTCAGATCAACGCATACTATTCTTCACTCACGCTAAAGAGATATTCTCACAATCTCATAAAAGGTTAGAAGAGAGACTAGGAATCAAGGTTGGTAGAATTGGTACTGGTGTATGGGATGTTCAGCAGGTCAATGTTGTAATGATACCCACTGTATCAAAGTATCTGAATCCTAAAAAGATTCCTAAGAATATGAACAAGGAGAAGTATCTAGATACATGTAAAGCAACTGCCGAACTACTTAAATCTTGTCACTGTTTCCTAGGGGATGAGGCACATCACTCATCATCTGATACATGGTATAAACTGTTCATGAAATTGGACAACGCATACTTCAGATTTGGCTTAACTGGTACTGTGGATGAGTCTAACCAGATTAATGTTAAGAGACTGCTTGGATGTACTGGGAGGATTGTTATCAAGATATCTAATGATTTCTTAATCCAACAAGGGTTCTCTGCTAAACCAACTATTTACATGTTGCCAGTAGATACTGATGTGATTGAGAATGAAACGTACTCTGATTCTCGTAAGATGGGTATCATCTCTAATGTAGACAGAAACACGGTGTTAGCTGATAAGGTCAGTGAGAGGGTGGATTTCGGGAAACAGTGTTTAATTATAGTGAACGAAACCGAACATGGAGACATTGTATCTGAACTACTGGAGGAATATGAAATAGACCATAGATTTGTACATGGAGACAGAACTACTAAGTTTAGAGAGGAAGCCTTACAGGACTTCACTGAAGGTAGATTCCCAGTTATGGTAGCTACATCTATACTGGATGAGGGGGTTGATATTTCTGGTATCAACTGTTTATTCTTAGCTGCTGGTGGGAAGTCCATGAGACAACTGTTACAAAGAATAGGTAGGGGTCTAAGAAAGAAAGCTGATGGTTCAGGTATTGAGGTTTATGACTTCTTGGATTACCACAATGAATACTTAGCTGAACACACTTTAGACCGCTATGAGACATACAAAAATGAAGCGTTCCATATAGTGAAACTGGGCTGAGAAGTCCAGTTTTCTGTATGAAAAGGACACTGCTAGTAGGGGTCTTCCATGGATGTGAGTTTAATTTTTAGTTACTAACGTAACTAAAAATTATAAAGAGTATTTATTTATAAAGGTTAATATAAAAGAGAAAACTTTTAAAGGTTACCTTTAAATAATTAAAAAATTTAAAGAAAAAGGGAGGCAAAAGCCCTACACTCCGTAGTTCAAGCGGGCGTTCAATGGACAGCTTTTATATGAGAGGACAGTGTTTAGTATGGCAAAGAGGAAACCAAAGGTTATCACGAGGGTACCTATCATACGGAAAGCTATAATATTACCGAAAGAGGTGAAGGCATATTTAAGACTATTACAAATGCAGGAAGAGACTAGAGAAGATGATATTCTAGAGATTGTAAGGCATTATGAGATGTTGGCACGAAAGGTAATAGGAAAGGCTGGTTACTCAGTTGTATCCCATAAAGAGCCTACAAAGAGCAAGAGATGGATACACTTTGAAAGAGTATACGAAATATGTAGAATGCAACAGTGGGATGGAAAGTTATATATTGAATCCCAGTTTCAGAGACTAGGTGGAATACCAATGGCTCATATGATGTATTCCGTTCGTGCCTTGAGATACTTCACGAACTATCTGGCAGATATCAAACGTAAGTCAGAGAAGGACGTGGGTGGCAAGAAAAAAGAAAAAGGAAGACAGACTCTCAGCAGTAGGGAAGAAGTGATTGAGGGTGTAATCTCCTCTGCGGAGACTCTAAACACCTACATCAAGCAGTCTATTATGGATGACAAAGCCCAGTACAAGGCTATCAAAATCTATCAGGCTTGGAGGGAGTTGTCCCCATACTATCTATGGTCAGTGCCTTGGTTCCATGATGTTGTATCCACAATGACAGGAGATTCCAATAGGGAGAAGCTGGTTATGAAGGAGTTTAACATGATTCACGAGTCCAAGACGTTACAGGAACTCATAGAAAAGACTGTGAAAGAAGTAGAGTCTCACTTTAGTATTCCTCCTAACATCAAACTGGGATAGGCAAGAGAGGACTTTTGGGGTCTTCTCTTTTATTAAGTCGGAGGACAGTTTGAAGGGGGTAGCATATTGCATGCCTGAAACATATGAATTTTCAGAATCGTTCCAGTCTAAGATACTGGCACTAATGGCACGTGACAAAGTTTTCTACATCACATTTAGAGAAGTACTAAAACCTAAGTTTCTTAGGAAAGACATTCATATTGACATGGCTCGTATCATTCAAGAACACTATGAGAAAGAGTCAGACCGTGCTACTAAGAAAGGCACTGACGTTAACCCTCCAACTACAGAGGTACTTTGGGAAGAGGTAAGGAAACTTACCAAGAATAACAAACTCAAAGCTAAGATAAAAGACCAGTATGAAGATTGCATACTGGATATATTTGATGCCGACCTGTCAGACGCAGAGTATATAAAGGATAATGTTATTGCCTTTGGTAGGCGTTCTGCAATTGAACAGGCTATCTGGGACTCTGTAGGGTTGCTGGAAAAGGGTACAACAGAGGACTTCAATAAGATAGAAGACCTTGTGGGTAAAGCCCTTAGAATAGGTGAAGACATTGGTGACTTGGGTACGGATTACTATCAAAATGCTCAAGAACGTATCGAGAACTACCGTGAGGGTACAGATGGTGTTCGTAGGATTCCAACAGGGATATCTGGTGTGGATAATATTCTACATGGAGGTCTTGGTGGGGGAGAACTAGGAGTTGTTATCGCACCTCCTAACCGTGGTAAATCTATTGCATTGATTAACATTGGTGCAGGAGCAGTACTAGAAGGTTACAACGTAGTACACTTCACACTAGAGATGCCAGAGAAACAGGTTACTAAGCGTTATGACCAACGCTTAATGGGTAAATCATTCGAGTATATGAAAGATAACCCAGACAAGATACTTAAAGCGATTATGAATATGCAGAAGACTAAGAGAGGTCAACTGTTTGTTAAGAAGTACAAGACCAATGACTGTACCGTACACACAATGCGTTCATACCTTACTAGGTTATGGATGGAGAAAGGCATTAAGCCTGACGTTATTATTGTCGATTACGGTGACCTTGTACAACCACGTAGAACATACGCGGACAAGCGTTTCGAATTAGAGTCTGTGTACTTAGACTTACGTGACTTAGCAGCTGAGTATGATTGTCCAGTGTGGACTGCATCACAGGCTAACCGTGGAGCACTAGACAAGAAAGTTATCACAATTGGTGACTTAGCAGAGGCATTCAATAAAGCCAACATTGCAGACTTTATGATGGCTCTATGTCAGACTACGGAAGAAAAAGAAGATGGCGAAATGCGTATCTATATCTCTAAACACAGGGATGGTGAAGCCAATATATCCATCAATAATGAGATAGACTACGCTACGATGACCTTGAGTTCATACGAATAGGGGGATTTATATGGGAACAGTGACGGAGAAGGTACCACCATTAAAGCTGCTAGGTAAAGAGGGAGCAGACTTAAACTACTGGAGTTTTCTAGGAAATATACATCACAACCCTATGGTTGTGGAGACTCCATGCTCTAAGTGTTACTCTAAGAGCATAAATGTTAATTCTATTCTAGCAGGTGAGGTAACAAATCCTATCTTTAATAGAGTTAGAATGAATGCTATTAAAACTACTGAAGGTATATACTACGTAGGTGGTTGCGGTGAGTGTGGTACTGTTTACTGGGGGAAAGGGGAATAGTCAATGCTAGAACATGGAACTACTCTAAAGGAACACTTTGCAGCTATAGTGGGTATGATAAGAGAGGGAACAGTTGATAGTTATGATATAACTATGAGAACTGAATCAGCTCACTTTGAGGACTACCTAAAGAAGGAACGTATCAGATACAGTAAATCTGTTAGTTATGGTACGGGGATTGGCTCTTTACCTATTAACACATTTAGACTGGAGGAATAAATAATGAATTGTCCAAGTTGTAAAAAGCGTGGACACAACGTAGAGGTTATCAACAGTGGTAACCTCTATCGTTGTTTAAGATGCTTAAAAGATACCACGGAGAAGGAATTCAAAGAATCCCTTTCTTTAAAGGGAAGGGGCAAGGTTCTCTTGTGTACCATCCATGGAAGGACTGTTATGCCTGATGCTGATGTACAACTACTAGCGGTAGGGAAACCTAAGGGCAGAACTTATTTCCAGTGGTGGGAACATAAGCCAGGACTAGCACCCACTAGAGAGCTTGTCACGTTCACCAAGGAGCATAATAGAAAAGGTAGACTGGATGGGTGGTTTGAACGCTACACTGAAAGCTTACTAGCTGAATGGGAAGAGCGTGGAGACTTCTTTAGTCAGTTTAGCGAGGTTATTGAACATCTGAGCAACGGTAAGACAGTGGCGATAGCTTGTTACTGTGACCATCGTAAGCGACCTGTGTGTCATCTGAGCATTTTGAGAGGTTTAATAGAGGACTTTGGTTTTACGGTAGAAGAGGCAGAACCAATACAATATAAATAGGAGGGGTTAAGATGAGTATGGTGCGTATTGAGTTAAACGAGATACGTAAGGGAACTATTAAAAGCTTTGTTGAAGCGTGGTCAGATGTAGAAGACAGAAGTGCTACAGACTGGGGTATAAAGGCTGGCTTAGGATGGGTAGTACACAAGCTACAGATGGAAGAGTTTATCTACCAGCCAGGTGAGATTGTAGTAGACGTTCCTCTGTCCATTATTGAAGAATGTAGGAAAGAATGGAGAGAAAACTCCATAAACGCCTACTGGAATTTAGGGTATGCAAGAGCCATATTTTCGGTGTTTTCTACTTTAGGCTTACAAATGAGACATGAAGAAGAACCCATTAGTTGTATAATTGACTACTACAATAAATAGGAGATGATACCATGAAGTACGCAATATCAGCAGACGTGCATGGACACATATACCCAGAGCACAATAAACCATCTGACCTTACAGGGTCTACACGATTAGATAGAATTATTCTATCTTTACGATACAAGAAAGAGTACTGTTTAGCTAACGGTATTAAGCACATGATGTTTGCAGGAGACTTATACCACCAGAGAGCAAGAGTACATACAGTGGTTTACAATAGTCTACGTGATGAAATTAAGGCTATAGGTGAAGCAGGTATTGAAGTGCTGATGATTCCTGGTAACCATGACCAAATAGATAACAGTGACTTCCCACAACACTCACTACACTCGTTTAGAGAGCTAGACAACATAACAGTTGTTGATGACTACCGCATAGTGAAGTTTGGGGACGCTGATGTAGTGTGTGTACCTTATAGCAAGAATGCACAGATGATTAAGACCTTCCTTGAGTCTATACCTACTGACTTAGAGAATCCTATCCTATTAGGGCACATGGGAATCAGTGGTGGATTTGTAGGTAATGGTAACTTCCCTATGGCTGATGCCTTTACTGTAGAAGACTTGAGACCTGACCTGTTCAAATACGTATTCTTGGGTCACTTCCACATGTACCAGTTACTAGGAGGTCACCCTCATGTAATGTATGTTGGCTCTCCACTAGAGCATAGTCATGGAGATGAAGGAGAGGATAAAGGCTTTGTAGTAGCAGATACTAGCAAACGCTTTGACACTAAGTTGATACCTATCCCTAATCCTAAATTCCTAACCTTAGACAGAGACGCTATCATGGATGGAGCGGTATTGGAAGAACATGCTAGACTAGGTAACTATCTACGCTTTGAGCTAAATGCTGAGGATGCAGCATGGCTATCATCAGTAGCTCCTGTGAACTTGTTGTATAAGGTCATCCTAAAGAAAGAATACAAGGAAGAGCTAAGAGTCCCTGTTAAAATAGGAATGAGCTTTGAGGATATTATAACTAAGTACGCTGAAGAATATGACCCAGATGCTTTGGAGCTAGGGTTAGAAATACTTCAAAGGGTACAGCAAGCGAAAGGGGTGTAACTGATGTGTACTACATGTGTACGTCAACCTGTCAAAGTCAAACGTAAAGCTATAACATATTTCACAGACCACGGTATAGGGAACGGTAAGTGGTTTGCATTCCCTAAACCAGAGGATGAGAGACCTCCTAGACTTACTAGGAAATTACAAAATAATGAGAAACTTATATGGTGTCCCTGGTGTGCGGAGTACACCATCTACAAGAAAAAGCGTTCAGATACTAACTTCAACTGTACTGGTTGGTGTGGTTGGGGCAACACTGGAGAGTTCTATGTAAACAAGTATAACGATTTATGGTTTGATGATGTACCTACAGCAGACCTTAAGAAAGTGGTTATGCCAGCTCCAGCTAAACCTAGAGGTGGTAAGAAACGGAGGGGTTAAGGTGAAGATAGTTAAACAGGAGAAAGGTAAAGTCATCGTGGAACTAAACCCTATAGAAGCAGAAATGCTTCAAAAGAGTATGGTAAGACATGCCAAGATGTTAGATAAGAAGTGGGAAGCCCTAGAGACAAAGATACCTGAGGAGTTTCTGTACCACGCTGCTAGAAAAGACAATGCAGATGGCTTGAAGCGTAAATTCGGTATAGTAGTCAATAGATTTAGAGAATGGGGAGTCCTAAAGTAGCGGTTGAGAAAATTCTCAATCGCTTTCTTTTTTATTTGTGAAGGGCGAACGACATACGGGAAGGTGATAGAATGATAATTGGAGAGGTTATAGCTGAAGTGGTCGTAGCCATTCTGGAGTTTGTAGGAATAGTTATTGAGTCTAAGAGTAACAAGGAGGAAGAGGAATGAGACTAGGTGAATTAGAAGTACAGAATTTTCTATCTATTCAAGAAGCATCAATAGACCTCTCTAATAAGGGATTAGTGCTTGTACAGGGAGACAATAAGGACTCTACAGCTTTTGATAGCAATGGGTCAGGTAAGTCTACTCTAGTGTCTGAATCCCCAACATGGTGTATATATGGTAAGACAATCCGTGGGTTTAAGCCTGACAAGGTGGTTAACCGTATTGCTGAAAAGGATACAAGAGTGTCTCTAAAAATCTATGATGATATGGGGGACGAATATCAGATTGTTCGCCACCGTAAGCACCGAGAATATAAGAATCATGTTCTGTTATACAGAAATGGAGAGAATATAACAGGCAAGAGTGACACTGATACAGACAAGATGATTGAGGACATTATAGGTATGGACTTTGTAACGTTCTCTAACTCTATCATGTTTGGTCAAGGTGCAGGTACTATGTTTGCCCTAGCAACAGATGCTACCCAAAAGCAGGTTCTAGAAAGAATGCTACAAATTGAGCTATTCAAGGATATGCAGGAAGAAGCTAAAAAGGGATTAGCTAAAGAAGAGATGGAAATCTCTAAGTTTAATTCTGACATACAAGCCACTCAAACTGGGTTATCTACTATCAGAACCACTATTGAAGACTTACAGAATAAGGAAGCAGCACTAGAGAAGACTGTAGATGTGCGTATTGGTGAACTTAATAAAGAGCTAGAAGAGACAGAAGACCAGTTAAGTCTACAGCCTAGTACCAAGGACTTAGAGGAAGATAAGGAAGAAGTAAAAGGATTAATAGCTGACGTAGAGAAGGGTCTAGCTTCATACGAGACAACTGAGAAGCAGAAGACAGAACTACTAGGCACTATTAACGCCTTAGAGAAAGAGATTGATAGATATGACAAGCATATTAGGAAGACAGAAAAACAACTAGATGACGTCAAGAACAAAAGAGACATACCAGAAAACTGTTCTGCATGTGGGCAAGCGCTTCCTTTGGAAGACACAACCGCAATCGAAAATCACCTACAAAGTGATATAGACAAAAACAAGAAAGAGCGTGAAGAAGCGGAAGACGATTTGGAAGAAATGATTGGTTATTTGAAAGCCACTAACAAGAAGCTAGAGAAGAAGAAACCTTTAGAGGCAAGTCTAAATGACCTGCGTACAGAACTGGCAGAAACCAATAGTGAAATTAAGTCAATTGATAGCAAGAAAGCTTCTATTGAGAAGTCAATAGCTAGCATCAAGAGACAGATAAAAGAGCAGGAAGACCTAAAGAACTCTACATTCACGGAGATTATTGAGAAGAATATAGAGGACGCTAAGGTTCTGGAAGCTAAGATACAAGAGACTAACAAGAAGATGGAAGAGCACATGGCTATGGCTAAGAGGTATGAATTCTGGGTTAATGGCTTCAGTAACCAAGGTATCAAGTCAGTCCTACTGGACAGTGTGACTCCATTCCTTAATGAGCGTGCAAACTACTATCTATCTAAGCTAACTGAATCAACTATTGAGGTTGAATTTACTACACAAGAGAAGCTTAAAAATGGTAAGATTAAAGATAAGTTCTCCGTAAAGGTTACTAACATTCACGGTGATGATGAGTACAAGGGTAACAGTAATGGTGAAAAACGTAGGGTTGACGTTGCTATTAACATGGCTCTGCAAGACCTTGTATCATCTAGGTCTAATAAGAAACTGGACATTATTGTATATGATGAAGTATTCGATGGTCTAGATGAAATCGGCTGTAACACGGTTATCGAACTTCTACAAGAGAAGGCTAAAATCTTTGGTACAGTTATTGTTATCACTCATAATGAACACCTTAAACAGTTGTTTAATAAGTACCTCAATGTGGTTAAAGAGGACGGTAGAACGGTGGTGCTTGAATTTGCAGCCTAAAGATAAGTTTGTGTTGCCAGGATTGGATAAGCCTATAAGTGAGTTCCTTGAGAAAACAGATAGAAGAATGAGGGCTAGTGCAATTGTTAACCAGATAGAGTCTGCTATATACAAAAAGATACATGAGTTTCAAAAAGCTACTGGTAGGAAGGCAAGATATGTTATAATGGATGAAAACACTAAGACAAAACTTAGTGTTATGAAAGATATGGCTAACTTTATGCCTCTTGACCATAGCTTACCTACACGCTTAATGTTCAACAATCTTCCTATAGTAGTAGTACATGGAAGAGGGGAGGGAATACAAATTGGATGCTAATGTATATGACATTGAGAGACGTATTATGAAGGAAGCCCATGACTTTCACATAAAGAAATATAAGAATCCTGATTATGTTATACTAGACAATGAAACATATGATGAGTTGGTTGCCTATGTAACAAAAGTGTACGGGGTTAAACAAATTGCCAATAAGGGACAAGAAGTAAACGATGTAGATAGATTCTGTGACATGATAATAGTTAGAACATTCACAGCAGGTAGAGGAATAGCTGTAGGAGAGGATGCAAGATGATAAACCTACATTTAGATGATGAAGTAAGCTTTATGTATACTAACTGGCGTGGAGAGAAGGCTAGACGATATGTACGAGTTATAGGGTTCTACTGGGGAAAGACTGAGTGGCACCCTGAATATCAAATGTTACTGTTTGCACACGATGAGGATAAAGGTAGCTCTAGGTTCTTTGCAGTTAAAGATATTAGTGACGTTTCACCAATGTAGCAATTTTAATACTTAGGAGACGATTTCCAGACCTTCCCCTTTAATTAGGTGGAAGGTCTTTTCTTTGAGAGGTGATATAAATGATAACAGATTACCTAGATGGATCACTAGGAGAGGGTAACTACCATAAGACTGAGAAGGGTGACCAGTACAGCTACCAGTGTCCCTTCTGTAAAGACCATAGAGACAGAATGTTTGTCAATGTGAACAGAAAGGTATACTTCTGTCATAACTGTGATGCAACTGGTACTTTAATCTCACTTATAGCAGACTATACACAGATTTCATACAAGGAAGCACTGGATATATTCAGGGAATATGATGGATATGAGCAGGAGCTACCAGATGACTTAGAGGAAGAGATATACAAGAGATTGTATAAAGCACCAGAGATTGAGGTAGCTAAGACTGTACACCCTTTACCTGATGAGTTTGTCCCAATAGAAGAAGCTAGGGGAAAACTAGGAAAAGAGGTGGTCAGGTATATTAGGAGCAGGGGACTGACTCTTAGTATGGCAGAGCGTTATTCAATGGGATATTGTGATGGAGGTCAATACGATAGACGTATCATCATGCCTGACTTTGAAGATTACGAACTCATATACTGGCAGGCAAGGACAATAGACCCAGCACCTAAAATAAAGCTTCTGAAGAAGCACTACAGAAAGGTAATGAACCCATCCCTAACAGAGGAACAGATAGACCAAGGAATGATGGCAGTAAGTAAATCAGAAATTGTGTCCAACATTGACTTAATACTGGACAACGGGGTTGCAGTTATCTGTGAGGGTAAAATGGATGCATACACAATAGGTGATAGCGGAGCAGCTATTCATGGAAAGGTTATGTCTGATACACAGTTTATGAAACTGGTGGTGAACAAAGACAAGATAGATGTTATATACATCATGCTGGATGGTGATGCTTTTGAGTACGCAATAAGAATTGCAAAACGCCTGTATAAGCATTTTGACGATGTGTACGTTTGTAGAATGCCTCATAAGGAAGCTGACCCAAATGGGATTGGTGCTAGAGGTTGTCTAGAAGTGATAGAAGGGGCAATGAAATACTCCCCTCTATTCGAGGTTAAATGCCGAATCAGAGGGTGGTTATAGCAGGGAGACGAGTTTTTGTGGGAGGGTTTTTTTAAGTCGAACAAGCAATTGAGGAGGACAAGAACATGGACAGATTAACAAATTTAGAGAAAACGGTGCTAGACTTAGAATCAGCACTAAGACAAACGCAACAGGAGTTTACCTCATTTAAGGACATGATGTTAGGTCAACCAGAATTACCATACTTCTCCGATATCCCAGGATATCAACTAAAGTATCACCACGATGGAGATGCAGGTATTGATTTACCTATCTTTGATGAGCGTTTACTTGACGGTGAATTCAGTACTGAAGGGTTTGTGGACATCCACCCAGGATGTAGCTATACTCTAAAGACTGGTATCCACATGGCTATCCCACAAAGTCATTATGGTATGCTGGATACACGTTCAGGAACATCTAAGTTGAAAATGACTCTATTGTGTCGCACTATTGATGAGCCATTTCGTGGTAACATCCGTTTAGCTCTACACAACGTTGGAACTGAAACAGTCCGTGTAGCTAACTATGATGAATTGGCACAAATGGTTATCAAGCGCTACACTAAAGTTGCACCTAAGGGCTTTGCTACATATGGTGAGTTCCTTGAATATGCAGGTAATACTGCACGTGGTCAGGAAGGCTTTGGTAGTAAAGAGCGTAATTTAGGAGGAGGAAACTAATATGGATATCGGATATGCTAGAGACTTAATTAAGCAAGGAAAAAAGGCTGCTCGTAAGGGTTGGAATGGGTCAAACATGTTCATATACTATGTACCTGCCGCATCATACCCCCCTGTTACAGATGTAGCAAAGGAAGCGTTTGGTGGAGAGGACGTACCCTATCGTGAATATGTTGCCTTAAAGACAGCACAGGGGGATGTTGCTACATGGTCACCTAGTGGCTCTGATTTCCTAGCTGATGACTGGGTAGAAGTAACTGAAGGAGGTAACTAATATGGGTTATGGAACTGCATTTGAAGAGGTTAAAACGGGTAAGGGCATGCGCCTACCTAACTGGTCACCAGAAGTAGTTATTCGAGCACAGTTTCCAGATGAGCATAGTAAGATGACTGCACCTTACTTATATGTAGAATCTCGCTTTGGTAGAGTACCTTGGAAAGAGACTGCTATCGAACAGTTCTCTGAAGAGTGGGTAGTAGTGGACTAAGTGAGGAATTGGTGGGATATATACACCATTGATTACTGGAAAGCGTTTTGGTTTAGAGTCTACATCCGTAAATACCATATGGATGTAGCTCGTTTCCATAAAGAAGTAGCTAGAAAATATAAGAATGGAGCTGGATTAGATGACAACAGTAAATAAAGGTAAAAACATTGATGAGAAGAAGCTAAAGCAACAGAGACAACAAGAGATTAAGCGTAAGGAGAAAGAGATTCAGAAGCAGAAAGCCTACTGGAATGGCATGATTACACGTGAAGAAGCACGTGATATGGTTATCAAGTCACAAGAGCCTTTAATGGAGCAAATGCGTACTATGTTCATCCAAGTGAAAACCCTTACAGAAATGGTATTACAAAAGGGTCTTGCTACAGAGGATGAACTGAATAAAATTGGTGTACCTATCTACAACGAAATGTATGGTGTTCCAACTAAACAAGAAGTAGCTAATCCAGAGGAGGTAACTAAGGATGCCGATAAACCTGTCCAAGGGTCAAACAATTAATCTGTCTAAAGAAGTCAATAATGGTCTTAAAACAGTAACAGTTGGTCTTAGCTGGGGTGCGAAAGTACTCCATGCTAGCCCTTCTAAAGAAGAGGCAAAAAGCTTTATGCAAAAATTCTCTTCCTTTTTTAAAGGAGGAAGCGGTGGGGTTGTAACAGAATCCCCTAAGGTACCAAAAATGGACATTGACTCTTCAGTATTCCTAATCAAGGACACTAACCAACGCCTGACAACAGTGTACTATGGTAATTTACGTGCTCCTGGAGTACGACATGCTGGAGATGACCTTACAGGTAATGATAAGAAGGGTGCTAGCGACAATGAGGAAATCTACGTAGACTTTGAAAAGATACCTCCTAATGTGCATAAGCTGTTCGTTGTTGCCAATGTATTCTCTCCTATGACTGGTCACTTTGGGTGGGTACCTGGATCATACATCCGTATTAAGGATGAAAAAGGTAATGAAATTGTACGCTACGAACTAGGTGCAGACTTCAAGGATAAAAAGGGTATCGTTGTAGCAGAATTGTACCGTGATGGTAATGGAGACTGGAATTTCCGTGCCATTGGTAAAGCTACAAGTGGAAGCTCAATGAACAAGCTAGAAAACTTATGCCTACAGGGGGACTTCTAATATATGGAAATCTTACAACACATAATTGATACTTATGCCCAGTTCTTTGACTGGCAAATGTGGGGAGAAGTACTCACTAGTAAATCAGCTTGGGGTTTAATACTTAGTTTAGTAATTCTTGAGGGCTTGTTATCAGCAGATAACGCCCTCGTACTTGCCATCATGGTAAGACACTTACCAGAGGAACAACGTAAGAGAGCTTTATTCTATGGACTACTTGGTGCTTATTTCTTCCGATTCCTATTCATTGGAGTAGGAACTCTACTAATCAAGTTATGGTATGTTAAACTGATTGGTGCTCTATACTTACTGTGGATTGTAATTGACCACTATCGTAAGAAGGGTAAGGAAGCTGATGAAAACCATGAGATGAATACAGGAGGAATACTAGTAAAATGGTTCGGTGTATTCTGGGCTACAGTTATCTCTGTTGAAATCATGGACATAGCGTTCTCTGTGGACAGTATTTTAGCAGCACTTGGTGTATCAGAACAGGTTTGGGTACTACTAATTGGGGGTATGTTAGGAATCTTGATGATGCGTGGTGTAGCTCACATCTTCCTATACTTAATGGAGAAGGTACCAGAGTTAGAGAATACTGCATACTTCTTGATACTCGCAATTGCAGTTAAGATGGGTGGAAGCGTGTTTGGTCTACACATCAGTCATGAAGTGTTCGTTATTACTTTAGTTGGTGCATTTGCTATCACATTTGCGTTACACTATCTTAAAAAGTACCTACCCCGTAAGGGTTAACATAGATTAGAGACAGGATATCCTGTCTCTATTTTCTTTGTTTAAGAAGGGTATTATTTAAGGGGGTTTTGAAAATGGCTAAGACAGGTGGCAAGGGTATTAATAGTAAAAACAAGGGTGCAGAGTATGAGCGTAAGATTGCTAAGGCTCTAGGCTCTTGGTGGGGTGAACAGTTCCAACGCACTCCTGCTAGTGGAGGATTACAGTGGAAGAAGGATAACCGAGTTACAGGAGATATAGTTACCCCTCCTGAATCAGTATTTCCTTTTACTATTGAATGTAAGAAGCGTGAGGGTTGGTCTTTAGAGCAGTTCCTAAAGAATACTGGTGAGATGGAAGAATGGTGGACACAATGTATTAGGGATGCTGCAAAAATAGATAAGAAGCCTATGGTTATCTTCAGCAAGAACTTTGATACAGACTATGTACTTATGGACTTAGAGGATTTTAGTGCTCTTACATTAGGTAAAGAACCTTTCAACCATTTTGCAGTATCAAAAGTCGGGTTAGAGCCACGAGTTATCTGCGAGTTGGATAAATTAATCGCCAATGTTTCTAAGGAAGACGTCATCAAGGCTTACAGTCTGTGACCTATTCGATAAGATGAGACAAGCTTGATAAGGAAAATGGGTTACTTTTCCTACTGGCTTGTCTCTTTATTTTTTCTGAGAGGACGGGAAAAATGAAATCAAGAGTTGAGCAATCAACCAAAACCAAATTGAGTATAAAGGGGATGTTAAAGGATGACTAATCAACAAATGTATGAGGTAGAAGGACAATACGTGCCAGACTTAAAGGCTGTAGCAGCAGTACTAAATGTACCAAAGGTGTTAAAACGTGATATTCAAGAGGGTGGAGCACTAGAAGGTAAGGTAAAACTAGTAAATACAGAAGAGGTGGGTGACGGTATCAAGGCTGAGACTGAAGATGAGCAATGGGATAACTTTAAAGCTAAGACAGATGAGGCGATTGCTAAAGAAGTAGAAGAGGAAGTAGGAACTGTAGAGGAAGAGGACGATGAGCCACAACCAATAAACTATGTAAGAACAGAGGATATTGTCAACACTAAAGAGGAAATCTTAGAAGCCATACCAGAATTTAAGGCATTGAAGGAGTTTAAGGATTGGTATAAGGACATTGATACTCAAACGGTAGAGTACTTTGCTAAGGCACTTGGTCTAACATGGACAGAAACAGAACATGCTAATATCCACCGTATGAGAATCTCAATGGCTATGCAACGTTTCTTCTTCCCAGAGATGTTTAAGCCTAAAGAGGGTAAGAAAAAGAAAGCCAAGTATGGTGACCTGTCTACAGAGGATTTATTCAAAATGGTAGCTGCTAATAAACTAGACGTGAAGAAGACTAACAATAATCCAATTGACCGTATGAACGCAATAATGGCTCTAAAGAAAGCAGGTAAATTACCTAAATAGGTCAGGAGAGGGGAGGGTTTTCCCCTCTTCTTTTTTATTACTCTTGAGCTAGGAACATCGGGTCTCCTCCACCCCTAGGAAAGAGAGATTGACAAAAGGTGTCAAAATTGCAAAAATGAATTCAACGCCACCAACGAGTGGCAGTTAGCCAGAGCCAAAAGGAGAGGGTATTATGGAAAACAACAAGAAGGTACAAGAGTACAAACCTGAGTTAAAGGCTGAGATTCTAGAGGATTGTTTGTCAATCCCTATCTCCAGCACACAGAAGTTGAGGGTACTAATGGTTAGGGATGAAAACTTAGGCATTCGTATTTCAGCTCAAAAGTGGTGGAGAGAGAATAGGGACGGTGAGTGGGTACCTGGTAAGGGGTTTATGATGACAGGTCGCCAAGCCCTAATGATGGGGAAAGCTTTACAAGATGTTGGCAAACGTATTATTAACGTGAAGTAATTATATCTAATTGGGGGAAAATTGAATATGTCTAACGAGCTATGTAGAAACGGTGAAGCACTTAAATTATCTTGGGACGCAGTAGTCAAGCAGTTCAACAACTTAGTGAAGTATGCAGCAAGACAAAAAGCACAGAACAGTACACTGGATGGCATGTTATCGGCAGAGGATTTATATCAAGAAGGTATGATTAAGTTGTATGATTGCTGGGATAAGTGGTGCGTGGGTGAGAATAAAGACATGGACGAATTTGCTCCTATCTTCCGTAAGTCTCTATACAGACAGATGGACAACAAAGGTGGAGGGAGCAAGTTTACCTACATAGACTTAGAAGATGCGTTTACAAACATAGAAGACAGCAAAGGCTATGATGTGGTAGAAAGAATGTACCGTGATAATGGCATGGAGAAGCTAAAGGATATGCTAAGTGAGATATCAAGAGAGTTCTTAGAAGAACTTATTGAGCCTAGTGAAGCAACATTATTCCAGGTATGGGCTGATACTGCACGTAAGAATATGCTTAAATCACAGGGCAAGCGTATCAACATTCCTAAGGACACAACAGTTAGAATGAAACATATACAACGTGCCTTAGGACTAACAGGTAAGCAGTATGACAACGTAATGCAAGAGATTAGGGAGAAAGCACCGTTGGCATTACAGTACTAGAGAGATAGCAGTTTAGGAGAAAAAATCAAATAAATCACTTCTTTTATAAGTGATTACATGTGAATGGGGGAAATGTAGTTATGAGTTTCTTTGGAAATATAGACTCAAAATTATTAGAAGCGTTACAAGAAAGCACTTGTTTTGGTATTGCACACGATGAGAGTGTACCTGAATGTCAGAAGTGTGATGTAAGAGGTCAGTGTAAGGCACGTATGGAGGGGGCTAATATCCCAACACCACGTAAGAAAGAGAAGAAGGTTGTAGTAGAAACTCCTAAGGAGACTAAAGCAACAACTAAGCCTGCAACAAAGTCGGACAAGCCAGCACCGAAGAAGGCTACTAGTACACCTGCTAAACCTAAAGCAGAAGCTAAGAAGAAAGACCCTGTCCAGTATTCGGCAGATATGCCAGACTTCAAGCCTATGAGCTTTGAGGCACTGAAGGACTTAGCATCAGAGCGTAATGTAGAATGGAAAGACTACGCTAATGATTCTATCACACGTATGCGTCTGATTATGAATCTTAAGAAATCGTACCAGTAGTATAAAAGGGTGTGCCAAGCAGGGTACACCCTTTCATTAAGTTTCAGGGGGTAAGACATATGAATAACAATGAAATAATCAGGACTCCTATCTCCGTAAATAGAAGTCCTATATCTGTATCTTTTTGTAACTGCTATAATCAAAAAATCATTAAGCACAATGACCACGCATATGCGGTGTGCGGAGATAGAATGTCTCTAGGTGACCTTAAAGACTACTTACTGTTAGATCTACCCAATCCTATATACTTTACTCACCTAGTGCCGAACTGGGAAGAGAAGATTAACTTAGTGCTTGATAACAATACACCAGTGATTCTAAAAACAGGGAAGGCGATACCTACCTACCTTGTTAAGAAGATGGGCGAACAGAACCGCTCGACTTTGAGGGTTGTTATTAATTCTCTAGATGACTCTGCACGGAAGTTGGTACAGAAGGAGTCCTCCGAGATGAAAGACATCAGGGAGATGATGTTCATAGCAAAAGCGTGGAAGGTTTTCGTGTCGTGTCACGTAGACTACTTCCCTCACATAATGAAGCCATTAGACTTATTGCAACTAGTGGAAATGAATAAGAATCTGGTATCCTCTATCACAGTAGACTTCCCAGCATTCACTATTGAATTCCTAGGGGCAATGGTAGACCGATGGCAGATGATTAATCCTAAGTTCATGGAGCATATCCAGAAGTACTATTTACTGGACGAACATGAAATCTATCAGCCTAGATGTAAAGTAGAGATACTGTCCAAGTTGGATACATTTGTTAAGGGAAGACGAGTAAGCATCATAGACCTTCCAGACCATAACGTTACCGAGTATCACACAGAAGAACCACCATTTGGTATATCTTATGATAATCAAGAGCCAACTACTTGTGGAAAATGTGGGAGACTACTATATGCATAACAAAAAGGTAGCCCATTACAGGCTACCTTTTAATATTGAATTCAGTATATGTGTGAAGTCCTCCTGTGTACCACTCAAGAATCTAACCATCGAGCCATGTGTATAGTTTCTCATGTCATTAACCCTTTTAGTGAACTTATCCCTTGTTAACAATAGAACACGTGGAAACGTAGGATTTTTGAATACTTTAGCCCATTCTTTCTTAGCCCACTGTTTGGACACGTAGTAATCTTTGTAATTGTCAATCTTGTTCTTGATAACTGGTAGCCTCTCCGTACCCATGTCGACCTCAATGCAGAATCCATATCCTTTACCCTTACACTTAAATACACAAACAATGTCGGGCTTAATGAAACTGTCATTAAAGTGGCACTTCTCTTCCGTCTCATAATATATCATCTCTCCCTCTAGGTCTCTAAGAATTTCCCTTATCAAGCATTCACATTCGTTAATGGCAACTCTGTGGTGAAACCCGTCTACTAGTATTCGCTGACCATTAGAGTCATACTTGATTGGCTTACTGTATCGTTCCATATCCAGTAATATTATTCCTGCCCTGTCGATACATATGTGCTGTTGAGCACTCCCCTGACCCAAAGGTACAGGGGGAACTATTCTATCTATCACATGCTTGTTGAACAGTATCTTCAGCCTATTGTTAAGCCTTTCAGTACTAGCAAACTCTGGATAAAGGCGTTGTATCTGGTCTCTCTTTAGCACCCTCTTATCAGCCAGTAACCTTAGTAGTCCCATATCCCTCTCTGTAATGTTGTTGCAGTTATTATAAACCCACTCCCTAGTTATCTGCTTCACTTCTGGACGCTTATAGATACCCTTCATATCAACCTTCCTCCAATCCATCGTCTGATAATACTTCCTCTAGTAATTCCATTATTTCTTCTGCACCTTCTTCATCACCATCCTCTAGTAGCTTAGTCACCAGTGCACCAGCATCTTTCTCTAGTGTACGCAATTCATCTTCATGTTGTTCTCTACGCTCATCTTCATCAATTTCAATAGGGGTGTTTTTTGGTGGGGTTTTGCCTTTTTTGTCCTCTCCCTCTACTAGTTCAACAGAGAACTCGGCATTGTTCTTGTATCGGAACAACTCATTCAGCACTTCCTGTTTTGGTCTTCCCATAAGCCTTGCATTTATATCGTATAAGTCATTATTGTCATATTTCTTGTATCTCTTTTCAGGCTCGTTAATAGCCTTAACCATAAATGGTGGAGTAGCTTCACCCTTCTTATTGTACATCTTTAGCTTGACGATTGCATGGTGCTTAGGCATACCCTTTGATATTTGGTCTACGCTAAATTCTGGTTGAATAACAGACTCCAGTTCTTTCAAGTTATCTCTATCTGTTTGGAATATAACATAGTGTGGACCAGCCTTACGTATCATCTTAGGTAACTCTCTATCCGCCTTTTTTAACTGCTCCCATCCATGGAACATAAATGTTAAGCCGCAACGATACTTTCTGTAACGAGTTAACATACTTCTCCAACGTTCACTACCCTTGATATAGTGGTCTGGTTCATCTAGTACTATGAAGCATGGCTTACGGTCATCCTCTTCCTCAATATCTTCCCTACTAATGATAGCCAAATTGAACTTGGATATTAGGAATGATACTAGTGCGGTCTGATTCTCTTCACCTAGTGTTTCATTAGCCTTGACTAACACTAGACAGCCTTCATCCATCCACTTCCTGAAGTCTACTAGATATTCACCATTCTCATCCTTTTTAGGCTTCTGAAGTATGAAACTCTTTAGAGCCTTCTTACGCATTACAACTGCTAAACGTCTGAATGCTTGCTCATATATAGCTTTTCTGTCCTCTTTAGACATCTTCTCATGGAAGTACTCCCAGTCACTACGCAACTCTGGGTCATCAATATGAGGAATAATCCTAGCACGATATTCTGCATTACTCAACATGTTCTCTATATCCTGTAACGTTGCATCTGGAGTAGTATACACTGCACGTACAGCATTCTCAACCCAGATTCTAGATGTCATGCTTAATTCTGTACCTGCTACAAGCTCAACGTATGACAGAATCTCTTCAGTAATTAAATCCTCAATAACATCTGTATTTCTACCTCTGAATATCTCATTCCAGCCCAACCCTACAGGGTTCTCTGAATTTAGGAAGTCTATTATCTTTACCTTATCCCTCTTCTCTGGTGGAACTAGATTCAGTATCCTCTGTGCTAATTTACCATCTGCCGCATCTACTACCATAGACCCGTAACCTTTCTCCAGTGCATCTAGTGCAAAGCTAGCTGCAAATGTGGACTTACCACTACCTGGCTCTCCTATTACCACACGTGACATACACAGTAGGTTAGGGTTATCTCCTGCGAAGTATACTGTCTTAGTTTCACCATCTGTGTCTTCATATGTCGCAAACGGTATACCCTTACCGTCATCTTCAAATATTTCCTTAGGTATATCCGACAAACTTCTATGCTGAACAGTGTCTAGCTCTCCTGCATGCTCCAACTGTAACACTTGGTCTGGTACCTGTATTATCTTAGCCAACTCTAGGGAGCATAGTTCATCTCCATTCATCTTAACAACCATCTTACGGTCTCTAATATTCTTGAGTGCTTTCACCTTGTCTCTACCCTCTACTTCTTTCGTCACTATCTTATTATCCCCTTCTAGAGGATGGAAACCTGCTGTAAGGCTTCTCGTGATGGCTCTACGTCTGTCTTCATCATCAGATACAGCTATTGCATTAAAGTTAATCTTGAACCCTTCACTATACTTCTTACGCAATGAGGATTTAGAACGTCCCTCATGTGCCTTTCTCTTTAATGAGTCTCTAAACTCACTATTCATCTCCCAGCCAGGTATGAGGAAATCGCCTACTATGTTCATAAGTTCCTCAAGAACAAGACCCACAACGTTAGCCAAGCCCACCAAGACGTTTTTTGATGTAAACATCGTACCTTTTTTCTTAGGAATGGTGTTCTTTTCCTTGATATCTTCGCTGATTCCAACCATAGTCTCATTCCAAGACTCCCCTAATGGTCTCATCCCTAGTTGGAGTATCGCATAGTCCTCATCCTTGAGATAGTTAGTAGTCGTCAAGATAGAGTCCAATGGAGTATACTTAGGGTTCTCCACATCCAAGGATAGTGCTGGGTGGTTTTGTAAGGACATCTTAGTAACACTAGTATTATCCATGTGCAAGTTTGGTAGAGGGTCTTTCACCTCCCTTACTGTAGAACGTTTCCAGCATCTCCTTATCTGCCTAGTAAGTGCATCCTTTAAGTGGTCTTTATCAGGGATAACCAGATAGAACTTTACCTGACCTTTGTGTATCACAACTTCCCACCATATATTCATCTCTGGAGTGTAGACCAGCCTACCACCTGCAAAGTTGATACGTCTGTTTAGTGGAGTGAACAGTGTCGCAAACTCTGTTATAAGCCACCTAACTCCTGCATTAGACGTCATCTTACTAGGAATAACCTCCAGTGTCACATACTGTATTTCCTCTTTCTCTACTAAACGTATCTTCTCCTTAGTAGTTGGATTAACAATATTAACCTCTGGTTGTGCATTCATCTTAACCCCTCCTATTTAAACCATCCTTGCATAAACTCCGGTAACACATACATCATTTCTTCTCTAGCCTTCTCACCAATAGACTCAAACGTTGCATCAAATATCCCACCCATTATACCCCCAATGAATTTTAGACCATTTCCAGATAACTCTGGTACAGCTAACGAGATAACTACATAGATACAAGAGTATGCCATCTTGCGTACATTCATATTAGTGTCCTCCCATCCACATACCCATTATCACCTTTACAGTTTTGTAAGCTACTTGATATGAGAATCCAGGAGCTATATATTCAATAGCTCCCATTATCAAGAGCGACTTACATATACTTCCAACCAGTCTAACCCAGAACATGTTATTGTACCTCCAGTAGTACTTCTACTGCCTTGTTAACTGACCATGTCAACACCTTGATAGTCACCATACCTGCTGTAACTAATCCTGCACCCACAACGTATAACACTTTATTACTTACTGGTTTCTTCTCCATATAAATCCCTCCTATTGAAATTGTTTAGTATTTGCACTCAAAGCCTTGTCTAGGTCTATCTCTTTGTCCTGCTGTACAAGTATCTTTGGCTTGGATTCTTTTATCTGAGGTGCAGGCTTCTTATCTGACACTGGGAGCTGAGGTTTCTGATGTGATACTTTTTTCTTGGGTTTGCTAGGATTTTCTGGTCTCTGATGTGATTTGATAGGAGTCTGTGACATTATCTCTGAGGTGATGTTATCATATAACCTCTGTGCCAGCTTTGGGTCATGTTCTACTGCAAATAATACACACTCTCTGATAAAACCGCTTCTATCCTTCATATCGTTTAGGTGGTCTTCCAGCCACTCTGTAGACTTAGTTGTTCTGAACGTATACTGTTTATCAGCCATATCACACACCCCTAATTAGATTTCTCACACCCCACTTGTGGTACCCTTTAGCTACTGCAAACTGACCGCTCTTAGCTAGTTCAGGGTTTGGGAAGTGGTCTTTCATATGAGGGTACAGTGAAACCCCTCCACCACCAGCAAATATTATCTTGTCTAGGAAGTTTATCTCATCCTTCCAAAAGTTATGCAATCTATTAGTGATGTCGTAAGCTACGTTCTCACATGCCCAATCAATAGTTGGAGCCATGTCGTATATCTTAGTTCCAGACTTCAGTACTCTGCTCTGAACTACATGTTCAGCCTTATACAATGGGAAGTTTACTCCTGTGTGGTCTAATATATTATCTGAGACGACTTGGTTTACAGAGTTCATAGCAACGCTGAAGCTAGTAGTCAGATGCTCAATGTTATTGAAGACCTCACACACGTAGATATCTGTAGTTCCAAACCCTATATCAACTACTGCTACTCTTGATTTAGCTAAGTTAGTGTCTGCTATCTCACCTTTATCATCCAGTATTCTGTCCATTAAAGCCCCAAACGGTTGTGGTACGAATAAGCCTTTCTTACCCTTAACTGAGCCATTGATTTTGATACCTGAAGACTCTAGATGGTACTCATGCTTGTTATCCATAAACAGGCTCTTAATAGCTTCCTTATACTGGTCAAAGTGGCTGACCGGTAACCCTGATACAAAGTTAGTTTCCACTGACCCACCACTCATGCCTAGACCGAGAACAGTTCCTAATAGTATTTTTGTAACCTCACTATCAAAGCGGTCACCAGTTAGGGAGTGCTTAACGATTCTAGATTGAGATATTGCCAAGTCTGATACAAAGTGTGTACCATCTGCATTTCTATACTCAATGTCATCATGCTTTTGGTCTACCTCAAAGGAGTCTGCTACACTCTTATTGAATTCCTTTAGCTTTCTATCCCTTCCAACACCTACAACCGACTTGATTACAACTGGCTTACCATTGATGATAGCATTTGTGTACATAAATCCCAAGTCTACCGATGTAATTGCTCTACTCATATCTGATTCCTCCTAGAAAGATATAGATGATCTGATGATATTGGAAATCCAACGTAGCATCTGGAACATAGTGGGTAGCATTGAGATTCCAATGTAAGCGTACCCTACGTTCTTAATTCTGTTCCATCCAGCATCTTTACTCTTACCTGTTGCCATCATGATAAACCCTATCAGAGCGTAGAACCAAAGTATTGGTTCTGCTATTGCAGTGAATATGTCAACTATATCCATGAATCCTCTGCGTAGGTCATTGGCATTTTGAGTAGCTGCAAATGCATGTGTAGCTCTCATTCCTAGGCGTGTAACGATTGCTGTAGGCAATATCATCTCACCAAACCATCTAATCAGTGACTTTCTACCCTGCTCTAGTTCTCCTTTATGAATCGACTTAGTTTCATATTGAGGTTCTATGAAATCCCACTTAATTACTTCAGACTTCTTAGGCTTGCTCACCTGATTGTGGTTACACTTAACTACAAGTTGCGTCATTCTAATCTCCTCCATACTCATGATTTTCGCAACCCAGTGCGGAGACACCCCAGAGTAAGAAAAAATGTTTCGCTTTTGGTGGAAAGTGGGACACCTAGAGAATCAAAGAGTGTACTAGCATGCACCCCCCGTTACTCAAAAGTGACGGTGACTCGTTTCGGGGGGTCGTTTCGGGTTTGCTTTAACTTTACGTTGGTCTAGCTTGTCACATTACTAGGGACGAGTCCAGTGCCATTGCTTCCTGCTAATATGGAAGAATATTCCTGTGATGGGTTGGGGAAATCTAAGTTCAGGGGGTGGCTATCAATGGAAGAGAAGAAAGCACTAGGTGAACGCATCTTTGACTTTTCAATAAAAGGGCTTGTGGTACTCTATTTCATAAAAGCAGCAGTGGAAGTATTTGGATAAGACATCAAGGAATCCCCACGGAGGGGAGGGAAAAAAGAAAAAGGAAGAGAGAGCAACGCACTACAGACTGGCATAGTGAATAGTGTAAGGAAATGGAGCCTACCTCGTTCATGACCTTATAGCTGATTCCCTAGTTCTGTGGCTACCTTGTGTCTCTCTTTTACTGTGTATTATACCATAGTCTCCTTCATGATAATTTATTTAGACAAGTTATTTTGGAGGTGTAGAAATGGCTATTAATAAATATATCCATGATGTAAATGCTTATGTAGAACAACAAAAGCGCTACGGAACTGACAGTGTTAAGGTTGAGTTAGACGATGTGGCTAACAAGGTAACTGTAGCTCTAGTAGATGTGTACTTAGCTCCTGTTGCAGGTGCACCATTACTAGTAGATGAGACATTACCTAATGCTCGTGCTGCTGTTAAGTTCTATGAGGAAATGATTCACCAGTTAGAGCAAGGTGACGTTATTCGTAACCTACACACAACTGGCAAGAAGACATCTGGTGGATACGCTGATAACAACAGTCGCTACCAGTAAGCAACGCTTAAAAGAGTACCCTTTGGGTACTCTTTTTATTTTTGTCTTTTTTATTAAAAAGAGTATTTAAAAATCTTCTTTAAATTTTTAAGAATTTTAAGTATACTTTTAAATTTTTAGTAAGTAAGGGGGCTAGGTTTTCCATACAGAGGGAGACAACTTTGAGTTTGAACGCTTTAATTAAGCGAACTCACTCAAAGGAGGAATTTTATATGGCTGAGATATTTACAGGTAATAACCCATCACAAATGTACATGGATGCATTGTTCACTCTATGTTTAGAAGGTGATGTAGTAAGACCACGTGGGAAAGCGGTAAAAGAGATTCGCCCAGTAATCCTAGAATTTACTGAACCTGCTAACCGTTTAACATTCTTGTTAGGACGAGTAGTAAATCCATTCTTCCAACTAGCCGAATCTACAGCGTGGATTATGGGTGGTAGAAGTGATGTGAAGTGGTTACTAGACTATAATGCCAGCATGGAACAGTTCTCTGATGATGGTGTATTCTTTAATGCCCCATATGGTGAACGTCTACGTCACTGGAACAAGAGTGATGCCAATAGCTTCATCATGAACCCTTTTGACCAGTTATATGATGTGTATGAGAAGCTTAAGGCTGACCCTGACACACGCCAAGCAGTAGCAGTAATCTATAACCCTATCTTCGACCATGCTCGTAATGAGACAAAAGATAGACCATGTAACCTTCTCTTGACTTTCAAGATACGTAAAGGTAAACTGGACTTAACAGTTATGAACCGTAGTAATGACTTGCACTGGGGTACATTCGGTGCTAATCTTTGTCAGTTCGCTACTGTTTTAGAGTCTATGGCAAGCTGGTTAGAGATTCCAATGGGAACTTACAATCAGATTACTGACTCTCTTCATATCTATCTTGAGGACTATGGTGCAAAAGAGACAGATAAAGTACTAGGGGCATATGGTTTAACTTCTACTACTCTAGTGGGGCGTGATGTACCACAAGTACAACAATTCACATTCCATAATGAGCCTAGAATGTCTAGTAATTTCGATGAATTCCATGACATCCTAGAACATTTCTTTGAAGAAATAGACCCTCTGTTTAGTCTACCTGGAACTTATGTAAACGGTAACTGGTCTGATGTGCTAGACAATATACACAGTATCGAGGATTCATATCTAAGAATGTCATTCTTCGCAATGTTTGCATACCGAGCACACAAGCGTGGTAGCTGGAATGTAATGGTGGATGCATTAGATAGTATGCCTAACTGTTCTTGGAAACTGTCTTGTCTACGTTTCTTATATCCTAAATATAAGGACTTGTTAGACTTCCAAGCTTTATACGAGGGCTGGGATTACGACAAGGTTCTTTACATCGAACGCACGAACGGATAGTGCAGGAGAGAGAAGTTGGGACACTTCCTCTTTTTTTAAGGCGAACGGGCGGTTGACCTGTTCGCTATATTTTTTGGAGAGGGAGTGTTTTAATGGGTAAAGCACTATTAGACGGAGAGATTATATTGGCAGTAGATTTTGATGGAACGATTAGTACAGAACCTGACATGGGGCATAAGCTAGTTCTACAACCAGAGTGTAAACGAGTACTAGAGAGATTATATGAGGATGGTGTTCGTTTAATTCTATGGACTTGTCGTACTGGAGCACCCCTAAATGAGGCGTTAGCGTTCCTAGAATCAAATGAGTTAGGTCATATCTGGTGTGCTGTAAATGACCAACTACCTGAAGTGAATGCAATATATGAACCAAATGTAGCTAGAAAAGTTGGTGCTGATATTTATATCGACGATAAGTCGATTGGATATAAAGTCGATTGGTTAGCAATCGAAAAACACATCTATGGAGAGTGATAATATGTTATTCCCAAAAGTAGGAGACAAAGTATTAGTAGCAGGTCATGGGTGGAGGGAATTTGAAATAAAGGACATAGCCATCCTTAATTCTGATAAGACCTCCTCTACCTTAGCTAATGGAGGGTCTGTCAAGTTCAAAGTGGACATAGATGGATTATTAGAATGGATTCATATTGATGCTATTACTACAACGGAGTCTATTAAAACATCAACACTTATTGTACCTGAGAACACGGACATGGATGCAACATTTATAGGTAAGAAGATGACTGACTGGATGGTAGGTCTTAAGAATCAACCAGACAACAGTAAGTTACCTGAAATTGTAACACTGTTAATGGCAATCCAGTATGATAAAGAGAAGTACTACGGCTCATCTTGGAAGGGTAAAGGGGAAATACGTGGTATCATGGCAAACCTTGACCGCAAGTATGACCGCCTAGATAAGATGACCAACGATGAGATAGAGGGTGTACTGGAAGGACTAGCAGTACTAGAGAAGAAGCTAGCCTTAGATGAGTTAACACCTGAACAGGTAGGGGAGAGTAAGATTGATGCTATCGCTGACCTTACATGTTATGGAATCCTGTATATGACGTATGTTAAGGACAACTTCCCTAATGCATTTAAAATATGGGTGGACAAAAATGTTCCAAACTACTTGAAAGATAAAATGCTTTTCCTACAGCAATAGTACTGGGGAGATAATGATAAACACTCTCCCCTATCAGGGGAGAAAAGATTTTGTGAGTTGGTTTTTTTAAGTCAGAAGGGTCACAAGGGGAGAAGCTCACTGGCGGTTACCATGAGACTTTCAATACTTTGACTTTTACTATAACAAGTATCCTTAGGAGGAATTTAAAATGAATAAACAAGAAACTGTAAAAGCTATCTCTGTACGTACTGGATTAACACAAGTGGATGTAAACAAAGTGTTTACTGCACTTAAAGAAATCACTGTAGAAACACTTAAAAAAGGTGAAAAGTTACAATTAACTGGTTTCTGGGGAGTAGAGCCTGCATACCGTGCACCACGTAAAGGTTTCGACCCTATTAAGAAAGAGCCAATGGAAATCGCTGCTACTGTAGGTGTTCGTATTAAAGCTGGTGAAGATTTAAAGAAAGCTGTAAAAGGCTTAAAAGTAGAAGACTTTGCTCCTAAAGCAGAGTAGTCTAATACTGATCCCTATTATATAGCTGCATATATCTGAACGGTATCGTTCACACATACTTCTGAAAGTGTTCAAAAGACTCTAGGATTCGCTCCCTAGAGTCTTTTTCTATTGTACGAGAGGATTTTTGGAATCCCTCTTTTTATTAGTTTTGAAGGAGTTGATTCGATGAAGTGTACTGCATGTAGGCTTTCTGAGACCTGTCCAAAGGTCTTACAGATGGGGCATGGTAAGAAAAAGGCACGTATTATGGTGATTCAGGAGAATCCGTATGAACATGAAAATAAGAAGGGTAAATACTTCAGTGGTAAAGCAGGTAAACTATTACAATCTGCATTCGAGGAAGTAGATATAGACTCTGATGACATCTACTATACTGCGGTAGTTAAGTGTAGTACTCCTGATGACCGCCTACCCTTGAAAGATGAAGTGAAGGCATGTATGGATTACCTGTGGGCAGAGATTGATGCAGTAGAACCAGAGATTATTATACCGACAGGTAACATGTCTCTGTGGGCTTTAACAGGTCTTACTGCAATAACTAAACAACGTGGAAGACTTATTGAAAAGGATGGTTACAAGTTCTTCCCTATGATACATCCTAATATGGTTCTAAAGCAACCAAAGTATATGGAGTTCTTTTCTAAGGACATCATTAATCTACAGTCAATTCTAGAGGGTGTGCTTCCTTCTGACATATTAGCGTATGAACAAGAGAGATTGTATTGTGAGGATTATGATACAGCTATTAATGAGCTAAAAAGATTAATGTCTTTACCAGACGGTCATGAGGTAACAGTCGATTTAGAGACCGTAAAGAGTAACCCTTACTTGTGTAAGACGGAAATGTCCAAGACTAAAAGAGCTATGTTCCCTGAGAGTGAGATAGTTAAAATATCAGCTATTGGATTCTCGGACAGAGCTGGATATGGCTGTGCTATTCCGTTGTACCATAGGGAAACTCCTTTTACAGGTAATCAGATTGGAACAATAGTTAAGTTTATACGCTTCCTAATTGAAGACTGTAACCTAAAGTTCGTTGCACATAATAGTAAGTTCGAGTTGAAGTGGCTATTACAACAGTTAGATATATACATTGCTGACATGAAATGGGATACTATGTTAATGCACTACCTTGCAGTATCAGAAGAAAAAGGTACTCATGACTTGAAACAGTTAGCATGGTTAGAAACTGACATGGGTGGTTATGATGACGAGTTAGACCCATTCTTACCTAAGGGTGATGATGAAGGTAACTATGACATGATACCTTGGGATACATTAAAAGTGTATCTAGCAGCCGATGTTGATGTGACATACAGATTGCTTAATAAGTACAAACCACTCATTGAAGAGGATAAAGAGAAGAAATGGCTATGGGATAATCTCATGGTACCAGGTTTATATGCCCTGATGGACATTGAACACACTGGAGCTAAGGTAGATGGAGACTTGCTTGGAATATACAGAGGGCGGTATGAAGATGAGATTGACCGTCTAGAAGCCAAGCTAAGGGAGTACCCAGAAATCGTAGGCTTAGAGCGTGAGAGACATGAACGTTGGTTAGAGCGTGTAGCAATAGGTGGCATCAAGAAAGCCCAACGTACAGAAGAGCAACAAGAGAAGTTTACACAGTGGAAGAAGTATGACCCTGCTAAAGGTGGAGACAAATTTAGTTTCGGCTCACCCCAACAGTTACAGCATCTATTCTTTGAGGTAATGGGGCTGGAAACGGTTGTCCTTACTAACAAGGGTGCCCCTAGTACTAATGATGACTCATTGAAATATATGAGGAATCAACATCCTATGGTAGAGCTGATGATGGAGTACCGAAAGGTTGCCCATTTATACAGTAACTTCATTGATAAGATGTCGAAACACGTAGATGCAAGAGGGCTTATACATGGTAACTACAATCTGCATGGAACAGTTACAGGGCGTTTAAGTAGTAATGAACCGAACATGCAACAGTTACCTCGTAAGGTGAATGACCCATTCCTATTCCAGTATCATAACGAGATTAAGGCACTGTTCGTGTCTCGCTTTGGTGACAATGGCGTTATAGTACAGTTTGACTATTCTCAGTTAGAGTTACGTATCCTAGCAGTTATGACTGGTGATAAAGAGCTTATCCGTCTGTATCGTTCTGGTGCCGATTTACATAAAGAGGTAGCCGCAGGTGCATTCGGTGTAAGTGTTGAGGAAGTTACCAAAGACCAACGTACTGCTGCTAAGAAGATTCAGTTCGGTATCGTATACCAAGAGTCCCCTAAGGGATTGTCTGAAGACCTACGTGCTGAAGGTATCAACATGTCAGTAGAGGAGTGTCAGAAGTTCATTGATAGCTACTTCAAACGCTTCCCTGACGTAGAGCGTTGGGTTAAACGTATCAAGAAGTTTGCTAAGAAGAACAAGTATGTTAAGACTCTTACTAACCGTATTCGTCATCTAGATGCTTTAGACTCTACTGACCGTTCAGTAGCAAATGAAGCCGAACGTCAAGCAGTCAACGCACCTATCCAGTCTACAGGTTCAGACTGTACGTTAATGTCATTAATCCTACTAAATGACTGGTTACAGAACTCTAAGTACAAGAGTCGTATCGTAATCACAGTTCATGATAGTATCGTGCTTGATTGTCCTAAGGATGAAGTGGTAGTAGTAGCTAAGAAAGTTAAGCACATCATGGAGAACTTAGCTGAATACAATGAGTTCTACAAATTCTTAGGAGATGTGCCAATCCTGTCTGAGATGGAGATTGGATATAACTATGGTCACTCATTCGAGTGTGCTATTGAGGATATAGAGGAGCATGGTGTCGATGGATACTTACAAAAAGAATTAGCAGATAAGAAAGCTAAAGAAGAAAAGGCGTATGCTAAGGCAGAAGCTGAAGGTACACCTATTCCAAAGCATGTGTCTGGCTACTGGAATAAAGCGTCATGAACTATTACAAAGAAGCCTTACTCTACCGTGACAGATATAGACAGACTTGGGATAGAAGTTATTTAGCAAAAGCTAATGAATTATATGCTGAGTACGTTAAAAAGGGGGGTAGAAGAAGGATTTCTGACCTAATGCACTACCCTGCATATAAACGTGCCACAAGTTAAAGAGACCCCTAAAGGGTCTCTTTTTTCTTTATATCCCTCATATCACTGTAGCCCACGGAGGAATTTTCCTGTGGAAATCAGGATAAAATTTGGCAAAACTCAATTTGAGGGAGGAAATCAATATGACCAAGACTAAAACTTACGAAATGGTTAATAAATCTAATGGGGTAGTAATCACATGCACGGAGAAATACGTTCTAGATTGGATTAGTAGGGGCTTTGAAGTAGATAAAATCATACTAAAAGGAGAGACAAAGACATGCTAGAACACATGCCTAATAATGTAGATTTTGATAAGGTTGACTGGGTTGCCTTGGCTAGGCAACTAGGACTAAAATTATCTGACGAGCCTATAGAAATTACCAGACTTGGCACTCCTTACCGACAGTACTTAGCAGCAGTCACAATGGCATCTAGGATGGTCGATTGTAACCTTAGACTAGAGCAGATAAATGAAGAATTAGATAAAATGATTGATGAACGACAGGTTACCTCCTTTGACAAGGCGTGTATCAAGTTGTATTTAAATAGAATAGTAGAAGAAGAAAAGCTCCCTCATTGATAGGGGGCTTTTCATTTTGTTTATAGGTCAGGAGACGATTCCCGTTTCTTGACCTTTTTTTATGTCGAACAGGTTGTTGAACCCCACGATACTAAGAGATGGTGGAGAAAAAATTGTGTGCCTTGCTTTAATAATTGTGAAGGCGTTCAAGACAGAAAGGTATGATGAGTATGTCACGTAAGATTATAAGAATCGCCTTACCAAAAGGTAAAATGTACACAGCGGATTTACAGAGGGAACTGGCTATAGATAGCTCTAACGTTCTTAAAGAAGTCCTAAGCCACCCTAGTAAGTATGCGTGGTGGAAGACCCTGTATGATGTAGCTGAGAATCATGTACAGTACCTGCAAGACCTAAGCATTGGTGGTGAGCGTTACGAGAGAGCAGTAGAGCACAGAGATACTTTACAGTCTACTCTTGAAGCGTTTAATCATAGAGAATCAACATTGAAGCTATTGTTACGTAGTAATGATAAGCGTAAAGTGTTGAAAAGTTATAACCAAAATATCACACATTTAATGGGCGTAATTTAGGTCATTGACCGTAACTAGCCCCAAGGAGGAATTATTAATGGGTAAATTAGACGTATCGGCACTAGCAGCAAGATTAACAGAGTTAAACAGCAATAGCGGAGGTAGTGGTTCTGGCGGTGGAATTAGCTGGCTTAACCTTAAAGATGGACGTAATGTTATCCGTATCTTACCACCTAAAGGTGATGGAGTATTTGCTAAAGAGGTATTCGTACACTTTGGTGTGAATAAGACTGAAGAGAATAAGCGTGGTACAATGGTAGTGTGCCCTAAAACTCATGGAGATAACAAACCTTGTCCAGTATGTGACGTTGTTGCTGAGTTCCGTAAGCTATCTAAGAAGAAGGATGACAAGTACGATAAGACAGCTAGGGAGCTTAACAAGAAAACACGTGTATACTACAACGTTATTGACCGTGCCGATGACCTAGATTCCTTTGAGAAGAAGGAAGTAGATGGTAAGGAGAAATGGTTTAACGCTGACGATGAAGAGGAAACACCTATCAAGGTATTCGGCTCTGGTATCGGTATCTACAAGGCGTTACTTGCTCTTATCATTGATCCAGAGTATGGTGATATTACTGACGAGGATGAGGGCTTAGATATCATTATCACTAAGTCTGGTACAGGATTCAACACTAAGTATGAAGTTAAGTCAGTACGTAAAGAGTCTGCTATTGGCTTTGATAACTGGGAAGAAGAGTCACACGATTTAAACCCATTAGCTAAGGCTAAGAGCTACGATGAGATTGAAGCTATTCTTAATGGTGAAGAGCCTGAAGAGAGTGGAGAGCAAGAGGAAGGCGAGGAAGCGGAAGAGAAGCCTAAAAAGGACTCTAACAAAACTAAGCTGAAAAAAGAAGAGAAGGAAGAGGAAGAGGAAAACTCTGAATCTAAAGAGTCTAGCGATGGGGATGGAGACGACCTATCTGCTGAGATTGCAGCAAAACTAGCAGCACGTAGAAAACGTAAGTAAGGCATACTTAGGACATTAAGCAGGTGGTTGCCCACCTGCTAATACTTTTGAAAAGGGAGAGATATTTATATGAACGAGATTAAACAATTTGTAGATGTAGACCATGAGTTTGCGTATGAACTAGGATGCATTAGTGATAGTGTATGTAAATTCCTAGCACTGCACGGATTACAAAATGCCCCTGACTACTTCTGGTATGTGCCTGCATCTTCTAGTGGAAAGTATCACCCAAAAAGTAGCTTAGGTCTAGCAGGACTTGTTAGACACGTAAAAGCAGTATTCCGCATTTCTGAAGAGTTACTAGAACATAAGTTGTACTCCCCATTCAGTGATAAGGAGAAGGACATGATACGTGTAGCAGTACTTCTGCATGACTGCTTAAAGCAGGGTAAAGCTGGTACACATACTGTAGCTGAACATCCCCTACTGGTACGTGAAGCCCTAAATCCTCTTAAAAGTGAGGTTGACAGTATTGGTAGTGTGAAAGCTATTGAGGAAACATGGAGTCTTGTTTGTGATATGATTGAGACACACATGGGTATTTGGAATACAGATAAAGAAGGTAAGGAAATCATGGACATTCCTAAGACTAAAGCCCAACTACATGTTCACATGTGCGACTACCTAGCTAGTAGAAAATATATTGAGGTGGACGTAACACCAAGAGAATCCCAGTCTAATTATAAAAAGTCTGATGCTCCTGCATGGTTAAGCGATAAGGCTACTCAAGGTCAGATTGGCTTTATTAAGAAGCTGTTAGTTACAGCTATGAACAAAGGGGTTTCCCACACCTACGATGGATTGACTCTAGTAGAGAATGGTGAGATTGTTATCACGAAAGGTAAAGCGAGTGAGATTATCCAGACCTTACAACGTTTGACAGGTCAATAAACCCTAAGGAGTCGATTTCTGACTCCTTTCTTTTATTTTTTGTGAGGTGATTGAGATGGCAGAAGCAGGACGCAAGAGAAAGTGGAAACCCCATTGGAATGATGAAATTCTTAAAGCCCTTGAGACGAAAGGTGAATATGACTACACCCATATAATTGAACAACACGGTCTACGTCTGGTATGGGTGAGGGATAAAATTAGAGCACTGTGTAAGCAGGCTCATGATGGCAGTGTATCCCTTAGGTGGGATAAGAATGCTCACATAGTTTATGTACGTAAGGCTTATGTTAGACCTAAGCCTGCAATACCTAAGGGCATTCCTGCTATTGAAAAATATGCAGAACAGGCTAAGGCTATCAGAAGTAACAGAGATAAGTTTATTGCTTTGTGCAAGAAGGATGGGGAAGAATATCCTATCAATCTATATGCTGTTACTGAGCAACATGCTAGAATGGACTTAGAAGAGAACTATAAGGTAGACGAGATTGTAGACCTACTACCTGCAAAAGAGTACCGTAAAAAATATAGAAGAGCATTATAAGGAGGAGTTAATATGTTAGGAATACGTAGACTTAAAGTACCTGTAACTACTTACCATGATGTGGATATTACCACTGAGCATTTAGTTGAGCTATTGGATAGGGAAAGAAAGAGTCTACTACCCCCTGGATGGGACTGCCTAGTGTTCTATAAGGATAAAGTAACTATCTACAGAGCTGGTTACGGCAGTCATGATATAGGAGAGAAAGAGGAAGACTTTACAGATGAGAAAGTTATCCACAACTACTCTATCATTACTGCTACTATAAAATATCTTAAAGGAGAGAACAAATAATGTTACTACTAATTGATGGGAATAATATAGGTTACCGTGCTTTCCATACTCCGCAGGGACAACTAGAGACAAAGGATGGCAAGCCTACAGGTGTAATGCAGGGTGTCCTTAAATCCATTAAGATATATCTGGAACGCTTCCCAGAAACTACTAAATGTTTGGTGTGTTTCGATGGTGGAAAAGCAGAATGGCGTAAGGAATTATACCCCGAATATAAGGCAAATCGTAGTTATGGTGATGACCCTGAAGAGAAAGCTAAGTTCGATGGGCTATTTGCTCAATTAAATGAACTTAATGAGATGCTTCCTAAGATTAATATACGTAGTATTAAATTAGATGGTCATGAAGCTGATGACTTAATCTATGCATTCTGTGAGCTTACTCAAGACAATGTTATGATTGTCTCAAGTGATAAGGATATGCTACAGCTCATCAATGAGCGTGTGTCAGTGTATACCCCTTACAAGGACAGAGTAATTGGTATCAGTGACTTCTATGAAGAGACTGGAGTAACACGTGAAGCATATCTTGGTTACCGAGCGTTAGTGGGGGATACTTCAGATAACATCATTGGTATTCATGGTATAGGTGAGAAGAAAGCTAAGGCACTGATGGACAAATATGGTCACATTGACCACATACTAGCTGCTACTGGTGATGTGAAGAAAGCATTAATGAAGTCTAAGGTTAATGCACGTATCTTTGAGCCTGAGAACTTAAAGCGTCTAGGTGTTAATAACAAAATTATGAATCTTAAATTCTTTGACTACACAAGCATTAGACATGAGCTAGATAAGGCTCTAAATGATCCTATTGAGTTCGATACAAACTACTTCAAGAACTGGCTGATGCGTAACCAGTTTGCTGCTATTCTAGCAGAGTACCTAGCGTTTACTATGGTATTCCGAGCACTAGAGGAGGATGATGAATAATATGTGGCACGATAGAGCCAATGGTGATATGTGGAGACAACTGGACATGATTGAGCACAAGACAGTTATCATAAACTGTATACGAGAAACTATCACTCAACATGTAAGCTATGAGCCTCATATGGGAGACTTTGATGTCTTTATAGAAAGGGCAATTAATGGCTTGGCTAGTAGTTATGTGATGGGTATATCAAGAAGAGTCCCTGCTAAAGAGTTTGAGAAGACAGTTACCTTCCAAGTACCTGCTACATGGTGGCAACACTTTAAGCAGTCCCACTTCCCTGCATGGGCGTTAAGGAAGTTTCCAGTTAAGTACACAACCTTAGCTGAGACTATTGGATTTAAGGCTCTATATGATCACATAATACCTGGTCATAATCCTCATATCCAAGTTCATGTGGCAGAGCACAAATGGGAATGAGGATACAAAATACTATAAGACAGGTATGGATGTGTTGGCTATTCAGCTATGTATTCCAGTTAGCAGGAATCCTCCTAATAGGAGTGGTATGGTGGGGTATTCTAGACCTAGATGAATACTATGCCACACATCCTCCAGACATAACTATTTGGAGTATAAAGATACTAGGTTGGGTAACCAGTTTCATTCTGGTATATCGACTAGAGAAAAAAGAGGGGTCTCTGTAGAGAGACCTCTTATTTTATGCCATATGACAAATAAAGGGAAAACTCTGAGAACTTCCCTTCTTTTATTTCAGAGACCTTGAAAGGAGAGATTTATCTAAATGACTAAACAGATTGTACAGGCATTCGAATTGTTGGAAGCAATAGGTGGAACTACATCAAGAACGGCTAAAGAGGATTTCCTAAGAGCAGGTGAGGATAACGGTATATTTAAAGAGATTCTAATAAGAACATATAACCCAGACTTAATATATGGGGTTAAGAAGAAGGTAAAGATTAAGAGTTTACCTACAGACTATGGCAACCTTCAAGACAATTACATCAGCTACCTAGACCTGACTTCTAAATTATACAACAGAGAGCTAACTGGTAATGCTGCTTTAGATGCTCTGGCGGTATTCTTATCTGATTGTGGTCAGAAGGAAGCAGAGTGGTATATGAAATCTATTCAGAAGGATTTTAAAATTGGTATTACTGCTAAGAGTATTAATAAGGTTATACCTTGTCTTATTGCTGAATACTCCTGTGCCTTAGCCAAACCACTGAAAAAGTACCCTAAGCGCTATTCCGCAGATAGAAAGCTGGATGGATACCGTTGTAATGGTTTCAACTATGGTGGTGGCAAAGTAGTATTGAAATCTAGAAATGGTAAAATCATCACTGGATATACTGGTATCGAGCAAGATATTGCTCAACTGCCTGTTGGGTTTATGTATGATGGTGAGATTATGGCACCATCTGGTAAATTTGCTGATGTACAGAAATCTGCATTTAAGAAATCTGACGACAAAGTAGGAATCCTGCATATCTTTGATGCAGTACCTATACACGAGTTTGAAGCAGGAGAGAGTACTAGAATTCTTGAACAGCGTATCAACTTCCTAAGAGAAGTGGATGAACAGTACATTCAAGAGTTCCCTTTATGGAATCTAGAATGGGTACAACCTGATGGAGTATTTGAGGACAGTGAGGAGTCACAACAAGAAGTATTCCACCTACACCGTCATAACAGAGCAACAGGATATGAGGGTACTATGATTAAGGATTTAGATGCTACCTACAAATGTAAGCGTAGCTTTGATATACAAAAGATTGTAGATGTAAACAGGGTTGACCTTACAGTAGTAGGGTTTGAAGAAGGTAAAGAGGGAACTAAGAATGAAGGGGTACTTGGAGCTTTAGTTGTTGAGTACAAAGGCAATGAGGTATCCATTGGTGGAGGTTACACTGATGAGATGCGAGTAGACCTTTGGGCTAGACGTAACGAGCTTATTAACAAGGTAATAGAGATTGAATACCGAGAAGAATCTACTAACAGTAAGACTGGTAAGAAATCTCTACGATTCCCTGAGTTTGTAAGATTCCGTCCTGACAAAGAATAGGAGTGGTTAATGTATGAAGGAATTTCTCAAAGCACTGCAATATAGAAGTAACAAGCTAATAGATAGCTCTCCTGTAGCTGGTGCTGTAGATGAGCAACACAAGAAGTTAAGAGAAGAATACAAGGCTCTAGAGGGTAGACGTGGGCTATACACTAGTGGGTCTACCAAAGAAGTACGTGTTATCACGATAGTAGAAGCTCATGAGAGATACCTACGAGTTAGTTACCAGTGCTTTGGGATGGACTATACTGCTGAAGTCTTTACTTGCATATGCTGGAATGGTATCTTTAGTGGGGAAGAAAGGATTAGTGACGTAGAATGAACGATATGACACCTCCTACTCATTTTGAGCCTGTATATCTTTACAATAAGTATGAGCCACTTAGAAGAAAGATATACAATAAGTTCAAAGACCAGATGGCTAACAACACAGATAGGGAAGAGTTGTCTGCTGAAATAGACCGTACATTCTTAAGCTTAGTAACGGAATACAACCCCCATCGGGGGGTTGACTTCCCCTACTATATTAAGAAGATGCTTGATTTACGTATCTTCCACTGGGTAAACAAGTACCACAAGAACATAAATCGTGAGACATACAGCAATGATGATAACGGAATAGTGGTGGAGGATACTCAGTATGCAGAGTTACTCCAGCGTATAGTCGACCTTCATAGCATTGACCCAGACATTCAGCTAGGAGAGAAACACCGAAATCTTATGATTGGATTGCTGATAGACCAGAAGACTATCCAGCAGTTAGCAGAGGAAGAAGGAGTACCTTCCAATAGACTACATGCTAGGTTGTACTTCTTGATACAGAAGTTTGACAAAGAGTATGCAAGACTAATAGAGTGGTGGGGAGAGGACTTATATGACTAATGAGTATCAAATGAAGAAGCATGAAGAAGCTATGGCAACCAGAGTTAAGGATATTCTGAAAGCCATAGCTAGCTTTGAGAAATTTCACCGTAACCTTGACAGTATAGATAGTCCTATACAGCTTATGACTGTCGTGGAAGACTGTCTAGTTTCTTGTGGTTCTGAGCCTAAACCACACTTCCTAGAAGTCAGTACCAATTTTGTACAGGTCTATACACTAGTTAAGATGAATGCTAATATATACCCATTCTTTGCAGATGACCACCCACAAAATGATAGATTCCATAAGGTTGTAACACAGACCCTCCTTGGAACGGATTTAATAGAGTCTGTTAAATGGCTACCCAAAGAGAATGGCTCAATTTTATTGGTGACAAGGAGGGTATAAGATGATAGCGGTTATCGTTGAAGGTTTTAGTGACCATGACGCAATTCGTAGAGTCTACAGTCCAAAAGATGTGCAAACCATAGTAACGAATGGGACAAAATTTAATAACCGTATCAGAGAGCAGATTCAGGAAGCCTTAGACATGAGGCTTCCTACTTTCATATTATCTGACCCTGATAAGGCTGGAGATGACCTTGCTAGTATGGTTAAGAGCAACTTTAGTAAGATTTCTAGGATTAGGGTAGACCCTGATAAGGCAAAGCAGGAACGTATGTTCAGAGTGAAATATGGTGTGGAGTATTGCAGTGATGAATATTTAAAAGAACTACTGGAAGGAGCGGTGCAGTATGGCAGAAGCAAAAAAGAGATGTACGGCTTGTGATAAATGGATAGATTTTAATGAGTTTCATAGGGATTCTAAGTCTCCAGATGGGAGAGTACGTAAATGTAAATTATGCACCAAGATGAACAGGGGAGCAAAGAAACCTATCACTAAGAGCAGAAGTGTATCCATTATGTCTATCAGGCTGTCCAAGGCTATAAACACTCTTGCTAAACGTATGAAGATTCCAGTAAATATTCAAGTGAACAATGACACAACCATTACTGTCACTATCAAGGGGGAGACATCTGATGAAGAGTAAGGGTACTGGTATAGTAATCCAAGGTAGTGTTGGAGCAGGGAAGAGTACATTAGCTGAGATGTTGGCAGCTCACACAGGCATTACACTATTCAGAGAACCAGTCAAGAGTAATCCTTATCTAGAAGACTATTACAAAGATCCGCATAAGCATGGCTATGCAATGCAGGTATTCTTGCTACATGAACGTTTTAAGCAAGCTCTACATGCACAACGTTTAGATGAGCACATTATGGATATGAGCATGTATGGAAACTTAATATTTGCTTCTATGATGACTCAAGATGGGATTATGACTGAGCGTAATATGAACGACTACATTAACATATTCCATACATTCCGTGCCCTAACTGAGCCACCAGCACTTATGGTTTACCTAAAATGCTCCACTGATGAGTGTATCAACCGAATTCAAAAAAGAAATAGGAAATCGGAGTTGAATGTAGAGCGTTCCTACTGGGAGAAGCTAAACCAGGCATATGAAGTCTGGTACAGAACGTACTTCTACAGTCCTAAGGTTGAAATTGATGTGACAGATATCAACATAGTTGATAGCAAGGAATCAGCACACTACGTAATGGAAACTATTATGAAGGAACACGTCAAGGCTACCCAATTAGGGTAGTCTTTTCTTTTGTACGCCTACTGGTTTGACTTTTTTCAGGGATTCGGAAAAAATAAGGGTGTGGTCGAGGGACACACCAAGCATAAAGGAGAGGTGATATTCGTGCGTATTAACAGAATAGTAGGAGAATGTAGTTGCAATAACTGTTTGGACAGGGGTTTGACAGAAGCCTACAAGATATATGTGGGTAGAACTAATACTACAACTACGATAGTCCTGTGTATACAGTGCTTAATCAAGTTAGACGCTGATATTAACAACAAGATTAGGATGATAGCTATGAGGGGTACCGTTGATTCCCTTCAGCAGGGTAGGGAGGAATAAGTAGTGAACATAAAGATTAATTACATCGCTGACCTTAGGTTACGTCAGGTAGAGGTCAGAACAGGAACTACCGTGTTCCTAGTAGATGTAGAACACTTCAAAAGAATAACAGAGGCAGATATAGAATCTATAGAAGGTCGTAGAGGAACTCTGGTAATGGGTAGCAATCTCTACATCAGCCTTAGGAAGGAGGCTACACATGTCGGCAGAGTTAGAGGAACTGAAGCGTAGGGCAAAGTTAACAAGACTGGGTAAAGCCCCTAAGGGGGCTTCAGCCCTTACTAAAGATGATGTAATGTTAGTGCTCCACCCAGATGAGGCACAACTAATACTGGATTTCATGTATGGGGCTATTCAGTGTAAAGAACTTAGAAGTGACCACAAGATGGCACTTAATATAATCGAACATATGGAGGGATAATAATGATGACCAACGGTGAGGTAAGAGATGAGGCAGTAAAGGTATTGGAAGAGTGGGCACAAGAGAAACCAGAGATGTTTGTATCTGGTGGAGAGCCTAGTTTCTGTTGGGAGATGAGACATTCAGCTATCAGAAAGGTATTGGAGGACAATGACCTTACTGAGTACATGGATGATATCGAACAGATTGATGGCTTCTTACACTACAGTCACCTAGCTACAGCAAGGAAGTATGTAGAGCAGTACTTAGCAGAGGAGCAAGGTAAGTTTAGTAAGGTGGCTGAAGTAGGTCACAGACAATCAGACTTTATGTAGGGGGAATGGTTATGTCAGGGTTTAAAGTTATATGGAATTCAAGTACTCCAATTGGTACACCTAGAAAGAGTGAGGGTAAGTGCCAACTGTGTGAAGGAGATATCAACAACTACCAAAATCATTACAAGAGTAATGATAAGGATATAAGAATTTGCTTAACTTGTGTGATGTCATTATCCGATTCCTATGAAGGGATATTTAACAATAATCATCCAAAAGGAGATACACTAAACTAGGGGGAATGAGAAATGAATGAATTTCACATGGATATCGAGTTGTTTCTTGATATCGACAAGTTTTTATTACCAGGAGTAAAGGTTGGTAGTCTTAACATAGATGTATCCGCTAATGCAGGTAAGCCAGAGGGCACAGTAATCTTATCTCACTTAGTAGTTTACCCAGATGGGGTTAGCCATGTATTCTTGGTAGACCATAGTGAGAAGGGTATTACAATGGCACTGTTTGATGAGGTAGGCTGTGGTGCAGCGCCTATACCTGATGGGGAGGAAAGACAGACTAAGCAGGTGTTACAAATGATGATGGCAATAGCTAGTGGAGGGGATGTTAAAGATGGAACAGTACATTGATATTAAAGGTGTTAGAACAGGTCGTTTTACTTCAAGTAAGGAGAATAAAGCAGGGGTGGCACAATCCCCTGTAAACTGGACAGGAGAAATAGGGGTTAGTGGCTTCATGCCAACCTTTAGTATCTATGACCTAATGGGTATCACCCCTGAGAGTGAGGTAGCTGCAAGAGAGAAGGCACTAGCCTTTTGGGAGGGTAAATATAGGGCTACTAACAAAGGTAGTCAGAAGAAGCGTATCAAACGTATGGTGGACTTTAAACAACATATGTTAAACAAGGCTAAGGAAGACATGGAAAATTATTACAAAAGTAAGGAGCAGGCAAATGAAGACAGAAATAGCTAATAAAATTACAGAAGCACCAGAGGGTGTAAAGGAACAAAACCAAGCAGTAGAGAGGGTTATGAACCGTTTACCTCTACATGAAGTACCGCATGATAAGATGTTCCCTAAGGTTAATGGTTTACGTACCTTTAATGGAGATGCATGGATTGAGTTTGGTATTAAGAGGTACGAACGATTAATACCCCTGACACGTAAGAGCAGAATTAAAAGGCGTATGAAGAGGGACTTGAACTTCATGAAGAAGTACCGAGAAGACAGAGTAGGGAGACAACTTTAATGTTGTCTCCTTTTTTATTTATTGTAAGAGGATTGATTTGCTTTTCTCTCTGTTCCGTGTGAAAATTGACTCATGGAAGTCAGGAAGTACATTGAGTCTAAAAGGAGAGGTGTAGAGATATGGCTAAATTATCAGTAGGTGAGTGGAGAATACTTTTGCTTAGTGACTGTCTACAGGACAGTGAGGAACTGTATGAGTACACAGAGTGTCTACGTAAGGAAGGTAAGAGAGCAGTCTTATCAATCACTAGAGAAGATGCTAAGGTTTTGGATGAGTATCTTGAGGATGGACAGGATAACCACTTTAGAGAACAGCTTAGAAAAGAGTGGGTATTCACTGGTAAGGTAAAAGACAATGGTAAAGGTAATAAAACTACATGTGAATACTGCCAACATCAACAAATTAGATACAGATACTTATGCAAGAATATTAAAACAGGTGTATATTTGGACTTAGGTAGTGTGTGCGTAGGGTACATCGTACATGGTGAAGAGAAGATGAAGGATAAAGAGTTCAGTAAGAACTTTGTAGAAGGTCTAGACAGTCTTAGGAAGAAACCATATGTACCAGACCCACAAGAGGTAGAGAGTAAACGTAGAAAGCAAGAGCCTTCAATCCGATATGCAGCAAGTATTATACATAGTGCTGGGCATGGAGAGAATAGTTTCTTCCAGAGCCTACAGAAACAGTGGAATGAGGGTAACTCCCTATCAGATAAGCAATTTGAAGCTTTAAAGAATATGGCAATCAGAATACGTGAATCACGTAAGCGTAAGGAGGTAGCAAACAATGCCTGAGATGTACGTAATGTTTAAGCCAGGTTCTGTAATGTTGTGTACAAAGGAGATAGACTTTAGAGGTACTATTATTACAGCAGGTACTACTGGGGTAGTAGAAACTGTTAGCTTAGATGCGAAAGAAGGTAGACATTATACGATATACTTTAAAGTAGTCCTAATGGATGGTTGGAGAAAAGAAGAGGACGTACCCTATATCTTTACAGAAAAGAGAATTAAGGAACTGGGCATTAAACTCCTCCAAACGCCATGAGAGTATTGTGCACGGGAAGTAGAGACTTCAAGAACGTTGATATGGTGATAGATGCTCTACTGGAATTACCAGTAGACTCTGTTATCATACATGGTGGTGCTAAAGGACTAGACAAGATAGTAGACATAATAGCCAGATACTTAGGGTTTAAAGTAGAAGTATATAGGGCTGATTGGAAAGGCGATAAGCGTGAGGGCTTATACCGTAATAGCCAGATGCTACATGAAGGTAAGCCTGAATATGGTCTAGGATTCAGAAGTAAGCTGAACAGTAAAGGTACTAATGACATGCTTATGAAGATGGGGCAGGCAGGAATACCCCACAAAATTTATAACGATTTCTAGGGAGGATATAAAATGGGACTAGAGCACAGAAACGTGACAATAAGTAATGGGGATTTGGATAAAGGGGAGAAGTTAATCAAGCTAACAACAGAGAAGGCATTCCAGAAGCTGATGGAAGGTAAGGAGATTTTTGCTAGATTCCAAACAGTTACCTACACCCATGTTAAAGGGTGTAGAAGATGTGATAAGGAGAGAAAAGGTAACTACTGTAGTGAATGTGGGTCTCAACTAACGGACAACCTACCAAGAGAAGTAATTAAGGACAAGAGGTGGTTAGGGTTAGAACTGAGATGGAAAGAGGATAGTGAAGAGTTTAAGGAAGCTGAAAGAGAATTATGGGAGTTCACTAACCACCCATTCTCTGGTGGGCGTTCCTATAAGAAGTCTAACACCCAACTAGGTTACTTTACACAAATTCAAGTTTGGTACTGGAGGGGTTATTAATGAAGGGCATAGTTAGATGCTGGCAATGTAAAGAGAAGCATGAGTCAAATAGCACCACATATATTCAGGTTCAGGGGTACATCTACCAAGGTACTCAGGAGGTATTGGACGCTAACTGCTCTGGTGAGTGCGACTATGAGGAACTACCGATTGCTAACTTTTGTGCAGACAAAGATTGCCTTATGAAACATATCAAAGCTAAGAAGGAGGATGTAAACAATGGCATTCGATAAAGCTAAGAAGGAAGAGGTAAGAGAAGTAGGAAAGAGACCGTGGAATATAGAGATTACACCAGAGCATAAGCCTATATACAAAATGCACTGCCTTGTAATAATTGGTACTGAAGTTACTGTCTCCAAGAGCCACTACATAGATGACCAAGGTTCTGAGCTAAGAGAAGGTACTAAAGGAGTTATCAAAGAGGTTAGGATAACTGCTGATAAAATAATCTATTCTATCTTGTTTGAAGAAGTATATTGGGTATTCGAAGATATGGGTGGAGCATATGGCAGTGTAGAATCTAGCTCTTTATGGTTCACTGTGGAGAAGATGGACGAATTAGGTATTAAAATAGAGGGGAGAGAAGTAAAATGAAAAGCACACTAGAAGAGGTAACAGGTATTAAGATGCAAAACAAGCCTAGAAAGGCTGTACTTAAATCTACAGGGGAGTTAGAGGTCATACATTACAATGACCAGCTAGTGGAGTTTGTTAATTGTAATGAGTGTAACTGTCAGCACCTTACTCATGAGAACAGTTATCTAGAGTTAGTAGGTAACCTTCATGTAGGTGGTGAGGGCAGGGGTGGTTTACTAGGTAATGGAGACTGGAAGAATATTGGTGTCCCTGTATACTACTTCTGTATAAACAACCAATGTCTATCTGATTATATACGTAAAGTAGAGCTGAAGGAACTGACCACACAAACCCAGATACCTGAAATACATGAGCGGTCAAGGTTCTACACAACAGTGCCTTTGGCAACAAGTCCTACTATTTATATAACTAGTCATAATGTTCTTGAAGTAGTAACCATAAGTAAGGATGAGATTAGGATTAGAACGGATGTATATGTAGAGGGTGAAGGCAGAAAGCCTACGGAGTTAGGTATATGGAGGGGATTACTGCAAACGTGGTTACTCCAGGGTAAGCTAGAGGTTCTCCAGGATAAACAAGGTAAGGAGGATGAGTGATATGACTAAGACTCTAGAGGATGTAGTGGGGATGAAGGTTAATAAGCAACTTAGAAAAGGTGTTGTTAAACGTACAGGAGTCATTCAGGAGGTACCAGAAGGAGAACAGGTAGATTATGTTACCTGTTCTTATTGCCAAACAAGGCATTTATATGAATCTAGTACCTATGTAGAGCTTGTAGGAAACTTACATTCGGGTGAGGGTGGAGGTCTCCTAGGTAATCCAGACTGGAAGGAGCATGGAGTACCTGCATCATACTACTGTGTAGATAAGCACTGTCTATCTAAGCATGTACAAAAATGTGAACATGAGGTTATAGATAGCAATAGTGGTGTTTACCTACGTGAGGGTGAATCCCTAGATATTGTATATGGGGTAGAAACAGAGAAAGGACTCATACTATCAGGTACTAAGGTGCGCATCCTAGAACGGAAGCATGATGTCATTACCCTAGATGTACCAAGAGGGCTTCCTCTTGATAGTGTAACCGTGTCAGTCCCAAGAGAAGACATTAGGCAGTGGTTTAAGGATGACAAAGTAAAGCGTAGCAGTAGCAAACGTCCTTGATTTCTGTTTCCAGTCGTGAGAAAATGGTCTTGTGAGAGGGAGAACTTCCTCCCTCTAGACCAGAGCTAAAAGGAGAGGGTATTAGTGAGTAAATTTATTGATGGGTTAAACCCAAGCCAAGAAACAGCAGTATTAGCAGTAGAAGGTCGTGTTCAGATTAATGCAGTAGCAGGTAGTGGTAAGACTCGTGTTCTAACACACCGTGTAGCACACATGATTACTGACCTTAAAATCAAGCCTAAGCATATCATGATGACAACATTCACTAAGAAGGCTAGTGAAGAGATGGAAGAGCGTCTGTCTAAGCTTATTCCACAGATGAAGCTAATGCAGTTAACAATCGGTACTACACACTCTATTGGTTACCGTATCTTGAAGAAAGAGTATGAAGCGTTAGGTGACTCTAGAATGTGGGCATTTAAAAAGAAGGATGGCGTACTAATGGGTAACTCTCAAAAGTACTTTGCTGAGAGTATAGTCAAGGCTATCATGATGGATAGAACAATTGAGTTTAGTATTAAGGAAGAGCTAAGAGACATGCCTATCCCAGGATTATTGAAGGTAGTAGGATTGACTAAGAATAATGGTCAGAACTACCAGGACTTTGAGGAAGAGAATAGTGGTAAGGGTACTAGAATGGACTGCTATATCGAATTCTTCAGACGCTATGAGATTACTAAGCAGAGCCAAGATAAGATTGATGGTGACGACATGCTATACCTTCTATGGAAGCTGCTTAAGGAGCACCCAGAAGTACTTAAAAAGTACCAGGACATCTACAAATACATACTAGTAGATGAAGCACAAGATAGCAACTCATTACAGTATGAGTTAATGAGCATGCTAGCTTATCCAGAGAATAACTTATTTATCGTAGGTGATGATGACCAGTCTATGTATGGTTTCCGTGGTGCCAAACCAGAACAGTTTATCGAGTTTAGCTCTGCATACAAGAATGTACAGTCTATTGCGTTAGAAGACAACTACCGCAGTAACCCAGCTATTCTACAGATTGCTAACAATCTGATTAAACATAACACTAAGCGTATCAAGAAAACGCTTAAAGCACATAAGCAAGATAACAGTGATTGTACAGCATTATCTGTATTCAGAGATGAGACAGAGGAAGCTAAACAGGTAGTAGATGATATCAAGATTCAGATAGAGAAGAAAGGTAGAGGTCATAAGGACATTGCTATCCTTTACCGTACTAATTCTCAATCTCGTGCTCTAGAAGATGAACTAATCATGTCAGGTCTACCATATGTTATCCATGGAGGTATCTCCTTCTACGAGCGTAAAGAGATTAAGGACATTGTATCTTACCTTAAACTGGCTATAGACCCTCATGCGGATGCAGCGTTCAAGCGTGTGTATAACGTTCCAAGTCGTTATCTGGGTAAAGTGTTCTTTGAGAAGGTTAAGTCATATGATGGCTCACATTGGGAAGCTATTACTTCTGGTAAGCTATCTCTTAAAGGATATGAAACTAATGGTATCCTAAGTTTTACAGCAGTAGTGGGAGAATTACAAGAGCTTCTGCACAAGGATAGTACTCCTACGGACTTAGTAAATCACTTGTTGGATAACGCTGGATACCGTGAATACATCCTAGGTGAGGATGATGAAGAAGAAAGTAACCGCCTAGAGAATATTGAGACATTAAAGTACGTGCTCGACCGTTATGAGAACGTTGAGGACTTCCTAGACTATATTGAGATGATGACTTCTCAAGCCAAACATAGTATTGATGGTGTTCAGCTAATGACTATCCATAAGAGTAAGGGTCTTGAGTTCCCTGTAGCATTCTGTGTGGGTGTGTCTGAAGGAGTATTGCCTCATTTTAGAGCAGTAGAGTCAGAGAATGATGGTAAGCCTTTGGCTATTGAAGAAGAGCGTAGATTGTTATATGTCGGTATTACAAGAGCCGAGAGTGAAGTATATATCTCTTGCCTACAATCTTATAATGGTAGACGTTGTATGGTGAGTCGCTTTGCTAAAGAGCTAGGCATGAGTGCCTTTAGTGCTAAGAAGGTTAATGAAGAGTATCAGAGCCGAGTGCTAGACCCTATCCTTAAAGAACAGCAAGAGATTATGAGAGGTGCAGTGGGGGAGTAACTCCCCCTCTTGCTTTCCTAGAAGAGGGGTACACGCTGATACTGTGTACTAATTGCGTTTCGCCTTACACGTCAGTACCAATGATGAACTATAACCAACCAAAAGAAATAGAGGATGGCTTGTGTCATACTTGTAAGAAGTTAGAAGAGGAATTAGATGTAGTTTGGTAGAAAAGACAACCGAGAAAAAGGAGAGGTTCAGATGAACAAGGTATATGAGGAGACTATCAAGAAGGTTAGTGAGTTGCTAAAGGAGAGCAAAAAGACGGTGGTGTTGAGTGGTGCTGGACTTTCGACCGAATGCGGTCTACAAGATTTTAGAAGCTCTAGCGGTCTCTACAAAAACAGACGTATCCAAGAATTAGCTACTACTAGAGGGTTGTGGGATAGCACCTTTGAATTTACTGAGTACTATAGAGAGAGAATTGGTCAAGTGTTAAGTAGTGAGCCTGATGAGTCTTATATGTGTATCAATGACTGGGCTGAGCAAGGACTAGTGCATCACATTATTACCCAGAATGTTGATGGGTATCATAGCCAAGTTAATACTGCTAAGATTCCTGTGCATATGTTGCATGGTGATTTAGCTAGTTGCTTCTGTTCTGCATGTAAGAAGAGTACTCCTAGTTCTTATTACCTGCATAACATCAGATGTCCTCATTGTGGTGGACTTCTTAGACCTAACATCGTTCTATTTAACGAGCAGTTATCCCAGAACACTTTAGCACTATCATTATCTGCGGTGCAGAATGCTGACCTTACTATTGTAATGGGTTCCTCCCTACAGGTAACCCCAGCAGCTATTCTACCTGCCTACACTAAGAAGAATGGTGGAAGCCTAGTAATCATTAATAATGACGAGACACAATTAGACCATATAGCTGATGTAGTTATAAACGCCCCTCTTGGGAGAACAATAGCGGAAATCAATAAGGAACTAGGTACTTCAGCCTAGTTCCTTTTCATTTGTTTGACTTCTCGTGGGGTTTCCTTCAAAATGAGAGTTGTTCAAGTGAGTTGGTTGGTTCACTCTACGGAGTAGCTAAGGATGGAGATTCCGTTCTTCGGGCAAACTAACTTCAAAAGATACCAAAGATAAAAGGAGCTGGTTATAATGGCAGTAAAACAACGTATTATTACTAAACAAATGCAGGCACATGTAGACCAATATCTAAAGATATATGAGGCATCTAAAACTCTAGAGAAAGAATTGAAAAGATTACGTGGTCTCATAGAAGATGAAATGGAAGCACGTCAGGTGTATGCTATATCAGGTACTAATGGTGGTGGAGTTGAGCTACAAGAGGGTGAGAGAGTAGTACAGAATTCTTTATACACTACGTATGACCCTTCATTACTAACTGCTATCCCTGCTGGGTTGGCACGTCAGTGTAAGGAGATTGTAGTCAACAAGGATATGGTAGAGGGATTTATCAAGGAGAAGAAGCTATCTAGAAAGATGTGTGATGAGTTTAAGATTAAGAAGCCTTCTGTAACATTCAAGACTACAGTACTATAAACATAGGAGGTGGGGGTCTATGGGTCTCTTTGGAGATTTCTTTAGACGGTTGGGTGGGAAGGCTTATGAGCGAGATTTACGTAAGCAGTATGATCATCGTAAGCGTAAGTGGACAGAGCACGGGTACTGGAAGAACATCGGTACCCCTATCCATGATAACTGGGAATGGGTTGACCTTAAACCTGGAAAGTATGAAGCCCCTAAGTGGCTTAATGTTATAGAGATGCCTGAAGGTCATTACCTTATAAAGCTAACTGATGAGATACTTCCTGATACAGAAGAGGTTGTCAAATGTGGATGCGTAAGGGACGTAGAAATTTCTGTAGAGCTATTGAAAAGTTATTATGAGTGTCTAGGTGACGTAATAGTTGACGTTAATACCGAGAAGAGAACAATTTAATCGTCCTCGTTTTATTAATCCAAAGGAGAGTGTCTGTATGACAAACGTGATTGATTTTACAACTAAGAGTAGTCGTAAGGGAGTAGCATCAGTACCAGTTAAGGGTGACCTTTTTGACCAGATGTTAGCTAGTGAAATAGAAACAGTATTAAAGGCTACGGGTTTACCAGATGGTGAGTCAGCTATCAAATTTGTAAGTGACTTCTATAGGAAGTACCCAGCATTAGTAGAATATGCTCGCAGTCAAGAGAACCTATTAAGGAGGTAACTATTATGGCTGATCAACTGATTATGTATTATGCTAAGGCAAGGAACTCTGCTATGCAGGGTAGCAGTTCGTTGATAATGGCTATGGATTATGAGAAGGGTACGGTTACCTTCTCCCCTAAAGAGGGTGTAGATGAGTCTGGTTCAGATAAGTGGATGCATGATGACTTACCTGAGGAGTGTAAGTATTGTGGTAAAGAAGTAGATAATGCAGGTGGAGTTGCCTGCAACAGTTGTATAGATAAACGTAAGGATACGTTGGAGTAGGAGGAAATTATAATGGATAAGAATACTATGGGTGGATTAGCTAGAGCATTACGCAACTTACATTACTATGAGAAGTCAGGACGTAACCCTGTTCTGTCTCCTTTCTCATTAATTCGTAGACTATTCATCGGCTAATCCCCTAAAGGGGGTGAGACCTGTGGGGAAGCGTAAGGACACTTTGATAGCTTTTCAGTTAGAAGTAAGTGAAGCCATGAGGAAGAATAAGCATGGCTATAAGACTCTGCTGAAGCGAGTACAGGACAAAGTGTTTAGTAATATTACTAGGTCAGAGCATGAGAGTACGTTGGAGAGTTTAGTAGTCAAGAAGTGGAGCAGTAGAGATGTTTGACAACTGGTGAGGATACACAATATTTGGTTCTAACATCAAGAGACCACACATAGTCTAATATAAAAAGGAGTGTGTTCTATGAAAGGGAGAAGAGAAGCTGTAGTGAAGTTGAATGTGATTAAGATAGATATTGATTACCAGTTACAGACTTTATTTGACGCTATGCAGTCTAAGGATGACCAAGCCAAACAACAAGCTAAAGCTAACCTCTATACCCTTCGCAACCAGTTGAATGACCAGACAAAACTTATGGGGGTATAGTTATGAAAGGCTTCATCAAGTATATTCCGTGGGCAATACGAGCAGCGTCTATACTGATGTTATTTATCTACTTGAGCAATGTGAAAGACATGATTGATATTTATAACACCAGAGTAGAAGATGCACAGTCTGCTATGCAGGCTACCCAGTTGTCTAGTGAGTCAATTATGCAAATGATACGACATATAGCAGTGGTAGTCACTTTTGGTTTATTATGGATAGCACTAGAGATTAATGTAATACGTGGTATGGAGAAGAAGTAGACTTTGTTAGATGCTTACCCCTTAGGGGGTGAGTATTATAGAGAGTCTAAGGCTCTGAGTTAAAGGGGAGAGGATATGAACAGTAGAGGAGTAGGCATTGCATATGGTAGAGTCAAGCAGGATAACAAACATAAGGACAAGCTCATTAAGGAGCAACGAGGTAGGATAAGAGCATTAGAGATACAAGTAAGAAGGCAGGAAGACCTCATCATAGAGCAGGCTAGACAGATAAAAGAGCACAATGAACTCTGGAGGGGATTAGATGAAGCTAGAAAATAGTAAGGAAGACTTAATTGTATGTATCCGTTCAGCAATGTTAGAGGGAGCAGATTGGATGGCACTATTAGTAGTAATGCCAGAGCACCCAGCACCACAGCTTATTATTGACCCTAAGGAAAACTTTACTGCAAGACTTAACTTTCTACGCAATACATACAACGAGAATTTAGAACATGCTCATAACCCAGCAGTACGAATCGTAGGGTTCTCTAGTGGGTCTAGTATATCTAAAGTATCTAAGATTTATAAACTATACATGAAAAAACTACAAGAGGGAGAGAAATAATATGAAACTAATTATTGGTAAGGTAGCTTCAGGTAAGAGTCAGAAAGTAATTGATATAGCTAAGGAAAAGGCAGTTGAGGGTAAGGCTACTTTGATTGTAACAAGCCTAGCAGATGAATTAGGGGAGCGCTTTGGAGCTGCTAAACGTGAGTTAGCAGAGCATAAAGATAACTTTATGGTTACTTCCATTAGACCAGATACCTCTAGTAACCCAGAGATGGCAGTGGTAAAGGGTATGATCCCTGTATTTGGAGCAGTACCTGATGTTATAATCATACATGCTGAGATATTCTCTAGGGAACTGGTGTTAGCCTTAATGAACCTAGAGCCAGTGTTAAAAGCAGAGGTTTATATGGTGGTACAAGCCAATAGTGAGTTTGCACCAGGAGTACAAGTAGTAGATGTGGAAGAGGTGATTAACTAATGGCTAAAAAATCACAAGATAAATTACTTAGTATACTAATGGGTAACTTAGGTGACGCCAAGCTAACAAAGATTACCTCTAGTAAAGAAGATAACTATGGCAGTTCAGATACTATAGAGTTAACCTTTGAAGATAATAATGATAGAGAGAGAATACTGTCTATATCATCTGACCACGAGGTAGATGAGAAAGACAGAGATAAGATTCATACTAGTCTTAACGTTGATGTGCAATACGTGCAAGTGGAACATATTCTTTTATAAGGGGGACGAGCTTTATGAATACGGTTAAAGATGCTAAGTTAAAAAGGGTACTTGAGTTACGACACATGATAGAAGAGACTAAGAAGAATGAGACAGAGATGTCTAAGGAACTGTCCACCCTAGAGAAGGAATTATTTATGGAGTGTGAACATGAACGTATGACTCGTGTAAGTGATTGGGAGAGGGTAGACACTAGTACAGAGCTAGTATTCATGAAAGCTAACTACAAGTGCGATGAGTGTGGTCACATAGAATCCATTATGGGAAGGGCGGATAGCAATGTTGGCATCAACAAATAACGATGAGGCTATACAGAAGATGCTTAATGATAACTGTGAAGTGCAATTCATTCGTATACATAACGGTGAGGTAAGGGAGTTATGCATGGAGCGTTTTGGTAAGGCATTCGTTGTACGCTTCGCACCGTTAAGTGCCCCTAAGATAATGAAGCCAGAGTATTCTGTACACAAGGTAGGAAGAAATGGCAGGGAGATAAGAGTAGCCGCATTCTTTGTAGAGGAACTAGAAGACAATATGGCTAACTTTGGTTTCCGTGATGGCATGCTAGATGAATGGTATGGGAAACTAATAGATAACCCTAATGAGAGGTTCTATAACTCTAACCACACATTCTACATTGCTAGAACACCTGAAAGTGAACGTGGATTTAAGAACAGTATACTACCATACTAGGACTCCTACGGGAGTCCTTTTCTTTTTGTCCTCCGTCCCCCTCCCTCCCCTACAAAACTTTCTAATGAAGTTCCCAATCATTCTCCTATTGGGAACTTCTCCCGAATCCGTTTGCCTTTCCGAGAACTTTCCTATTAGATTCGATAACGATTTCCCTTGTTTGAAATTGTATCCAAACTTCATATATTTCTTTATAGTTGGTAACATTAGGAGGTGCATGATGGAAGGACAAAAGAGAGTAGTGGAAGCTATAGTAGACGGAGTAAGAGTCACAGGAGTCCTAGTTGCCAGTGAGAATGGCAAGTATGTAATACAGTTTGAAGACGGAAGTAAGGTAGTGTCTGATAATATCAAGGAGGTAGAATAGAATGGCTAACTTTTTCTATATTACTGTCGATACTGTTGGTCCAGCTAACCCTACAGCAAGCATAGAGAGTGGAGCACAATATACTACTAAACAACTTGTAAACGTTTCTATAGGAACGACTGATGCTAGTACGGTTGGTTACCAAATGAAGATTTGGGGCGATGTGGATAAGGCTAATGACCCTGATATACAGGATACAGAAGCAACGTCTAACTGGATTTCTTATACCCCTACGAAACAAATTAAGTTAACACCTGGAGATGCTACTAAGGTGGTAAACATCAGATTACGAGACGATGTACTTAATGAATCCGCAGTAGCTACAGACGATATTAAGTTAAGTGCAACATTACCAAACGTAACTTCAGTCGCATCGGATGTACGTGTGTCTAAAAAGACTACTAAAGATGGTTACACATTCACATTCTCTGCTGATAAGCCATTCGTGGAATACGCAGTTAAGGTAGTGGCTAATGCTTCTTCAGCACAGAATACAGGCACTACTATACCAACTACTAACGGTTCAGTTAATACATCAGGTACAGCAGGTAACTACGATACATCGACCACACCAATTAGTGTTACTATTAAGACATTGGACTTACTACTGGCTAGCACAGGTGATGGACCGAAGGGTATCAGAGTATTTGTTAAGGATGCCGCAGGGAACTGGAGTGCATAAGTATGAGTAACTTTTTCACTATAACTGTAGATACAACACCTCCAACTATTGAACTTATCCATCCTAGACAACCCATCTATGGAGTTAATACTGAAATTATAGTGAAAGCTAGTGAAGAATTGGCTGAGTACCAAGGTCTCTATATAGAGGATAGCCTTGGTGTTCGTCACCCACTCATTGGCACATTAGAGTATGACACTATTACTTACAGAACTAACTTCCTTGGTGTGGCTCTGGGTACATGTAGAATCTATTGTACGGTAAAGGATGTTGTGGATAATATGTCAGAGGAATTTATATCAGTAATAAACCTACGTACATCAGCTCTAGCTAATAAGCAAGAGTTAGAGTTGGGTAACCAAGCATTGACTGAACTAGAGACAGGTGTAATGCCTATCGTTGAAATGGAAGTGTGGGTGACACCTAAGATTACCCTAGAAGAAGGAGGGTGGTAATATGCTACAGAAGAACGAGGGAGCTATAGTCTATCAGACAGGTAATACACAACGGTTCTGGTGTAGATTTAGAGACCACAATAACAAAATAGTAGAGCCAGATATGGTTAAGTTCCGTATCATGGACACTAAGACAGAGACGGTAATAGAAGAGTTTGATGTACCTAAGACACAGAGAATAGAAGGTGCATATTACCATGACTATATATTACCAGCTAAAGCACAGATGATCACATATGAATGGTATAGCGAAACAGGAGGGTATCCAAACTTAAAGCGTAAGCAGTTCGACACTAAGTTCTTAGGACGTTGGTGAGCATATGGGCATAATAACAGAAGGTTTAATTGGATACTGGAATGCACAGAAAGATTGTACACCCACCTTATGGAAGAACATCGCTCCTGCTACAGTAGGAACAATGGATGGAGTACCTACAGGTGGTGACCTAGTTGTCGAGGGGGATGGCGTGGTCAATATAGCACCAAAGTATGTAACAGTTACAGGTGTAAACCTGTCTAGTGGTCAGTCTACCATGGAGATATGGATTAGCCCTAGGAGACCAGAAGATACTACTAAGATGACTGCTATTATGTTTGGTACTGGGTTTGAGATGTTAGCTATGGTAAAGCAAGGTACTACATTCAGTGCTCTAGCAGCTATCACCAGACCTGTTCAATATAATGGGGAGATACTTATTGAAGGAAAGACACAATTAGTAGCAGTTAGTAGTGGTGGAGTAGTGGATGTATACATGAATGGTAACAAGATTACTACTCTGTCTGGAGTAGGTAACTTTGTTAGAACCAGTTACAATCTGTATATAGGTGCTTCATTCCTTAGCGGTAGTGCAGGACAACAGTTCGATGGTAAGATACATCTAGCTAGGATGTATAACAAAGCACTCACTCCCGCACAAGTAATGGAGAACTACAACGCTTCATCAGACATAGGACTCACTAACCCTGCACCATTAGTGACTATCACTAACATAACAAGGACTACTGTTAGTAAGAAGTTAGGTGTAGACAAGGCTACTGTTACATTCAAGTTCGATAAGGATGTACAGAAGTATGAGTTTAGAGCTGGTGGTATGGCAGCAGGTCAAGGTGTACTATTAGCTAGTGGTACAAGCAAGTCTGCTAATGAACTCATCACTACAGACCTATACTACTCTGACCAATTATTAGAGGGCTTGAATAAGATAAGTATCTATGGACAAGATATGGCAGGTAACTGGACACCTTACGAATCCTAAAGGCAGGGCTACTCTTTCTAGAGTGTTCCTGCCTTTTCTTTATGTATAGAAATGGTAACCATACACAGATGTATTTCGGTGTAAAAGTTTGGGTGTCCAGAATCGTTTTATTTGGTATGACTTTGAACCATTTGAATTATGTATCGAAATGCCTATAGTTTATAACTGTAACCGTCAGTTAGGAAGCAGTTATTAAAAGTAAAGTTTAGTTCAGTACTCACTGACACACACTTTACTGTGATAGCAAGCATCCAGAACGGAGCTAGAAAACCTTAGTTTTACTAGGGTTTTCACACATGGAGAGCTTGCTATCAAGCGTACATCTCCTTTATAGTTGCTATGCATGGAAGAGAGTTCTTTTATATAAGGACTCTCTTTTTTGTATGCCTTTATATCGTTACACTCACAAACATTCTCAATCTCCTATTTCTAAATCAATAAACTAAGGAGATGAATCCTATAGGATTTATGAGAATCATTTGAGTAGAAACGATATTTAGGGCATGTGCCCCAAAGGGGTGCTGAGATAAGCACTATCTCACACAACTGGCAACAGGGGCTACCGAGCATGACCACGGAGCATAGCGGAGGTGTCAGCGGAGCCATACGGATGCAAAGCGGAGTAGGGAGGTACCAGCGGATACCTGTAGCGTAACCCTAGTTGACACTTGGTGGCAGGATAGTGTGGGTGGGGAAAGTATGCATAGGAGCATACAAAGAGTACTGGAGTGTACACAGATACTCACTCACAGACATGCATTCATAGGAAGTGGAGAATATACATGGAATCACAGTTCTATTAAGGTAGATGAGCTACAGTAGTAGTTATGAGTGTATATATGGAGCGCAAACACCCGTTTGGGT